GGACAGAGTTTCATGTTAACCTACAATCAAAGAGGTTATCACCAACACCAAAAATATCAGGGCAATCATACCACCGATCATAGTAATAAAAGTTCTTAGTTTCATCAATCTTCTCCGCAGTTACAATCACCGGTGCCCATAATAGGACCGGGGCAACCGCATTTTGGGCAACCCATCGGGCGTGGTCCTTCAATCTCTCTCAGCACTTCATAGTAGCCTAATGTACCTGCAGGATTCCCTTCAAACATAGCAATTGCTGCGGCCGAATACCCCAGGGCTATAAGCCGCTTTCTTTCCGCTTCGTCTTTCATTCCCATTTCATAAACCCGCATCTGGTACATTGATACGCATCATCATTGTGTCCGTGAGCAAAATATTGCCAGTTGTGTTCACATGCTGCCTGTTGTGCTTCTTTTTCTCGGCGCATTGCGACTTTATCGCGGTGATCTTGAACCAGTTGCTTTTCTTCTTCTGTTAGTTTCATACCTTGCCCTTAGATTCTACAAAATTAATCTTAACACAGAATTTTTTATTCCAACTATTATAAGCATTTTTTATAAAACCGTCTGGTTTATATTTATATCTTCTTTTAGAACGTTTATTTTCGGCCCACCCTGCTAACTAATTCTAAAAAGATCATATAAACTCCTTTGTGTGTAGTGTATTATATGTAATTGATTATTAATTGTCTAGTGGATTAAGGTTACTTTTGAAATGGTTGTTTACTACAGAAGCAAAATATTCTCGACGATATCGGTCTTTGGTCATAATAACATCGGAGCATTCTTTAACAATTAATCTAGCAAATTCTTCTAATGCTTCCTCGGGGCAAATCACATAGGGCGGTGCCGACCCGGATATTACTCGGGCGAACGGTATACCGGCCTGTTCGGCAAGTTCTTTGATTCGTTCGTTCATCATATCTTTATATTACAAGTATTGTTTAAATTTTGCATATCGGCGCATGTATATGCTTGATAGGAATCTTTTAAAATATCCGGCATATCGATGTACTCGACTCTTGCATTATACTTCTCTGCAATTGTACGAGCAACCAACTCAAAAGACGATGCCTGCCCCGTTCCCAGATTCCATAATCCACTCTTATTAATATTCAAAAAATCTAGATGAGTTTTTATTACTTTCTGAACTTGAATAAAATCTCTCATAAAATTTTCACTATTTTTAAATAACTTAATTACGCCAGTTTCCTTAGCCTGCTTTGTAAATTTAAAATGAGGACTTGCTTGATCGCCTTTATGTTCTTCCCCTTCGGGGCCATAGACATTAAAATATCTAAATCCCTGAATAATATTGCCGCCGGGATGATTGCGTACATATCGTTCAAATAAGTATTTACTCCATGCATACGGGGTGCGAGGATCCAATTGGGCATCTTCTTTGAATGTGCTGTTTAGGCCATAAACGCTTGCGCTACTCGAATATTGAAAATTAACACCGTATGTTTTACAAGCATTATACAATTGACGACTAAAATCAAAATTTTGTCGCATTACCTTTTCTATATCTCTTTCGATTGTGCTACTGATTGCACCAATATGTATAACCCAGTCTTGTTCCATGACACTAGGGAGATTACTTTCGCCCCATTCATAAGTTGACACAGAATGTCCTGCGGATTCTAGCGCAGTCAACATGTGGCCTCCTATAAATCCTTTATAGCCGGTCAGTAAAATATTCATTTTTTAATTATCCATCTAGTCTCATATTACCAACCTTCTACGCCGGATACTTCAATCTTAAATTCGCCCTCTTCACCTTCGATTGTGGTCCGTATTGTCATAGAAGTGGTTGAACCTATGCCGCTCGAATTATCCTGTTCAATTAAGAAGGTTTCGATATTAGGAAATTTATCCATAATCTCTACCATCTTCTTTAAATCATCTCTGTGTATGTACATCATTTAACTCCGAATATTAATTAGATCGAATACTCGTAATTAACGGTATCCGTGTTTTCCCTAAAAATCGCAGCACCATTCTTTAAATGGAATCGGCGAGCCATAGGCGTTTTAGGACTTAGTGTGACAAATCGTGTTACTGTTGGATATTGTATGCGAATACTATCGACAGCCTTTAGTAACAGTTCAGCGCCTGCACCCGGTCTGTAACTCCATATCGTATAAAACACCGCCATAGTTGGATTATCGGTGTTAGTCGATAGTTCAGCAACGTTCTCAGGAATCGCAGAGTGGAAGCTGACACATACCATAGCGTCGGGCGTACTATTCGATAAATCGTTGGACAGTACAATAACTATACGACCGTCACTTACTCGGAACTCAGTCGGAATTTCCGGGCGGACAGGATCGTCTTTGATAAAGGATAGAAAGGAATTTAGGGTGTCTTTTATGTAATGTATCATGATAATGATATTTATTATCTGCCGCTAAAAAATGAAATATTAGCACGTTATTTGACTTCAGTGTATTTTCTTTCTGAATACCTTAGCTTCCAAAAGTACATAAAAAGCCATAACCAAATTAATCATGGGCACCAACGAGACTACTGCGATGATGCAAATATCGACAATAGTGATAGAGCCTCGCTGCTTTCGAGTGCCGTAGAAAATACACACAAACGAAAGTAATACTGTTAATAAATAAATAGTTCCCATCATTCAACTCCAAAATGACCTTCGAGTGTTCTTATCGCAACAAGTAACCCATCGTCGAATGCCTGATTATACACTTGGTCACCGGTGCTAACTTTGATCGCTCTTACTTCTTCGATTTGACTAATACTTTCACGAATGATTAATTCCGCAAACTTTTTGTAATCGAAATCACGCAAACCTTCGTGATCACTTCCATAAGGGGCAATCAGTCCAGCTTTTCTTGCTAGGTCTCTCGTAATATCAATCATATACTGTCCAACAGTTGTTGTCGTAATCCCAGTGCCGTGTATCATAAATCTTCACTTCTACGCCGTAGCCGAATAAGCATAACTCTAACGACGGGCCAGCATGATCAGACTTAACAGACCATTGGAAATATATTTTGGCGATATCATACGAATAGCGACAAATTTCAAATTCCCAAGCTTTGTGCTCGGTAATCTTACCGGAACGGCAAAACAAGTTTTGGAAGTTTTCCGTGTACCACGGATTGGTAATACTAAGTTGTAGATTTATCATGTAGTTTATTCGCTTCATTTTCATCGCCATTCATAATTTCGAGCGTGCCGTCGAAATTGTAGCCAATGCCTTTGAGCCAATCCTGGATATGATTAAGCAAGTCCGGCCAAGTCTGTTCACCTGTGATAGTATGCTTTATTTCACGACCCGGGCCAAAGGATGTAACTTCGTCATCCTCATATATAAGAGTATATTTGCTTGTCATATTATTTCTCGATTGAAAATTTTGCTATTGCTTCTCTAAGAATATGTTCAACATAGTGGTTGAGCGTCATATCAGCTTCGTGAGCTTGCGTCATCAATAACAATTTGGTTTCATCATCCAAATTTAATGTTATCGTTATGCGTGTATCATATTCTTTACCAGCAGCAATGGCAGTAGCCTTCTTCAAGATATCTTCTTCGACATCTAGATCGATGAACTTACTATCGTCCAGCGATGCTTCGAAATCTACACCGCGTAGATCTGCCTCAGCCCTGTGTGCTTCCAGATAGTCTGGATGAATCCAACGATATTCGCGATGGTTAGCATAGTCCCACGCTTGCATTTCATATACCACTTGCGTCTTTGTATCAAAGATGATACTGATTGAGCAGCCTGTGTCGTCATGTTTCTGGTTCCAGAAATCCATGTTATAGGCATCCGAACCATAACATGCCCAGCCGTAGGTACTACCTTCAGTAATTTTATACTGAGTGCATTCCATAAAATCTTTAAGAGTAATAGTCATTTTGGGTCCTTAGTTAATTTACAAATTAGCATAAAATCATCATAGGCATTTCTCACTGCCTGGTTATTTAACAGTTTATCAGCTTCCTCCTGCATCGCTTTTACAGCGGCATCGGCTGCTTCTTGTGCAGATGGCCACTGAAGTGCATGTGTTTCTTCACCAAACGATGCTGCCAATGCATCCCATGCAATCCGTTGTTCCTCAGTCAATAGAGTATTTCCTTTGGCTGCTCTTAAATCTGACTCACGCATTATAACACGAGAGATAGCATCTTTGCAATATCTACCAGCTGCAATCATCGGTGCAAATGCAGGATCAATGTCGTAATTCCGTTGCTCGCCGTTCTTATATTTCATCACTAAGTGATTACCATACGGCATAGCATTATAGAACTTGGTCCTATCGTCATATTCCCTAACAGGGATATATTTACGACCTTCCTTCTTATAGAATATTGTTTTCATTGCCAGAGTATGTTTCGGTTATATCTTCTACTTCGGGATTACCATTCATAGTTACCCAACGACCCCATACATACATTGCATCTCCATTGAATCCCGAGTCTCCCGTTAATTGGTAAATTCGGCCACTGCCTGACACACCTTTAAGAGATTTAGCATCAAATGTTTGAATTGCAGAACTGACACGACCTTCATAGCCTGCATATCCTACGAAATGTATAGTATCACCTGTTCCGTGAAAATCGGCCTTAGCACGATAGATTCTCCATTGTGTTAATTTTGTATTTGGTTCCTGTGTTACATCGGCGGGCTTCCATATGCTAATACTTTCCAAGTGGTCTATAAGTTTTTCAAAATTTGTTGTCATATCCGATCCTTTGTCCTATTATAGTACAAAGTCTAAAACTAGTCAATCTTTTAGATCTACCTTGTTAACAACAAAAGGCTCTATTTCCTTAAACTCGGTTTCAGTGGCCTGGTAGAATTTCCATTCATTTAATTCGACACAAGTTAATCCAGCCCATTTCTTCGGCGCCACACCATGCTGCGAATATCCGCCTGTAATCGACCAGCGGCATTGCCATGCACCTGTATCGATACACGTTTGGCCCACAATAGTAATTGGGCGATGTAATGTAGTGTGGCCACAAATAATGTGAGATAATTCGTCATTAAACATGCCCGTCATGTCATTATATTTAATTACTCTAAGTATCTTATCTCTATTACTTAAATCGCGTTCATACAATTCGTAGTATATGCACCTGTGCCAAGTAAGTGAGTCGCCTTCATAACATGGAACAGTTGCTATTTTTCTTACGTCATCCGGGTCAGATAAAATTTCATCCGAAAGAGGTACCCGGACCTCCGGGAATTCTGCGTGAATGATATGAAACTTTTTACCATTCTTTACATCTACTGTAATAAGGTAAGGCAATTCCTCTACAAGTGGCAGTAGATCAAACAGGGCAACACTATGATCGGAAGGTATCAGAGCCGGATTCTTTTTATCGTTTATTGCTTCTATTCCCCATTGTCCACCATTATTAAACCACATACTATCAGTCCCGTGCGGCCAGTGGAATTTTTCAAGCATCATCTGTTCATGATTACCTAACACAGCATGAAACCAAGGCTCTCTAATTAGTTCCAAACATTTGAGATGGTCGGGACCTCGGTCGACCAAGTCACCAACGGAAATCATACGGTCGATAGTAGTATCGAAATTAATATTCTTTAGCAAATTCTGAAGCACATCGTAGCAGCCGTGGAGGTCTCCGATCACGAAATCGCGACCTAATAAATTCGTCTCTAATGTCTTTAATGCATCCTTCATTCTTTAATTCCCCATACCTTCTTTGTAGCTTCTAATGTAAATGCACCACTCGTTGTAATGCGAGTTAAAAAATCTTCCTCTTCCTGTGTTAGTACGGGAATCGGTCTAATCTCATACCAAAATTCGTAAGAATCGTTTTTACCGAAATCTTCCTCTTGTCTTGCACACTTATCGCAAAATGGATGATCGCCCGCAAACTGAGTTGAACGAATCCATACAGTGGGAGCATTGCATATTATACAAAATTCCTCTTTTATTTTTGTCATTCTTCAACTCCGAAATATTCTTTTATGTCTGATGCTAACGCCTTGCATTCTTGTCGGCAAATTTCTTCCGTCCCAAGATATAGGCGAAGAGCAACAACATCTAAACATTCGCGGACAATGAGTTCAGCAAACTTATCCATTTCTCGTCCATATAATTCGTATAAAGGAAATTTAGATTCAATCAATAGTTCTTTAATTCGTTCATTCATTTTATACCTGCTAATACATTTAATACTTTTTCTTGATCTGCCCAAGCTTTTTCTTGATCAACTCTAATCTTCAGATACTCGCGTATGTGTCTGCGATTGCTCCAAATAAACTTTTCGTATTTTAACAAACTTTTAGCACACCCTTCACATTCATAAACAAATAACATACCGCCAAGCTCAATATAACCGAAAGAATCATTGCTGTCTTCTGGAACGCTATGATCTTTACCACAGCTACAATGCACACATGAGCCACCACCACCCAGCCCGGCATCCCACATCATATCGCTGGCTTTTTCGGTGGGTTCTGTATAATTTGGCATTAATTGTCCCAGAAAAAAGCATCGCCCAAACTTTGCTCGAGCTCGCTGATTTTATCTTCCAGTCTCTCAACTACTTTATCCTTTTCGTCCTCGAGGCTAGATAGTTGTTCCTGCAAATATGTTATCTGTCCACGCAGATGGCTATTTTCCTGTTGTAATTCATATATCCTTTCGTCCTTCGAATCATTCATTCTATCAGTCCTTTGCGCTTTCTGCGTTCAATTTCTTTCTTATATTCTTTCGGAGACCATTGCTGCCCGTTGATCCAATATTCTTTTGGATGTCCTGTAGCATCAACTGCCGGCCCATCCAGACGATGCAATTTTCCATCTACAAACCAAAACCTACTCTGCTTATGTCTATATGCGGGGCCGTCTTCACGATGAAGTTCACCGTCTTTATACCAACCTTCGAAATCATACTTTCTACTAATATGTGATGGACCAAAGAGTCTATGAAGTACCTTCTTTTCTGCGAAGGCCGATTCGGGTTGTGGACTACTCGATTTACGATATATAACATCCATGGCACCTGTGCCAGATCCCCACCAGTCTTCCCACAGCTTACCACGCACATAATAATGCGGTCTAACAGGGTTCATAAATTCTTTATCGATGGTAAGAGCTTCAATTAGCCGATCACCTTCTCTATCGTCGTGCTTAGTCATATTATTGTATTTTACACTATCTGTCAAAGGTAGAGTATGTCTCCAAGAACCTTTCGACATCGCCACATAATTTTATTGTAATAGCATCGCTCTCTGAAAATAATATCAATCTCTTTTTTGTAACAAAATAAGGATAATCTATCTTAGACATCGCCCGTTGATGTCTGGACTTAATGGTATCGGGTAGCTCAAATGAATAAACAGTAAAGATAGACTTAACAATGATAAAACCAGTCAGTGACAATCTCACACCATCGGGATGATGGAATAAGAGTTTGTTGAGTTGGTTATCGTCTAACGATGCTGCCGTCTCATACTTACTTCTAACTTCGGTAAATATAGCCGCTTTAAGTGGTAACATAAACTATTTATAATAACCAACGAACAATACCTACAAGATTTATAACAACAAAGAAATAACTCTGATATATTATAGATTTAGAAGCATCCGAATCTTTTAATAAATAAATTGTTGCTATGTTAGATAAAAGAAATAACAGGAATGCCCAACCTGACACAGAGATTTTCAGTGCCATGAGCATCGAGCCTGCGACCGCTCCCCAAAATGATGTGTGATCTAAAAATGATTTCATATTACATTATAACACAAGATAAGATAAATAGCAATATGAAGATTAAAGAAGCTATATTAGAACCTGCAATATCTCACTTAATTCAGCTTTGTAAAGAGGAATTAGGTATAAATGAATTGCCACACATCCATCTCATAAGTAATCAATCCTTTATTGAATCTGGAGATAAGAAATCTTTCGGTGAGTTCAATGGAAACCATGTTAAGGTAATTACAAAAGGTAGACACCCATTGGATGTCATGCGAACACTTGCTCATGAACTAACACATTGGAAACAACAGTTAGCAGGTGACGAGATGGATGGCGAAGACGGTAGCGATGTAGAAAATGAAGCTAATGCACTTGCCGGGATAATTATGCGTAAATTCGCAGAAAAATACCCCGACTGCTTTATGAGTTCTATCCCTTAATATTATATGCCCGTGATTATTAAAGGTTATTTGTTATCTATGATAAATAGTATATGCAGAATATTATTTTATCAATTAACAAAATATTAGAAGAAAATACATCCTATATGGCATATAGGAAACACATCAAGAATCAGTTTCCTGAAATTGATAAACAATTATCAGAGTCTAAATATAGTTACGCCGAGGCATTATATTTGTTGTTACACCAATTAGATATCCGTCCCGCCTGTAAATGCTGCACTAAAGAATTAAAATATACAGACAGAACCGCAGGATACGGTGAATATTGTTCTCATAAATGTTACGTGAAAAACGGATGCGGAACAGTTAAGAGAAAAGGAACTAATTTAGAAAAATATGGGTGCGAAAATACTCTTGGGAATATAAAAATTCGTGATAAGAGACGAATCACTATGATAGAAAGATATGGATCTGAATTTCCTTTACAGAATACAGAACTAAGGGCCAGATCCTTAGCCACATACAAAAAGAATGACCAAGCTGTTATTCTAAAGAAGAGGAAAGATACATTGCAGGCCACATATGGTGTCGATAAGGTGTGGAATATACCAGGCATCGAAATTCGTAGGAAAGATACAAATATGAAAAAATATGGTGTTGAGTATGCGATGCAACTTCCAGAAGTTGCAGCACGAGGTGTTGCAACCCGAATTAAAGAAGGTGGTAATAGAACATTTAAAAATAGTAGTATGGAAGCAACACTCTATATTCGTCAATATATTAAAGATAAAAATTATAATGTCGGTCAAGTAGCATATACAGATAAAGAAATAAATCTATATGAATGGGGGACATACTTTGATGGTAGGTGGAATATGTTTGACTTAACTGTATTCGAGACAGGCTTTCGTGGTGACATAAATCATATCATCGAAGTATTGGAATATCATGGCCCGTTTCACTATACAGAAAAAGAAGTATTAGAAAAAGGAAATCGCCCTTCTACTCCTTGGAAAAATTGTAAGGTGACAATAAAAGAAAGTTTCGAAATAGACGAATCTAAACGAAACTTTCTTAAAGAACGAAATATTCTATTGAATGAAATTAAACCAGAAAAGTATTGGGCTGGGAGAGCTTAATCATTTTCGGTAATAATTGTGCCTTGTGTGAGAGCAACCACACTAAAATCAGAAGTCTTAAACATCTTATTTAATCTTTCAGCAAGATTGAAACAATGTCCCTTGTTGGAAAATGCACACTTTTTATATTTTGGACCAGGATAGGATATGAGATGGCTAAGTGTTCTTAAGTTTATGGGCTTTTCTTGGTAGAATACAGCGTAGATTGCTTCGGCTTCAAGTACTTGCTCTGCCTTATATTGTTTGTTAACGTTCTCTAAAAGTACGGTGGGTTTTGGTCTCGCCATGTGAGTATTCTCCAATAATATGTATATATTTATCAAAAAATACACTTTTAATGAGTTTCTAAAATATCAGATAAATAATAGATTATGAAATTACAAGAATTAATCCGAGAAAACAGATTAGAGCAGACCCGATATAATGCCGAATTCGACAAGGCTAACGGTCAGTGGGAACCTAGCCGTCCCAAAATGATACCTACTTATTCAGTCTTTATAAATGGTAAACACTGGAAAGATTTTGAATCAGAAGAAGCTGCACTGAAATCTGCAACCTCTCTGCATAATAAGAATCCACGTCTTAGAGTGGATATTATACCGTATAAAAGGTAAGACCCGAAGGTCTTACTATAGGTGCCCGCCGTCTATTATTCGAGTTGTTTCGGCGGGTGCATTGATAACCACTTCGAGTGGTTTTTCTTTTTGTACTAATATATCGTCGATTTCTTTCAACAGTCTATTTGCTTGTGTTATAGACATCCTGTATTCTACAACATCTTTCTTAACGTTCTGTAAACGTAATCTGAGTTTATTTATTTCCAACATTGTCTGAATTCTTTTGTTTGCGATTCTTTGTTAAGGCACTTCTCATCTCTAATTCTGTCTTGAAAGGGCCTGCATATTCATACGTTTCTAAGGTAGAAAATTTAGGACAAAATGCGGGCATCCAGTTCTTAGGAAAATGCAAGCAATAATAACCTGCACTATAATACACATTGCTGGTCGCTTTTTTACTAAAGAGCGGCAGTTTATTGCCTTTTATTAATACCTCGGTAGGGCTATCGAAATCTACAGGGTAGCCATTTATGAAATAATTGGTAATACATTCTTTCTCTGTCTTGTCAACCACATTTTCAAATACATCTTCGTTGAAAAATTTATTGACTTCTTTTCTATCTACAAATTGTTGTTTCACGCCTTTAACCATTAACACATACTGGTTACGAATTTCAGTTAATAATCCTACACGGTTATCTTCTGTATCACTAATCACCAGCCAGCTGGTTTCCGTGATAGGTTTTAATTTTACGGACATTCTTTTTCCTTTTAAGAAATGTATTTAGCACGAAGCATAGGCATAAAATCTACAGAGTTATCGCCTATCTTCTTTAATTCCCATCTACCACAAAATTTCATGAAATGGTGTCCGATCTCAATTGCTGGAACTGCTTTTCTTCCAGTCTCCTCTGCAATGATTTGTAGACATTCTATCTTGATATCGTCCGGTATCTGTGTTAAGTCTATCAGCATACGATTAAATTCATAACGCTCTCTAACGATTTGTTCTTGTTGGTTATGGTCTACCCATTTCTGCAACATAAAATTATGCCAGCTAAATCCTTTGGCTGTCTGATCGCCGAATGCTTCGCGGATACCCACACTCGACTTTGTGCCTTTTTCCCGAACACCGGGATAGGCACTAAAAATATTGTCTGTCTTATCCCCACGGACGCATTTTAAGAACAAAGCATATTCATACCACTTATCTTCACACACAAAGGTGGGATTTCGTTTACCGGGCTTAATCTTAGCATCGGATGACAAGATGAATTCGAGTCTCTTCCCGTTATCGTCGTAAACTCCATCTTGTTTTATCTGGATGTCCTTGACAGGATCATACAACATAACACCGGGATATCTTAATAACTGAAAGAAATCTGAGTCTGAGCTGATTACTATGTGTTTATCGTCGGGGTGTGCCTCGATAAACATTGCAATCATGTCGTCTGCTTCTGCATGTTTATTCTGTAATACAGTTACATTAGTCTTGGTGTCTAAGTACTCTACAAGATCATCGAATGCTTCTGTAAGAATGGCATGATCTTCTTGTTCTTTTTGTGTTAGCAATGCTCTGGCCGCTGTACGATTACCCTTGTAATCGGGGTAGACGTGTTTTCTCCACGAGTGGCCTTCTATAAAGAATACAGTATGAGTACCATTAAATTTATTGTACTCTTTTTTCATACTGCTAAGAATAAGGTGCAATGCCATCCCTATCATACTATCGATGCCCAATGCAGGATTGGTCATTTTAATTTGGCGGTGAAATAGATTTGCGCCGTCTGTATGGATAAATGTGTGCATGTCTGATTATACTATATTTAAGGGTGACTGTCTACTGGCTAGATTGTAAACTTACAACGAGTCGCTTACACTAGGTCGACGCTTAACAACATTGATCCGTTCAAGAAGCGCCTGGTATTCTGCTGGGTGTGAACGCCAATATACTACGCAGGATTTCTGGGGGCGTTCGACGTAATGATCGAATAGGATTTCTTGGCGTTTCGGATGGATTTCATGCTGAAGACACCCGGGGACTGGATAATATTTCCAGCAGAGTTTCTGATGTTTTGTCATTTTCTCGCCACCTAATCTGGCCTTCATAGCATAGTAGGTCCTTAAGTGCATTATTTGTACCCACGTCTACCTTCACCAAACGCCTTAGGGGTCGAATTATCGTTTGCATTCCAGCGTCTCATTGCTTCCATGTTGGCATCTGAATCTGCAGTGAAATCACCCGTACCATCGAATTCTTCTAATGCTACATTTCTGCATACTTCCATAAACCACTGATTAACAATGCTATCGGGAGTTGGGCCTTCATAACCTTCTTTCTTAAGATTCTCTACAAACAACTCATTCCAGTCTAATTCGAAGCTACCTTCTAACGATTTCTTTCCACCAAAGTCCATGCTTAATACAGTTACCCATGGCTCACCTTTTAATGTGGCAGTTTGTTTGCCGTGTTCGAGTTCGGTAATCTTTCCTTGTTCCTTTTTAAGGTTCAACAATGCTTGTTTTCTTTCCCCGTCGTCTTTAATGAGTGTTAGAAGTAAGTGATCATATTCGTCCTTGTCTATAACGCCTCTTCTTAATTCCAGATCATTAAATCGTTTAAAATAAGTATCCTCGTCGAGCTCGTCTTTGGATAACTCGAGTAATTTCCGCTCTAATTCGAACCCCGATAATTCATACTCAGCTCTGGCTCGCTCTCTTGTTTTTCCGGCCATTCCCCATGTAAATGGCAATAGTGAAAAGGGTATTAATTTTTTTGACATCGTTATTCCTGTGTATAGGTAGAAAATTTACGTAAATTTTCTAGGTTCAGATTTTAATCTGAGAATGATATTTTAAAATCCAAATCTGAAATGTAAATCTGACTTTGATATTCCATTATGCCATGCTTACATATAAATGCTGTTGCAGGTTCAGTCTGAATCCGTGATCAAGACAGTATTTACCTGTGTATTCGTGATTGCGCTGATTTTCTGCCAAGTTCAATAACCCGGGTTCCCAGAAAGAAATCACCTCGTCTACCGTAGATCGTTCTGCCATTGTGATCTCGCCTTTCTCTGCTCTGAGGAGTTTAATCTTTTGCGGGAAGTCATTATATACATTCATGGGCGAACAATAGATTTCCTTTTCCGGATTCAATCTCTTCCACTCGTGTGCCCATTCTGGAACGGTGCTATATGGGCTTGCTGGATCTGCACTCATAACAAACTTAAGGCAATCTGCCCGCTTAAGAATCATATCAGTTGGTTCCAGATATTTTGTTGCAACACCATTCTTTTCCGAACATTTGGGAGAACATACCACTGTTACCTTACTAGCAATATACGGACTACTAATGGTGCCATTAGTTTCAATCTGAACTGCTTTGAATCGCTCTAATGCCTTATCCATAAACCCTAATAGGTTAGATTGTAGCATAGGTTCACCGCCCGTAATTACCAAGATTACATTAGGATACATCATCCCAGGAAGTGTGTCTTTAGTTGACGGTATAACCCATTGCGGTGCACATTCTTTTCGTGTGGCAACCCAATAGTTCATAATAGTTTGATAAACTTTAGCATTTATTTCTTGATAGGTCATCCATGTGCCATCATCGAAGAATGTATCGCAAAAAGAACATGCTAAATTACATTTTGATAGTCTGATGAATAGTGCAGGTAACCCCGCATAAGGTCCTTCACCTTGCAACGTAAAGAACATACTTGTAACATACAAGCTATCTTTAGGTGCTTTATCAAAAAATTTCTTACCGATTATAGTATTAGTACCAAACATTATTCTTTATCCTCGAATTTAACAAGTTTAACTTTAACACCTTCGAATTCATTATTAAATGCATCATATACAAATCCTGAAACTTCTTCACAGCCAGTGACACCACGAGCATTAATATCAGACCAAAATTCGTCATCTGTTTCTTCTATCACAAATTCGAATATGTATCTTTTCATATATAGTCCTTATCTGATATTATAGTGATTTTCGACATGTAAGTCAAGTCACCCATCGGATTATACACCAGATGAGTCGCCCCACGTATGCATATATTTAGATAGTCTTATCATCTTATTAACACGGGCTTTTTCTATTCCAGAAGCGGTAACACCGAGATTCGCGTTAGTAACCATATCTACCAACGCTAATACATCGCCTAATTCCATTTCTAAATTTTCAAGATTGGTTGTTGTAGAAGCTGGATTCTTACCTACTACACCAAATCGTTTAATTTTAGATGCTGCCTGAATTACTTCAGCACATTCTTCCTGAAGAATATTAAGACATTCTTCCTGATGATCATTTACTTGTTTCAAACTTTTTCTCCCAATTCCATGCATGTGAAATAATATCTCTTATATTATATTGAGGTTTCCAGTGTAATATGTTCTTAGCTTTATCTATACATGCCGTTAATATTGCAGGGTCTCCTTCACGAGGTCCTGCGTATTCATATATGGGCTTTTTGCCAACTACTTCGCTTGCATATTTCACTAGTTCTATTAAACTTATACCTCCAGTACCGCCACCTAAGTTAAATATTTCATTACTATATCCAGCATTAAGGAATTCTATCGCCTGTACATGACCATCTGCTAAGTCAGCTACATGAATGTAGTCCCTAACACAAGTTCCGTCTTTAGTAGCATAGTTGTTACCAAATATTTGAAACACTTCGTTATTCATTATTTTATTACATATAACTGGGATAACATGAGTAGCAGGTCGCTGTGTATATCCGAATCGACATTCCGGATCGGCCCCGGCGGCATTAAAGTATCTAAATGTTATATACTTGATGCCATATGCTCTTGCATAATCCCTGATCATTAATTCGCCTGCTGTCTTAGACGATGCATAGGAATTCTCTGGATCATAATACATATCTTCTTTTAGATATAGCGCTCTGCCTTGCCGGCCATATAAATTTCCGGTAGAACTAAAGATGATATTTTTTATGCCTATAGCGACCATATGATCGAGCATAACCTGCATTTTTACCACATTATTCGTGTAATATTTAGCCGGCTCTGACAGGCTTTGCGGTACAATATGCTCCGCTGCTAGATGTACTATTGTATCAAATTTAGTTGTATTTGTTTTAATGAAGTCACAATAATCTGATTCGATAACTTCGCCCGGACCATTCCAGTTCTGCGTATTCTTATCCACAATAGTAATTTTGTGGCCTTCTTCATGTAACTTATATACTACTTGCGTGCCTATAAATCCACAGCCTCCGGTAACCAGAATGTTATGTCTTTTCATTAGTTAGGAAAATATTCTAATATTCCGCCATTAATGTTATCTTCGTAAATCTCTACCTTAATGTATCTACCTTCATATCTGTATCGAATTTTATCGATAAGCTGTTCTGCTAACATCTCACAGCTCATATAGTCCATTTTTAGTTCTTCCAGATATAAGGATTCCAGCCATCGTCTAAACTGAATGAATTCTATATCACGATTGTTCTGGAATACTTCAACAGTTACAACAAAGTAAAAATAGTGGAAGTGTTCGTGTCCTAAGAAAGATACATCATCCCAATTACCCGTCTTTAAGGTAGGATCTGTTAATGCTTCCGGATACCTATGTGTACCTTCTTTAGTAAACTTTACGTTTATATATCTCTTAATCATACAATCTCTTCGATAATACCCAATATCTCTGCAACTACAATCATTGTACCTGCAAAGAATAGATTCCCTACAGCAAGGCTGCACCCTGCGATAATACGTAATGCACTCTTAACGAAACTAACTCGTTGATGTAATTTTGGGTCTGGCTGTCTCATTTCTTAGCCTTTACTGTTTTCGGTTCTTTCGCAGATAGCGGGTCTTTCGTAGTACCAGCCGTATATGCTTCAACTGCATCATTAGTAGTCTGAATAGTACTCGTTTTGACGGTCTGGATTTGCGTTTCTTCATCTTCCGGTTTCAGTTGTGATTTAGCGTCTGGATCAAGTCCTAACTCTGCTTGATTCTTTACATCGCTCAATGGCTTATTTAGCGCCTGTTTGGGCTGCTCTGTTGTAATAATAACATCATCTACATATTCACTCCAACTTGTGAAGCGATTGCTATCTGTTACTTCGTGATGATTCATACACCATACACCGGGATTTGTTGCACCAAAATTAATGTCATCAATCTTAATTGTTAAATTAATGTTGGATGTATTTACATGAGGAATTGCAACACTTAGAACTGGCACAAAGTTCCTAGATTGCCATACATCCTGATTTAAGATATTGAGTACCATACCATGTTTATGCGCTGGATAATCTAAAGATACCATGAATCCTGCATTAAGCAAGAACAAGATTTGTTTATCCCAGTCAGAAGCTAGTGTGTTACCGACCATATACTTTCCGTTTACCATGTCGACAGAATCGAACGACCTGTTAGCACTAAGGAAGATGTGCTTGACGCCATATTTCTTAGCGTGATCCAAGATAGTTTGCGTATCCTGTAATCCTACTACAAATAATGTCTTCTTGTTAAATGCCGGTGTCTGCTCAATTTCGGGGCCTACAAAAAATGTTACGCCTTCATGACCTTTTCTTACAAATTCGCTCATATCATATCCTTAATAATTGGTTTATTAAACCGGTTGCTGTGAAGTATTCCTTCAGTAATTCGGGGGCTAATCTGTCCCTTGTATCTTTGCTAATAATGTCGTATTGTCCCATTGTGTTCTTTATCAATGTCACAATATCGTCTTTATGTTTATAATAGTCTTCCATGCTACTTGTCCACTCATCCGGATATAAGTATCTTTTGTCATACATCTCTGAATAACTTAATCTATCTGGTAACATTGGTATAACACCTAATAATGCACCTTCGAGGGGACTTATCCCTAATGTCTCTTGTAAATTGGCCGACCACATAATTTTCGACTTAGCTAATAATTTATGATATTCGTGCTTAGTTAGCTTATTATCCTGGCACACAATAAATTTATATTCTGGAAGTGATGCTGCCAGATCCCTAAATATTTCTACTTGCTTTTCTGGTGCGAGTCTATGTGGGAATATAATGATATCTTCTTTTTCGCTAAAATCGTACCCATTAAACAGGTTGGGCATATATTCCATTGGCCAACCTGTACGTACGATTTTCTTATCTGCGATCATGCCTAACTTATCTTCTTCGTGCCATGGATTCTCAGCTAATCCGTTTTCTAACAAATTGTCCACAAACATGTCGATGTGAAATTTAGTAGCAAAGTAGTTGTGATCAAAAGCGTGATAGAAACTCTTTTCAGCGTATCTAACCCAAGGCTTATCACCTACAAGGCGTCCCAGAAAGTCATGGGGATCGTAACTGCCTGCATGCCATAGTCCGTGAAATGTCCAATTATGCCCCAACAAGTCATTCATGTATCTTAGTTGAACAACTGTGGGATTCCACGCATCTGTGAATAAGAAATGATCGTCGGGTGTTACCTTACCGCTATTATAGAATTCTGTCCAGTTACACAACTGTGAACTTTTCCAATAATTAGTATCCGAGAAGTTTAAAAACGCACCCGGAGTGACTTGTGTATTTTTTTGAATTCCATCTACTTGAACTATGTTGAATTTATGTCCGCATTGTTCTTCTAACATAGCAGGGACATGACTATGCCATTGCCCCGTATATCTAGTCTCTATAGGCTCTATACTAAAAATCCAAATTGTCGGTTTTACTTCCATTCTATATATCCTCTGGAATAATTCTGCGGCCGGTTAAGCCCTTCTTCGAATGCTAGTTTAACTTGCGTCTCCCTATCATACGACTTTGTCCATAATCCGCTTACATCCAAATCACCATATCTTAGCAGTTCTTCTGCCAATACCATTGCACTGTAGAATGATTCGTTTCTCGGACTTGGAAACTTCACATCTACTGCGTTCCAGAGGAACTGTGAGAACGATGTTACTGCTGGCGGATGCTTTTCTGCAGCAAGTACAATTATAGCACGTTCCTTATAAACATTCAAGTTCAGATACTCTGGTTTATCAGATAAGTCTATGATATATTCGAAGCCTTTATTCTGGACATCTTTTAATTGTTTCACTTCTGCATTATTCTGTTTTGACCAGAAATCTTTGTTGGCTTCGCCGACTACAACTACTTTATTTTCCCAATATCTGTCGAGTATTGTATAAACAACTGTTGCTAAAAATCCCGTACCTAACAATAAAATATCTGTATTTGTAGTCGGCACTATACTCTTTGCAATGTTAATGCCGCAAGCGATAGGTTCTAAAATAAATCTAGGATTACAATCGGGGACCTTAACAAACATCTTATCCGGGCAGTTATAATAATCTGCAAATGCTGGCTCTCCACGAGTGCCAACATAGTCACCTTCCTTAACGGTTGTTATATCTTTACCTACCTTAGTAACTACACCCAGACTTTCGTGTCCTTGTATAGTCTTGGGTAGCATCTGAAATGTACCACAATACATATCGATGTCGGAACGACAAACACCAGTATAGACAGACTTTACTTCGATTTCATTCGATTTAGGTTCGGGTTTATCCCATTCCTCTTCTACGATGTCTTGTTTACCGGTTGTATAAAAAAGTCTTGTCTTCATTAAAATCTCTCCAAAAATCTATGAATTTCTAAATCCAGTGAATAGCTATCGGATGTATTTGTTAACATTTTACCGTATGCTTCTGCGGGGCATAATCCAAACACCCATTCATATGTTGTGCCATCTTTAAAGTACAAAGTGATAGATTGTTTATCGTATCCCTCTTTCCAGGCTGCATATAGTTTTACAGAAATGCCATTTATTGTTGTTATTGCAAATGCTGTATCATCTACATCATATACACCGTTAGGATAAACTGTCCCGTAATCTGTGGAAGAAATTGACGAAAGATTCCATCTCTGGTAACTGGATTGTTTGAATGATGTTTTCTTTATAATATCTTCACCAAATAATTTTACAGCAAAACAATACAGGTGTGGCATTAAATCACGCGAGATCCCGCCAAAGGAAGAATCCTTATCAGTGAACCAGCTACCGGGGTTAGGAATACGATTATCGTTTATCCAATTAATATCGATACCAATTACTTTCTTGCTTCGTACTAATTCAAATATATCGCCATAACTATCTCTATACAAGTTATTTTTTACTAAATGGAATGTTGTGTTGGCATACTTATATTTAAGTTGACTCCATGCCCACGAATCTACAAGGCCCGGTTTCTCTACAAAGATTTGTTTTGTACCTGTCTCTGCCAATCGTTCTGCGATAGGCCCATGCGTAAAATTGGGTGTGCAGATTACTGCTATATCGTATGCTTTATTAATTTCCGATGCATCTCTATATGTAGCATTATCTGTTCTTGCATCTAATACATCTACATCGTAACCTAACTTCTGTAATTCGGGCCAATAGACGTTAGCGCCTATTCCGCCGAACCCTGCCAATAATGCTTTCATTTAATCTCCCGAATGTTTTAATAGATATACTATCATATCTGATTCTTGTAATAATATTGCTTGCTTTGGATATATAAGATAAGACTTTTTACCATACGACGATATAGATATAACACGTATTAGTTTAGGTGTTATTTTAATAACCGCACCCAATACTAAATTATTATTTCTACAAAAGGCGACGTGATTTCCTACTGAAATCGCATTGTCTAATAAATCAGTATGAACTATGCTTTTTGCCGCCATACATTGTTTGCATCTGTTTTATTATTTCGTTATCTATTTCTTTGGTTATCTCTGCTGACATAACAGCCAAGATCTCATCTTCTAAACGCTCGTCGAGTGTTTTATAAGGTTGGCTTAGACGGCGAACAATCTCGTCTGCCCGCTCGTCTTCAGTCATATCTTTGACGTTCTTAAAATACTCCCGAGGACGGATATCCTGGATGTAATTAATCGATATACTTTCGGATATACCGATAGGCTTTATCTTATCTGTCATAGTCGATAACACGAATCAACTTATCACCCATCCAATGAGAACAATTTTCATTATCATCTTTTGCTAAGTCTTTGAGCATATTGTCGAATTCTTTCTTAGTAATTTCTCTACCATCGATAATAGTTTCGCCTAAGTGACGTTGTGTTACTTCTGTAAACACATCCGCTTCATTACCAGAATCAATCATTGTTACTTCGTCATAGGCATGTTCGAGCTCGTTTGCTTCAATAACATAACGGCATCTAAATGTAGAGATTGTATCCACAATGTATAGTTTCTTTTTCATATTTTCATCCTAACCTTCTTAATCTTAGTCCGTTACTTTTGTGCCGTATTTTAATGCGCTTAGGCCGACACCCCCTGTCATGGTAGTCCGGATCAGTGTCTGAAAATATTGCATGGGCACATATAAGCCCATTCAACATTCCGTGCATGTATTGTACACTAGGGTCGCCCGCAATTACGCAATCACTTTGTATGCCAATCAAGTTCTCTAAAGAACTAAGATCCTTTTGTAATCGTTCATTCATTTTCAGATGCTGCATCTTTATCGTAGTCTGGATACATCTCCGGAGGATCCATAGTTTCTAGATTCATATTATTATCTGCATCTCTTCCAAAACTAATATCTTTAAGAAATAGCGTATAGTCTTTGAGCATCTTATATGGGTCTTTTGTTTCGGGATCAAACAGTTTCTCGGCAAAATCATTGAACAATAATATTGAATTCGGTATGTACTCGCTTAATTTGGTATTCTTGTTTAAATACATGTACCAATTTCTATAATCGAATCTTTCCCATTCGGCTTCATCTATAGCATCGTGATCAAATAAGCTACATTCTCCCAACGGAGTAATTTTCTTAACTACCGGCTTCATTCTCGCATATTCCATATCTGCTAATCGGTTGACTTCCTGAACAGCCTCTAGATGATTATGAACATTGTGCGCCATGATAATTGCATATGAAGTAGTATCCCAGCTCGTTTTACCTATCTTACCATGTTTGTTCTCATCATCGGGACCCATAACGCATATATCACCGGCTGTTATTCTCTCCATAATGGGACCACCAAACGGCATTGCCATTTTAGACCCTTTAAGTCGCTTATCGTCTAATCCCTTATCCATAGAATAAGTTAATCTATTAGTTGTATGGTGATTATAAGTATATGATAATGCATATCCGCCGGCTGCAACAAACGGGGATGCAGCATCAAAACTAATATTTACATTGGGATTAATGTGTTTCTTAAGCTGCCGTTCGATTGATGTCAGATAACATGCCCAATCTAATCTACCCACACCAAGAAAGTGAATCCAATCTTTACCTTCTAATAACCCCTCGTCACGAAGATTAAGAAGGCGCTCCAGTGTGCATTGCATATTACGCATATTGACACCAGCAAAAGCATATCCTTCGAAGGTCCTTGCAGGATCATATCCCAGATCATGTTCTACTTTATGTTTGTCGCTAAATGCCTTTACACCCTCGTACCACTTCTTAGATGTATCCGAATCGCTTCCGGAAAGCACATTAAGGAATTTTGTGGCGCCTATTACCCTGTTTTTAATAAAATAGTGAAGATTGTGTATCGAGACGTCTAATGTGTCTTCAAATTTAGTAAGTCCTGTCTTTGCGCTGAACGGCTCTGTTGCAGCAAACGCAGGTACATCGAGTGTCATACTCCAGTCGGATGTATGTTCTAAATATCGAAGAATTTCTTCTCTTAATTTATCCCCTTCCGGACCCTTCACAGTTGCCCAGTCAAGCTTAATAACACCCTTAGCAACCTGAAAACCGCCCGAATCTCCTACCAGAATCGTTTTATCACGCTGACGTCTGTGAATCATAGGCTCTCTATCATCGCACCTATCTAACTTACGTTCAGCATGGCCTGCGGAAAATAATCCATACTTATAGTTAAAATAACTGTAATCCGGATCAAAGAAATTAAGACCTTGCAACCCAAATTCAAACCCCTTCGGTAGACGTTCTACAGGAACAAAGGTTTCGTCCGATAGGTCCTTACCCAAATGTGTTGTATAGAAACCGCTGATAGCTGGCAAGAATTTTGCCCAGCCACCTGCTTCTTGACGTTCTGTAAAATTTATCCTGTTTGCCATATAGTGCAGACCTTAAGCCTTACCAGCTGGCAGAAGATATGTATATTTTCCTATACCGCTGTCAACGTCAATCTTCATCACACCCATATCGGAAAAGCTCATTGTTGCTGTAGCTGTCTCTGTTAATTTCAAGATACTAAGAACTTGCGACAAAGGCCACGACCACTGATGCTTCAATGTACCCGTTACATTGTCAGCGAAAGAAATATCCATCTTATCCGCAGGACCAGAACCCACAGCAAATACTAGTGTGTTCTTGCTATCAACACTAACTGTAAATCTCTTTTCCAAGGAACCCAAAGCACCTTGCATATAAGACAGTTCTGTAATCTTCTTCTTTTCCGGCGTAATAACTACATTCCATGTCGCACCCTTGAACGGCGGAACTTTGATTTGTTCGTTAACCATCGCCTCACCCATGAAACGATAATTTGCAGTAGATTTACCACTGTCGAATTCAATACCTGAAGGAACAGTAGCACCGCCTGGTCGGGATTCCGTAACTATGTCTGTCTTAGCTTTAGGATCCGAGAACGGAGGAAAGTCGATGAAGCTCTTTAACACTGGAATGCGAGATAATCCCACAACAGAATCAATGCCTGCGATAGGCTGATACATAGTTCCAAAAATAACAACAGTCTTATCTGCATCTAGTGCTTCAATCTTTGCATCTGTTGCTGTACCTACAATTTTTACCATATCAATAAAGCCTAACGAATTTGTGTGCTTAATGATATCCTTAAATGAATCTAATAACATGTGAGATCTCCCTTTTGTTTAGTGTATAACTTTTCATGACTGTTGTCAAACGTTTCAGCAATTGCTGAAGTCAAACAACATTTCCAGATGTGCATGTTCTTTGTTGGTTCTGCTAAGATCCCATTTAAGCACACCTAATAAATTTTCGACCTTCTTATCGACAATGCCTGCCATCATATCGTCACTGTCGAATGGCAAACTTAAGAACCATTCCGGTAAATGTGTTTCGTCTACAGGATATGCAATACTAGACAATCTATTTTCGGTTGTTTCTTTTAACTTACAAACAATAATCTTTTGGCCGTCGACGATACGCATTGCATGTTGGTCTTGATTAATTTCCTTTAGCTTGTTCCATGCAAGACTAGCAGATACATGACCCGGTACATGCAAGTTCCCGGATTCTATACCCTTTAACTTTTTAACACCGGCATCTTCGATCTTTTCTCTATAATGCGTTAATCTATTAACTGCGCGAGGAGTACCTTGTTGCCACGGCTTCATGCTTTCAAATGTTTCCTTGAATAGCTTAATTTTTTCTATGACAGCATTTTCTCCCTTACCAGTTAATGTGTCCATTAATATTTCTGATAAGAATTTTTGAACAAACTTAGGCGTATCAGCCCTCTTTAAATCCAAACCCATGGCCTTTACTTTACCTACTTTGCCACTGGCATCAAGTCGAATTCCGTCCTTATCATACATAAGACAAGCATAACGTTTCTTAACAATCCATAATCCTGTTTCGGACACTGTTTCACGAGAACTAGCAATTACACCAGTGGATCGCTTAATGGGCACATTTAGTCTTCCTAATAAGAACTCCGGGAATGTTGCAGATACTGCCTTGGCTAAGGAATTGTACAAATCTACAATGCTTTCCTTTGTCCACTCTATCTCACCTCTATCAATCTCTTCTTTAAGAATAGGATATGCGGAGAAATAACACGAGTCAGTATCGCCATATACGATGCACTTACCATAATGATCATATTCATTTGTTATCATCTCATTAGTCTTAGCAGCCATATGTTTAGTAATTGTTCTGCCAGTTAATGTAGTAGATTGTCCGAGGCGTTGATCAAAGAATCTGCTTCCAGCATTTAACAAAGCGCCGTATGCGGAGTTCAGGTTAATTTTCTTAACTAACTGTCTCTTATCCCAGAAACCAATTATAGATTTCAGTGACTTCTGGTCACGATGAATTGCTTTACCATCTTTTACCATTAAGTTATGTTGGTTCATATATTGAACAACACGCTTCTTATGACCTTCGGAAATAATTTCTTTCAGTTTCTTTGGTTTATATGCTTCGGAATCCAGGAAAGGATCTGCCTTTGATTCTACATCACTTATGTCATCGTTCGTAAACAAATCTGCAGAAACCTTTACGCCGTCGATCTTAGCATTATCTTCTATATCCTGATAATTTACCATGAGACCTTGAAGTATCTTACGCTCGTTATACCAACGAGTTAATAGACTAGGAATAACACCGTCTGTATCAGTTTTGAATATTGTGCCATTTGCGCTAATGCACCAAGGCTGTCCACTCTCAAATATTAAGTCATGAAGTTCTTTACCAGTGACTTCAAATTCGGAACCATCTTCCATATCTAATATCATAGATGTGCCGATATCTTGATTATAGAAATCTTCCATCTCTAGCACATTAAATCTGTCGTTCCACCAAGATGCAAATGTATATTTTGCGCCTTTCTTTTCCCAGTCAGCAATTGCTTGATTAGTACGATCCAATCTAATCTGCCCAATAATCATTTCAGGGCTCATATTAAGAGTTCTAATAACAGATGGATACAGAGACTTCATGTCGGTAGAAGCGATCCATCTATGTAAACCCTTCTTAGGTGTTGCTACCCATCCGCCTGCTGCTCTAGTTTCTCTATCTTCGCCGTGCTTCTTATCCGGGCACACCATATTACGATTATGCGCTTCTATAAGAATGTTTTGATCAGTAACTGCCACAACACCCATAATTGTCTGAATTAACACACAACTCGAATGTGCAATAGAATTAGCCAAATCAATAAACTGTAATTTTCTATCAAGCTGATCCAGCAGTCGTGTATCTTGTATGTTATACTCTAAAAACTTCTTAAAATCGTCATTGTATAATTCATCCAGAGTACCTTCATATTGTACTTTAGTTTCGCCTAGTTCAATTTCTGCAATTGCATTAAGCGCATAACTATGCCGTTCTTCATAGTTGAACTTCTTATAAATTTGCATATAGTCGATAGATATTCTACCGATCAGATCGTATGTAAATGCTTCTTTTCCGCCTCTGTCGTATTTTCTTTCTTTAGGCATTTGTTCCCAGAGACATAGCTTTCGGGCCGCTTGTTTTCCTAAAACTTTCTTTATACGATTAACTACATACGGAATATCATATACTTCCGAATTCCATCCAGATAATACATCGGCATCTTCTACAATGTCCATGAAGGCATTTAACATCTCGCCTTCATCTTTGAATAATACAGTATTACCTACCTGATTAGCAATTTCATTTGCTTCTTCCCAGGTATGTGTATCTGGTGGAATAGCCAAACAAATAATTTCATCCTGCCACTGTAAGTGTACTGATATAGCTGTTATGTAATTATCTGCATCGGCTGGATCAGACCAACCACGTTCTTTATCGAAACTAGTTTCTATATCGAAAAATGCTACGTTTAATTTAGGTGCTTCGCCACTGTGATAATTATGTTCGAGACATCGAAAGACAGGATCTACGTCAGATTCCCAACTCTTGACATTACTGGATAATGTTTTAACAAGTTTTTGTTTTTCGCCAAATGAGCGCGGCGTTACCTTTTTGACTGCGTCGCCAAAAATACTTTTGTGTGAACCACGCGGATCAGTGACAAAGAAATGGAAATCAGGTTGGTACTCTTTATAAACACGAGCCCCGTTTATTCTTTCTACTATCCTGATTGTTTCTTCTTCGCCCGATCTCTTGAAGGAGGCATCAATATACACTTAACCTAAGCCTCCGGCTTTATACAGTTCTTCTAGCTCGTCGAATGCTTCGCGCTGATCATTCATAGTGCCTTTTTGTACAGCCTTTATCAACTTGTTTAGTTGTGCAGGTTTTACTTCTAACTCTTCTGCTATTGCTTTAACCGTGTCGCTTAAACCTTCCTTCAAGTCCTCACATTCCTGTAATACCTGAACTCCGTCTGCAACCAATTGTTTCAATCGTGCAATATTTTCTGGTGATAGTTTCGCCATGTTACTCCTTGAATCTTAGTGTTTTACTTAGCATTTAAGCTAGTGTAACACTGATCTTTACGAAAGTATAGAGTTTCTTAGTGAATATTCATTTATGAATTCGTCTAAATCGGATTCCCATACTATAGTCACACTATATCCTTTCTGTTCTAAATATTTAATTCTTTCGCTATCTAATTTTTGCTTCTCTTGTGCGGATATTTTCAGATATGGATGTATGTAGTCCTCTTTATATATTTTAGGATTACAATGCCAATAATCCCCGTAAATTTCAATGATATGATTAGTTGACTTATTTATAAAGTCAACGGTATAGTAGCTTACTTGTATATTGTTTTCATAATCTGTGAGATATGGCAATAATTTAGTTTCTAAACTACTTCTTCTATCTTTTAACAATACTTCATTCTTTTTACTCATTGACAACGAGTTTTGTTTACGCCGTATTTCCGCCACTTCTGGACCATATATTTCTACCCATGTCTTTCCTTTAAACCTGCCTGTATTCGCCCTTCCGATAGCATTCTTAGATTCTATACTGTGCTGCATACCTACACGAGGATAACCGGTAGTCTTCCAACGAGCGGTCCTGCGTTTAATTCCTTCTTCACTTCTTTTAATGTATTCGGGGGATTTCTTTTGCTCTAAACTTTTCTGACGATGGATATCTCTTGCTTCCGAATCGGAAAATTGTTTAGTTGTTATCTCGTGTGCCAAATGATTCTTGCAATCTTTAGAACATGTTTTGGACGGTCTTTTTGGATTTTTAGGTTGGAACTGATTCTTACAAATAATGCATACGCACATAACATTGCCTCCTGTAAATATTTATCAAATAAATATAAACAGGCAGTAAATTTAGAATCTACCAAATGCGTTGCCAGTCAATGATTCGTTAGAACCTTTGTACATTTTGGGATCGTACCCATGTATAGGAGAAAAGAGTCCTTTGCGTTCGTTTTCGCCTGCTCTAGGTTGACCGAAACGATGCATCTGATCCGGCATTACTCTATCTAACCAAGAAACCACGAATGGACGGATATCTCGATTAGGCTCGGTATCCTCTAGTGTTCTTATTTGGTCATTCAACTCGTCATCATCTATAATTTCTATTAGATAGATAGATGCTACTGCTGCTGGAATAGGATTTTCCATTATTCGCTTAACTACTTCGAAATCTTTATCTGATAATGGTAGTTTATGAACTGCTTCATTTAATTTAGGCGAACGAAGACATAGACTTTCTGATAACCCATATCCCTCGCGTATCGTGTTTATTAATTCGCTAAGGCTTGCTTCAGTAAGCGGTAATACACCCCTAAAAGAATCATCTATGTATGGACGACCATCTTCGACAGTACCCAATGCATATGTAAAACTAGCATCGCCATTGTATTCTACTATAACTGCATAGTATTGATCGTCACTTTCTTGTCCTTTTATACTAAACATGTAACCGTTATCGCCGTGCCTGCTCGACTTCCACCCGGTCGCCCTCATTACGCTACTTAGTTTATTAACAAGCTCGGGCCATTGTAAACTATGCCCCAGACTTGCTTCAGATACTACAGCAATTTCGTTAATAGCTGCCTTGAATGTATCATAGTCCTTCTTCAGATGTGCTTGTAGAAATTCCTTCTTCGTCTTAGATGTATTTGGGTCACAAATTTTATCTACATACCCTGTCATACGTTGCTGCAGGGCATCGATTTTTTTGATTTTTTGAGGAGATAGGCTCTTATCGGAAGTGCCTTTGGGTAGTAGGATTTCTAAAATTCTCATATTGTATTTATCTTATTTATTGCGTAGTCAAAAGAAAAGGGGCACGAGCCCCTTTCAGACATTATCAATATTAGATATTGAATTCTGTAGCAACAGACTTAGGAACTAAATCGATACTATATTCCTTAGCTTTTCCAATGATTGTAGGAAGAGCGAAAATAGCACCTGGCACAGCCACAAGTGCCGCGAACGAAGTTGCCTTCATTAATTCTTTAGCATTTGTGTTAGCAGCGGCAAGTTCTTTTGGTGTTGCATCACCCAACATAGCTTTTTGATAGACACGTGTCATCTCTTGAGCATTGGTAACTTCTGTAGTAATAACAGATTGTACTTTTTCAAATACAACTTTTGCTGCCTGAGGTGTCTTAGGGATAGATTCAAACATGTCTGTCATAGACTTGATGAAGGCTTGGGGGGTTTTGATAGATGTGAACATTTTTAATTTCCTTATAAAGTGCCATAATTGGCCACTATTGCAATTTACTGCCTCACCATGAGCACAGTTCTTGTAGTGTAACAGTATTTATGTGCGGTCGCAACAATTCTGTATAATATCGGTTTATAATGTCGGTTTTGGCTCTGTTGATTCTTTAATCTTAACACCAGCACTGCCCGCGCCTAAGAGTGATCCGTATGCTAGGCCGAAATTTACCATATCAAAAGCACCGCTCTTGTATATCTGGAATCCTGAAAATCCTAAGAAACAAACTACACCAACGATCCATAACCATCTTGCCGGATCATGCGTCTCGCCGTCCGGACCTGTGAGTAAATCTTTAATCATTCTATTCATTTTTACCTCCTATTATTGCGGAACCTGATAAGAGTATATAATATGGCACAAACCGCTGCCCGAAGATCCTGCAACAGTTGCTATAACTTGCTCGGAGGCCCCTATTGTGAAGAATATATCTGCCTCATATATACCTGCAGTTTGTAAATCATTCTCCGTTGTTAACATAAATGCATCTATACCATCTGTAACAGATCCTACGCAAAGTGTGGCCGTAGTGTCGGGTACATCTACTAATACCTTAACTGATAGAAGAGTTGAATTTGTAGGAATAAAGGTTCCTATCACAGTTGTGCCATCGACATTTAATGGTACTTCTGTCTGTAAAGATTTCACAGCACCGGCAGCGGCACCTGTTGTTATTGCATTATCTACATAAAGTTTATTTGTTAAATCGTTTTCTGCAAGCCCTGTTGCATAGTCGACTGCTGTAGGCCCTATAATAGACAATTTATTAGTAATTCCTGCCGGCAATGATAGATACAGTGAGCCGAGTATAGAAGTTAAAGTTAGTGTAGTATTACCGACTACTTCTAAGGATTCCGCAGCAGCCGATGCTAATGTACCGCCGCCTGTTGTGCCTATTATAACCGACCCATTTCCGTTCGGTATAAGTGTTATACTATAATTAGGTGCAATAGATGATAGTGTTACACCAAGCGAATCTGTTGCAAGCCTTGCGCCATTTATCCCGCCTATGAATAATGTACCATTTAGTCCATCCGGTATAAATGCTAATGCAGGATCGGTTTGTAAAGGTAACGTACCTTTGCCAAAAAGAATTTGGTTAGGTTCGAAATAATCGTTTCCAGTACCTCCCGACGGTACATCAAGTATAGTCGTATTGCTATTTTGTTCGGCATTAATAAATGCCTTACTTACCGAATCATATACAAGTGTTTGTCCTTGTTGTATATTCTTTATGAAGAATGTCGGTACATACTGATTTAGTAAGGTGTTTTGTCCTACAATTGACATCGATATTATCCTTTATAAACTCAACAGAACACAATCAATTTGTCCATATTGCCATGTACTCCATTGTGGATTGACAACTACAGGTTGTAAATAATCGCGAGTTAATACTGCTCTCAGAAATACAAAATTTCCAATAAATGTGACTGCCATAGACCCGGTATCTCCACCATTATTTCCTGTAGGTGCATAGAGTGGATATGGAATGAAGGGGGTATTAACGTCACCGTTTGGATTTAACTTAATCCAAAACCAATCTTCAGGTTGCGGATTTATGGCAAGAGTTCCTTGTATGCCAAATCCACCTACAAGATTTTGATATATTACTTGAACTGTGCATACTCCGTTGTCGTACCCGTAATAGGCATTTCCGCGAATAGGTTCCCCGATAACATTCCAATTTGTGCCTGTATTAGATAGCATCATTATACTTTTTCTGATAGCCATTCTTGTTCCTTCTTGTTCTCTATTATTTATCATAATAGATAAGAAGTATCGGCCGTAAAAAAGCCGCCTCCGGGGCGGCTTCTTAGATAGGCAATATTAGTTTAATATTTCTTCCATTACAGATGATGTAACATCTATAATTAATACATCGGAAATAATATTATAATCAATATTTGCTCGGCCACCGTTTTTAAGTTTGCCAAACAATATTTCCTTAGAAAGTGGTTTCTTAACTTTCTCTTCGAACAGTCTTTCGAATGGTCTTGCACCAAATTTAGGATCATATCCATTTTTAGCTAACCAGTCGCGAGCTTGTTGTGTTACATTAATGCTGATGTTTTTAGGGGAGAGCATTGCATCCACCTTTTCTACTTCTGCATTAACAATCAAGTTCATACCAGCCATGGTCAGTTTGTTAAACTTTACAATAGCATCCAGTCTGTTTCTAAACTCTGGAGCAAAGAACTTTTTAATCTCCGAGTCCACTGCACCTTCGTTGTCCTGACTTCCAAACCCTATCTTTAGCCTTTCAGCTTCAGCAGCGCCCAGGTTGGCCGACATAATAATTATCACATTTGAAAAATCAATTGTCTTACCTTTAGACGAAGTAAGCCGCCCGGCATCCATAACTTGTAATAATACACTAAGAACGTCCGGATTAGCCTTCTCAATTTCATCTAACAGTAATACACAGTTAGGATGTGTATCAATCGTCTGGATTAGTTGTCCCTCACCCATCTTACCTTCGCCGTGTCCTACGTACCCGGGAGGCGCTCCAATAAATTTAGATACAGTATGCTTTTCCATATACTCGGACATATCAAATCTAGCAAAATGTACACCCAATGTTTCGGCAAGTTTACTGGCCGTATAAGTCTTACCAGTTCCTGTTGGGCCAGTAAACAAGAAACTACCGATGGGCTTAGATGGATTTCGTAATCCTGCCTTAGACATAAAAATAGCTTCGACTAATTTATCAATTGCTTCATCTTGTTCATATACCTTGTCCTTCATACGTGGAGCAAGATTCTCGAGTGAAGTATTCTCTTTCATATCAATCATATCAACAGGCATATGTGCAATCTTTGCCGCCTGCTGCACAATGGTATCGATGGTAACGACTGTTTGATCCATCAGTTTAGTTATCGCGCCAGCCGAATCCATAATATCGATTGCCTTGTCAGGAAAGAACTTCGACTTCAGATATCGGTCAGCTAAATCTACACACATATCTGTAGCACCTTCCTCGAAAGTAACGCCATGGAACTTTTCGTATTGGTAAGCAATGCCTTTAAGAATTAATTTAGTCTCTAGTGCGGACGGTTGTTCAATATCATATTTTTGGAAGCGACGAAGCAATGCTTTGTCTTTCTCAAAGTGTTGATGGAACTCGTCGTACGTAGTCGCACCTACACAAGTTAATTGTCCTTTGGCAAGCATAGGTTTCAACAAATTGCCTGCATCCATTTGACCACCACCTGCGGCGCCCGCACCTAAGATCATATGAATTTCATCAATGAACATAATGCAGTTGCCCATTTTCTTAACTTGCTCTAAAACACCTTTAAGACGTTCTTCAAAGTCTCCACGGAATTTTGTGCCAGCGATCAATGCGCCAACATCTAAACTATATACTACTTTGTTCTGTAATGCTTTAGGCACTTCTTTATTAACAATTTTTAATGCAAGTCCTTCAGCAAGTGCTGTCTTTCCAACACCGGGTTCGCCCACATAAACTACGTTATTCTTTCTGCGTCTAGCAAGAATTTCGATAGTATCCATAACTTCTTTTTCTCTACCGATTACAGGATCGATAGATCCGTCAGTAGCTTCCTTATTCAGATTACGTGCATATTGATCTAAGAAAGTCTCATTAGGTCCTTGCTTTTCTTCCGACTTACGCAGTTGTCCCATAATCTTTTCTCTGGTAACACCGTGTTTACCTAAGTAATAGAATGCATGACTAGTTTCCTCACTAAGGATACTTAGTAGAATACCTTCGTTGGTCAACTCTCTGCGACCCGAAAATATTACTTGAGTTAATGCACGTTGAAACGTGCGATTTAATACTGATGTACGCTTTGCCGGCACATCTTTGAGTGCATCAGGTTTCTTTAGTGCAGGATCACCCAAAAATTGGACAGTTTCGGCCTTAATCTTAGCCGGTTGTCCGCCTACTGCAAGTATAAGTTCGTTGACTTCTTTCTCATGCAACAGAGATAATAGCATATGTTCTAAGGTTACATATTCGTGATTATTGTCATTAGCGAGAGTCACTGCTCTCTCGATCATCTTTTCTACTTTTTTAGTCATGTTTACCTTAAATATTTATAGATTCTCTGTGATTCAAAGACTTCATAATGTCCTTCTCTGCATCACTTAAATTTTTAGGAATATTAATACTGATCCTAACCAAGATATCGCCCTGTCTATCTATCTCTGGATTATTCATACCCTTACCTGCTAATTTAACTATTTGTCCGGGCTGAATACCTGCAGGTATTGTAAACTGTAGTTTAGCACCGTCTATGTGGTCGAGTATAGCCGCCACGCCCAGTGCAGCTTCAGCAGAATTAATATTTACGTCGACTAATAAGTCGTCGTTCGCCCTCTTAAATTTATAATGAGGCTGAACATCAATACGGTATAATTTATTATCGGCAAAGAATCGTGTACCGGATCGTACTCCTCTAGGAATAGTCAAAGTAACTGACGAATCAACCCTAATTACCTTACCCGAGTAAGCATCTGCTAATGAAATATTTATAACAGTTATTTGTTGGCGGCGCTGAGTACCACTATAGGGGTCGAACGATGCACCAGTACCGAAGAATGATTTGAGCATGTCTTCGACATTTTGGTGGTTAGTTGCGCCATGCGCCCATTGCTGTGCATTTCCACCAGACAGACCTTCGTGACCGTGTATATCGTACTGTCGACGCTTCTCGACATCGGCAAGAATTTCGTATGCCTCTTTAACTTCCTTGAAGTTAGCTTCGGCAGTCAGTTTTTCGGGCGAACCATCGGCACCAGTAATTTTATCGGGATGATACTTACTTGCCAGTTGCCTGTATTTTGTTTTTAAATCTTCGGGTGTTGCAGAACGCTCGACCCCTAGGACTGTATAATAATCCCTTTTACTCATCTTAAATATTTCTTATTTTTTCTAGAGAAGATCTTTAAAGTAAAGTGCTCTATCCAGGAATAAACTATCTCTACAGGTAAAAATATTACCGCAACTATTTCTAAGAATAGTTTCATTAAAATCTATACGTAATTCGACCCAGATTTAAATCATATGGAGACATTTGGACTTCTACAAGATCGTCTAACAAAATTTGAATATTATTCTTACGAATTTTTCCACTAATAACGGCATTTAGTGTATGCCCGTTTTCTAGTGTTACTTTAAATCGTGCACCAGGAGATGCATCTGTAATACGCCCTTTTGTGACAATCATGTCGTCTCTATCTTTAGCCAATTTATTAATTCCCGTACTTTATCTGTGTATCTTTTAACAACATTACCCTATCATCATAATTAATGCAAAGGTAATTTTCAATTGGAATAACATTACAATTTCCTAAGATGCTTACTAAAGTTTTAGCCTCGTAAGAACGATCTTCTATTCTAAAAGCAGATTCACTTAAGAAGTTTCTTCCAATAACAGTATCGTAGTCGCCGACGTCTACAACTTCAGCAACTATTTTTCTACTGTTCCCTGTTAGTATAACAGTATTCCCGTCTATTGTCAAGCCTGTGATTAAGGATGCACTGAAAAATTCATTTATAGCTTCTTCCATTTTCTTCATATTAAATTTATCCTTAGGTACATAGTCGGACGGTTCTATGATGACATACTTATATAGTTCGGGGTCATTATATGCAAATGATTTTCCATCTGAGAAATATGTCTTAACACTCCATTCGGTGTCGCCAACCAAATTACCGACATCCTTCAGTAATGCTTGAAATTTATTAGGGAAAGTATCATCACGAGACATTTCTACAAATACTAAATATCTGCCTTCTTCGTCTGTACTAGGACTTACTTCAACATCTAGTGTATCTATAAATCCTCGTTGTATAAATGTATTAAGGTCTGCCGCTGGTGCTTCATCATTTAGATAGAATGCAACAACAATGACATCTATATCTTTACCTGCTTTTGGTTCGAATTCGTCGACAGATACATCGGGTAATATAGTACCTCTCAAATCTCCGCTCTTTAAACTCATATCTGCCCCTCTGGAGTTATGTCTTCCGGTTGCCCGCCAGCGGTTGCATCTGTAGGTTCGGTCGGCATCGCTTCTTCTGGTTCGTCGCCAAATGCATCTGCTAATTCTGCATTTGTATCTTCGATATCTTTTTGTATAATTTCGTCGCCCTGCTCTAACCCTCGATTAATATACTTTATAGGTAATTCAATAGTTACTAACCAAATCTCATGCTCGGCCATCTTGGCTCGTTTTGTTTCTGGATCTACCCAATCTTTCGGACCAGTGACTTTAACAGGCTTCTTAAATACACCTTCTCTAAAATTAACCTTGGCACCCAATTTTGTTAATCTTAGGCCAGCATTTGGGTCGGGCATCATCGCGTAAGGGTACATCAGGACTACCTTAAACCAGTAACGGCTTATAATAGGTCCTTCAACTAATTCACCTAATATCCAGTTTTTATAGGCAAATATTTCCGCATTATCGAGCGTGCGTTCGAATTCTATAAGCATGTCTAAGATATCATTACCTTTAGAAATGTTTACAAGTGTTTTCTTTATCGAGTCAAGATCAGTCATATGTTGCCTAAGCCCCTAATGTTCATATTGAGTATTTATCATAATTATTGTCGAATGATAAAGTATCGAATATGTCCCCTGATTTTCAAAGATGTATAAATATAGTACATGACATCACTCTTAAAAGATGCATCTCGTAATATTGGTTCTGTTCTAGAGCCAGTAAATTCCTTTAACTCACATAAATCCCTTACAGGAGAAATCACTTTGAGCAAAAATCGCAAATTGGCACCTAAGTCGGTGCCGCAATCTCGTACAGCATATCAACATAATGAACCACAAATTGCCAATGTAGTTAAACTAGGCAACAGGAATTATAGAAAGGTAGAAATGCTACCGCGTAATACTGCCCAGGAAACTTATGTAGAAGCCCTTCTTGAAAAACGAATGGTATTTGCTGTCGGCCCCGCTGGTACAGGTAAAACATTGCTCGCTGTACTAAGAGCCATTAAAGCACTACGAGAGAAAGAAGTAACAAGAATTATATTAACTCGTCCGGCAGTTAGCGTTGACGAAAAACATGGATTCTTACCGGGAGATTTAAATGCAAAAATGGAGCCTTGGACTCGCCCCATATTTGATGTATTTGAGGAATACTATGGTCTACAAGAAACAAAGAGAATGTTAGAAGAGGGCATTATTGAAGTGGCCCCACTTGGATTTATGCGTGGTCGTACATTCAAACATGCATATGTCATTTTAGACGAAGCCCAAAATTGCACACCAAACCAGATGACCATGGTGTTGACACGCTTGGGCGAAGGAAGTTCTATAATCGTGACAGGGGACTTAAATCAGCATGATAGGGGGTATGAAGAAAACGGATTAAAAGATTTCCTAAAAAGATTTCCTAAATCTGATAGTGATATAGCTATTTGTAAGTTCGAAAGATGCCATGTCGAACGAGATCCGTTAGTATCTAAGGTATTAGGGATTTACGGCCAAGATTAAAGTTTCAATAAACTATAAAGCTCGTCTTTTGTAATAGAAGATGAGCTTCCTTTTTTAAGATTATCCAATGATGGTATTATTTCTAAATTTTCTTTTGATGCAATAAGATAGGGTGGTATTCCGAGTTTAAATCCGTCATAAACCGATATTTTATGGTCAATATGAAACTTCGATGGAGGATTTATGTTATATAAATTTTTGACCACAGTAGTTAATCGACGAGTAACTTTCTTATATTCCTCAAATTCTGTATTTACAATATCGGATTCTTTTTCTATATCTCTTGTTATTTTTTTAAATGTTCTTGCTCCTATCGAATACATTTCTTGTATTTCTTTATTTGTGTATAAATTTTCTTTATATAGATTTTTTATTTTTTCAATATCAATAGACGATATATCGTGAATTGTTGTGAACGCTTTCTTAAAAGAAATATTATATTCCTGTGCGTATCTTTTTAATATAATTTCGCTATATCCAGTAGATATACAGGCATGGTATAATGATTTCGATAATAGGAGTGATACATACTCCTCAGAAAACTGACTTTTAAATTGTTCATATCGCGATTTTATTTTCTCTTTCGAAGGTGGAGATTTAATATCCCTCTTTGCAGGTAGTATATTATTAATTTGTAATATTCTCGATACAGTGGCCGAATCTAAACCGGACATCCTCGATATTTTAGCAATATGATAATTCTTGTTTAATAACACAACGTCAATCTTCCTCTGAGGGATGCGGCCGAGCCTTGTCAGCCCCAACTCTTTAATTATGTTCCTCATTGTCGGAACAGAAACAAAATATTTAATTGCTAAATTCTTTTGTGACATTCCGTTGTAAAAATGATCTTTTATTTCGGATATAGGTAAATTTTCTAATTTGATTCTTGTTGGCATTTTTGATTTACTCCTTAATGTATTTATCAAAATGTCAGTGATCAAACTAAAGATGCCGATGCTAAATTCGAAAAAGTAAAAAGCCCCTTTCGGGGCTTTTTACGACTAGTCTCTCGGTAGTGCTCTATTTAAGTTCCTACTCTTAGTTTGCAATCTATTAACATTATCTAATTGACGCTGATATCTTTCTCTTAGTGCTGCATCAATTGGAGGTAACTTTTGATCTTTAGCCTGTGCTTTCTTTACGTCTAACTCAAACAGTTTATCTTCTAATAATTGTCTACGCAATGTTTGAGAAGTATCTTGAATTAAATCTTGTGTTTGAAGTTTATCTTTCCCGACATCAGCAGCATGAGCATATCTTTCATCCACTGCAAATAATGCTGCTACTATAGCAATAATAGAACCGATAGATCCGAATGCTACTTTTAGTATATTGTTTTTAACTGTTTCTACTGTTGGCATAGTATGTTCTCCGATAACATACTATTTATCCATTATTGGGATTGTTTTCCCCACTTAATCTTATTCCATACCCGTTCGTGACACCAATATATAAATGGCTTGATAATAATTTCGGTTGCTCCGATTGCCAATGATACAGTAATTACACCTGTTATCATATACGAAATTGTTATAGTCGTTAAGGTACCGCACATCCGGTAGCTATATGCCTTTACCAGACTACGGAGACCTGACTCACCTTTATTTAAGGCCCAACTCTTTACGAATCTTTGTAGCAGAGATTTCATGTGTTACATCGTCAAATGTTTCTTGTGCAATAGTATAACCCACACCCCGACCATACCCTATATGAACAATGTTAGGCACTGCCTGAATTTCATATTGACCTTGATAGAGAGGGTCTAATTCTCTCCGAATAAAGTTTTCAACCTGTTTTAACTCAAAAGGATTAGAATCTTGCCACCCCTGACAATCTCTAATTTGAATTACTACCTGCCCTGTTTTTTGTATTAGCCTCTCAAATAATGCCTTATGCCCTGCATGAAACGGTTGCCAGCGGCCTAACATCTGCACTGTTTCTTTCTGCCAATTAAATACTGGGCGACGACGATTTTCTAAGATATGATTGCCGATAAATTCTGCCCACTTATCTGCGTTTTGTTCTGTCACACGGAAATCATACTGTTCTGGTGGAATAAACGCCTTGTTTGTATCTGCAAATCGACCTTGATCAATAGTGTCGACCCATATTGTCCAATCTGCTTTAAAGTTGTGACGCATCTCGGGAAGTGGTGCAACGAAGTCAGCAATAACAAAATCACCTGATGATTTAAATGCAAATTCGGCCATACGCAAAGATTGACGAATTCGGCCATCGTGACTGAAATCCCAGTCGTTGAAACGTTTGCGTATCTCGTCGGCGTTGAACCAATCTACCGATACTCTATAATCACCTAATTGAAAATCGGTCACCATTGCATTAGACAACGACATGTTGTTTGCTGTGCCATTCTCTTCCAGATACTTTTTAAGTGCTGTTGCCAGGAATGTTTTACCCGAACCTGGCAGTCCCATAATTAAAATTTTTGACATTATATTTTATACTCCTTACATATCATGTTATATATCTCTTCCCACGGTCTTTCGTAACTTACTGTTGGAAATAAATCAGTTGTGTAATGTGCGTTATATGGGTGCCTAATTAATACTGTTTGTAGACCGGCTTCATATCCAGCCTCTGCCTGTCGCATGTGATCTTCAATCCAGAAATATCCCGTATCTTGCCAATTTTTTAAAATATGCGCTTTGCTTGCACCCATTTCAATACAATTGATTTCTTTAAATACATGACCACCGAAAATACCGTGCAGATTCTTTGATCTATAATAATGGGCATGTGGCGCATCACTAAGACTTGTGACAACAATAAATCTAAAACCTTTATCTGAGAGTCGGGCTACATATTCTACGGAATCAGCAAATGGTTCCAAATCAGCAATACTCGGGCCCTCATTAAATTCCCTGACGAGTTCTGTAGCATATGTAGAAGTAATATTGTGCCTTTTCGATAACAGATATTGATCATCAGTATTGGGTAATTGTGGCATACCCTTACCATCCATGAACTTATTAAAACCGTCGTTCCAATTAACGAGGACGCCATCTGCATCAGTTAATATAATTCTTTCTTTCCCCATTTTACTAGCACTCCATGATAAATACATTATTAAAAGGATAACAATGTTTATAGAAAACAAATATAGCAAAATCTATTATAGTATAATAGATAGAGCGAAGTCAAGGCTTTCGCCCATACCACACGAGACTCACCATATACTCCCTAAATGTCTCGGCGGCAATAATGATAGAAACAATTTAGCAGATTTGACAATTAGAGAACACTATATCTGCCATTTATTACTTACAAAATTTACAACTAACGATGCAAGGCAGAAAATGTTTTATGCATTACATCGATGTACAAATACTGATAAAATAAAAATAAAATCCTCTAGAATTTATGAATATATTAGGTTAAATCATTCTCTTACTGTATCACTCAGGATGAAAGATAATAATCCAAATAAGCTTGGACGAAAACCAACAATCAAACAAAGTGCTGCTATAATAAAATCTAATTCAGAAAGGGTGTGGACTGAAGAATCTAAATCCAAAATGTCTAAATCTCAAAAACAGAGAAGAATCGATAGACCCGGTTCATTTAGTACAGCACCCAAATCTAAAATACATAAAGAGAATCTCTCAATTGCCGGACTAAATAAGTTTAGAAAATCTGATATCGATATATTTTCTTGGATTCATACTATATTCGGGTATTTCGAAGGAACTAGATCACAGTTAAGAGATACTTTTCCCGATCAAAAATTAAAAGTTTCGGAGTTATTAAAAATTATAGATCCCGCATATTCGGAAAAGAGCTATCACGGTTGGAGACTAAACTAATCATACATCAAACACTGTGCGTGGCCGTATATTTCCGAAAGTATCTGTAACTAACGGGATTTCCGCTGGTGCAGATATACGCAAATCAAAGTATGCCTCTTCGAGCGACTTCATTTGCTCTGGATATTTTTTCCACACGTATTCTTCAAACCTTGCGTATTCGCCCATGCCTTTACTTTCTCCGCTTATCATCTTCCTATTAAGATAATCGCCGATTGCACTAGACATAGTAATGTGTCTGTTTCTTAGTTGATTTACAAATTCAGCTGATTCAGCGACTTCCCATTCTGTTTTGGACCCCTTTTTCAGGCTGTGCTTGTGCGACAACACAATAAAAACTTTTTCTTTACTCATAAAATACCTTTCGAAATCATTTCAAGTTCACATAAAGTTGCACTAAGATTTAATTCAATATCAGAACACATAGTATGATTGATTAATCCATTTCTAATTGCAATAATCAGTCTACTCTGTTCTATATCATTTTCACTCCAAATTTCTAAATTCTTATACATGAATGTATATACATCATCATATTCGTCTTTACTGATTTTTTCGCATATCAGCTTACGAGCATCTGTATATCTACCTGCCTTGAATAACACTACCATATCAGTCTTGTAATCGGATACAACCTCAGAGTCTGCGTCGGGAGAATTTAGCTTTCCATTGAAGGAATTAGCCTGAATCATGCTAATCCCGCGGCGTAGGTCGGGATATGTCTTCTGTACTATAGCTTCTAATGCATCTGGGTCAATTTCGACGTTTTCTTTATCCAGCACATTAACCAATCGCATATAAAATTCGCTTGTATCTAATTTCTCTATATGCATACGACCAATTTCACATCTGGATTTAATCGCATCTATAATCTTGTGTGGATGATTACATGTAAGTAAGAATCTTACAGACCCTGCATACTTTTCTAATGTGCCTCTCAAAATACCCTGTGCTGGTGCCGAAAGACCGTCTGCTTCATCTAGAAATATATACTTTATATCTCCCACACCCATTGTTTCAGAAAATCGAGTAATAGTATCTCTAATAAAATCTACACCGTTATCCCTAGATGCGTTTACTTCTAATACATCAAAAGGATCTACGCCTAGTTCATTTAACAGAACTTTCACTAAGGTTGATTTACCCGTACCCGGAGACCCTGACAACAAGATATGTGGAAGTGCACCACTCTCTATCCACTTCTCTATTTGCTTCTTTTGTTTTTGATCTTTGAAGACATAGTCTCCTATCGTCTTGGGTCTATATACTTCTGTCCACAGATTCTTCATATGTTCTTTCTTAATTGACAAATAATAGCATAGCAAGACATGCTATGCAAGACTTTCGGCTAATGCAGGCCTAAAATGCGTGTGATGTAGTAAATTCAGAAAATATATTCATATCAGGATCTTCGTCCGATACAAGCATAACAGATTTAGGCCATTCTACACCCCATACCTGTATATAAGTGCCATCGTCTTCTCTTATCTTTAACATGCGAGTCCAGCGACCATTCTCGACCAATATCCATTGTCCAACAGAAATTTCATCGATACCTTCACCAATCGAATATACTCGGCCCCAGCGAGGGCGAATGCCTTCGCTCTTACCATTATCATCAGGAATAATAATTCCATTTATAAGTCTAGAACCGCGTTCTAAATCTGTTACCAGTACTTTACCTTTTAATGCTTTAATTCGCATTTGTATCCTCTGACTTGATATATTGTTTAACTAATTCACGACCTTCTACCACATTGCTGAAATCATACTCTAAAATAGATTCAAGTGTACACTGAAGATTATAAATTTGAAAGGGCCTACCTGGTGCGGTCCTGCCATATAGTTTTCCGTCTTTTTCCCACACTTTTGTGATATTATTTTCCATCGTTATCCCCTTCAACAATAATATCACCAGAAGGTAACTCGGTTTCTTTAGGCACTACTTTGGGTGCTTTAACTGCTTTAGGCGCCTTAGGTGCTTCCATTTGGATATCGGGTACAATAGGCTGCTTACCTTTTAACCCCGTATTTGTAATAACAGTTTGAACCCGGTGATTATCTCTGGCTATTTGATCTGCTGTTTTTGTTATTACACCACGGTTAATTTGGTCGCCTCTTGCATTGACCTTCATATTACCAATTGCAGGAATCTTCTCATTTTCGCGACTTAGAGATTCCATATCTATTGTCGCACCTCTGTATGATACATGTCGAGCCATATCTTTTCCTTATAAAAACTATTTTAAAAAATCTCTTATATCTAAATTATATTTTATCGAATTAATACGATGTGTACCTATCAAATATAATATATAAGAACTAGTAGAACTACCTCTGCCAACACCCCAAACAAATTTATTCTTTCTCATATAATCAATGAGAAAGATGAATAGTCTTAATAGCATAATCAATTCTCGTTCCTCGTAAAGTAGATACTCTTCGTCTACTCTATTTATTTCTTCTTGTGTCGTACATTTATCATATAACCACGCACGTACATCTATTTGCTGATAGATAATTGGAAATATCCATTCGTCTGCACATTTGTGATGGAACTCATCAAATGTTAACTTCTCCTCAGGGGCATCTAAAAATGTAATAGTTTCGGGCAGTAACATTGATTGATACTGTTTGAATAAATCTATCTCTTCATTGAATATAACATTTAAATGACTTATATTCTTTCCCTGGAGTAGCAACTCTCTGAGGTCAGTATCAGAGAGTATGGCTTGTCCGTATAGATTAGTTCTTAAACTTTCTTTGGTTTCCATTTTTCTATCTGTACAATTCTAGCAGGCTCATTTAGTATGCTCATAGGTATTTCTGCTACTTCTGTCACAATACGATGAAACTCGCTCATTGGATCAACTATATCCTTGAATAGTTCTTCGTCTGTTAATTTATTATCTAACGGTCTTACGAATTCAAAACAAAACCCGTCATCTCTTATCCACCATGGCATCTTATCGCGTGTAGTGCCTTCTGCATAGTATTCAGATGTTGTCATAGGAAGTATATAATTACCGTCTGTGCAATCGTATGTATATTGGAGTGCTGTATCACTTGCTTTTAAATGTATCTCTCCCACCATTAAATTAGGAAATGCTAATGCCGATATCTTAGAATGTAACAACTGTATAAGCATATCGTCGTTAGGTATATCTGGGCAATACATCATTATATTGCTCGATAAATTAGCAATATACAGATCGTCTTCATTATTTACATTCACTACTACAATATTTGGTAAATTCGTATCTAACCAAAAATAAATCTTTTGATACGTTATGCTTGCGTCATATTCTACGAGTTCTTTTGCCTTACCTTTTTTTCCGGTAGCAACAAGATCAATAGTTAATTTCCAGTCTACAGGTATTAGATCACTATCTCGTATCCTAATACCTGTAAAGTCATATTCCAACGTCATATGACTTTTGATAAGATGGCGTCCTTTTTTAATCATCTAATTTTCCTAATTCGAGTGGCTTATTTTTATCAGGATACTTCTTATTAAATTCATCTTCTGAACTCTTTTGTTGCCTCTCTAAACGAGCATCCTCTAATGTCTGTATTACTTCTTTGATACTATGAACAGTAGGATTATGTCCTAACATTACTTGAGCGTTCATATATGTATATGCTCGACCTAATCGTTCAATTATTTCTTCGTCCGTTAATTTACTTGCATCTAGAAAAGGGTGCATGATACTCCTTATTGATGTATTTATGTTAAGATTACTGCAACCCCTATAATGCTGATTTTGTAGAAGAATCCTTTTTAAAATATTTCGTTATGGCTCTCTGAAACTTAGAAGCCCATTCCTTATCATAAAATATAGCAGTAAATAAAGAATTTTCTATTGTTGCCGATCTTATCAACCCAGGGTGATAAATTGGGAAGATCCTACTATCTAATAAATTGACAGAAATCATATATTCTTCGGAACATAAATAATATTTAGGTATTCTGTCTTCATCCTCTATCTCGGATATATCACTGCCTTCTGCTAATCTTCTTGTGGCAGGCATCAAAGGATGGCCATAGAAGATTACGGGATTATCTAACGTGTATATGCGTGCATCCTCGTATTGTAGTATAAGTTCGTTCTTAAATGTTACCTGACTACTACTTGGACTCGGTTGCTCGACTATATGCAGCGAGCTATCTCTAAAATCCATTAATTGCTCTACAAACTCGACACGACACTTCCATACAAAATCGGGATTATCTTCCTGATCTTCCGGTCGCATACTATTTAATATTTTTGTCGTTTTCTTATAATAGTCTACAGCACTAGGCGAAAACTGTAAGAATTTAAATGTCCTAAATTCGTCTGTGTATAGAGATTTGTCCATTATACATACATATGATGTCGCTTATAGAATGCTGTAACATCATCCTTTTCAGAAAAACGTAGGACAACATATTGTCCCATGTCGAGTTCGGCATAAAGCCCCTTTACCGATTTGAATCCTTTTTGGATTTCATTTAGCCGGCGGTAAAACATGGTAGGATGTAATTTTACTGATATCCAATCTGCTGTGTAGCTATCAACAGATATTGGGTCACCGACAATGCATTTGCCTTCTTGCTTCATTTACTTCTCCAATGGTATAACTGAATTCGATGGTACGAGTTTCTTTAGATAATCTATCATTAATGCACGCCGATGTCCTTTAACAGACACCCTGTATGCATCCACAAAATGATTCCATTGATTGGGCGGATATTTCTTTATTGGCTTAAGAATGCCATCTACCTTAATAGAGTAGAGCTTCTGTTCTTTTAAATTCCAGAAATATCCCGTATATTTGGTTGCAACAAAATCAGCGGGTAAGGTTACCACATTTATTCTCCATAACATGACACCATTTTTCTAAAATAGACTGACCCAATACTTTTTCATTGGCAGGAATAGAATAATCTTTCAATGTGACCAAATGTTGTGACATCGACAACGTATATTCTTTTCCAGATGTTGTTCTTATATTAAACTTGACATCACCTTTTAATTTATCAATTATTTCTTCGCCTTCTTCAATGCGAAGATCAATACTTTCGATAAAAGGTATACCTATAATGATGCCGTCGGATACGACGAAACCCGGTGTATATAATGCCATCAGATTAAACTAAGATACAGTGCCGATCCTGTGTCAAAATCTTCTTGGAAAATATAAATTTTCGGACTAACAGTCTTGCCTGTAGAGATGGTTTTCAATACACGGCCTTCCATAGTCCACTTATCCGAACCTTTCCCAACATTTGTATTCAACCAGTTTACGATTTTATAAAAATGTTCGCGGTCACGGATGGTTACGCGGAAGGAATGAATTGCATTTTTTTCTTTAAGGTTAGCTGTTTCTAACTTTGTGATTTGCTTGATCATATTACGCTTTCTATAAATAAGTGTTTATTTTACTATATATACACTGATGGGTCAACCTTCGGACGGATATGCAAAAACTTTTACTCCGGATTCTTTCATCATTTCCAAAGCAACAAGCATATCTTCTTGCCATCTTTCGGGAGACTTCTCGGCCGTGAATTGTGCATCAATAACAACTGTCTTAATGCCACGTTGAATAATAGACTGGGCGCAATTAGTACACGGTGAGAATGTAACAAACATAACACAGTCAGTTAAGTCAGCACGTGGAGATAAATCCATAGCATTGCGTTCGGCATGGCACATCCATTTATACTTAAGGGGTCTTTCTTTACGTTCCTCTACAGTATCATCTATACCTTTAGCCATACCATTAAACCCCCAAGAAACTGGAGAACCATCTAATGTAGTAATAACTGCACCTACTTTGGTCGATTCGTCTTTGGACCAAGTCGACACATCTTTAGCCATTCCTAATAGGCGGCTGGCCCATTTTGGGTTTAGTACATCCATTATCTTGACAACATCTCTCTTGTGATAATTTGCGAAAGTTCTTCCCCGAAATCATCATCGTTAGCAATAATGTACAGGCCTGTCTTTCTTGTATCCATTAATCGATCATAACTTACTGTTTGAATTATCTTGCCGCCGCCCTTTGCCGAATATACAACAAACGACAAACCAGATGAATCTTCGAATTCACCGTTTGAAAGCATTGCGTTGTGTTTTCTTAATGGCCGCGGGTCCGATCCTATCAAATTTGCCTCATCGGAGTGTATCCAGTTAAGCAATTTCCTACACAGTTTTTTAAAACTCATTAAATATCTCCTTCTTTAGACCATACTATATTATAATTTGATGTCATTGTTCTGCCTATTGTTTCTTTTTCGACATCTCTATCATAACTCTCTTTAATTGTCGTCCTGTTTGTTTTCCAAGGATAAGCATTATCTTCCCCTCGGACCTCGACTTCCTCTGTATTATAATGGAATGGGCCGTGATATTCAAGTATTTCGACAATTTTTGTCTTATCGCCCCTGTATCCTGGTTCGAATACAACAAGGTCGTATAATATCCATCTACCATTCTTATAAATCCCCCATTCATATAGACCGGCTTCGAAATCAGCATACGCGCACTGATCTATAATATAAGATTTCTCCCGTATATAATTTCTGATATATTCGGTTGCTTCTTTACTCGAATTCGATCGGTCAAATCCGCCATTGGCAATTTTAGTCGCAACAGCCTTGGCAGAAATATCTTTATTCTTCATCGGGCTTTCAAACCCATATCTGTTGATATTTGTTAATTTCTTACGATCCTGTATCTCCGATGACTGCCACGGGTGTTTAACACCGTAGTTCTTTAAACAAGTATCTTCTTTCTGTAATTTAACTGACGCTACTTTAGAAGGATTATCTATTCCATCATATTTCTTTATAAATATTGCCCGGATCTTATCTTTAATGATTTTAGATGATGCTGGATTTGTTGTTCCATATTTTATTAAATTAGTTTCTATAGCCTTAAGTCTTCCACACTCGGGACAACCGGAATTAGATCTGTGATCTGCTGGTCGCTGTTCGAATTCACCGTGCACAGGACACCCGATTTTAATTTTAGTAGAATTATTTACATAATTCACATTGTCATAATTATATACGGTTGCCCTGTCCAACCTAACTCTTGCTATCATTTCTAAAAATTTAGATGTCTTGTTCATAATATGCCTCCTACTTATTTATCATAAATAAAAGAAATAGGTGATATTATATGTTAGATATCTCCCGCTTCGCGGTTTTCCGATCTTTCTACCGAAAATACTCCGCCGGGGTATCTCGAAGACAATTTATCAACATTCATCTGGATAATAGTATTTGGGTCTACACCCAGACTGCGGCAAGTATTCGTCCAATAAAAAATAATATCACCCAATTCTTTCTGTAAATGTTGGTGAACTTCAGGTGTTAGCGGTTTGGAATGAAATATAAGTTTTTTTACAATCTCGCTAAATTCCCCCGATTCACCGCACATACCCATAGCTCCAGTAATCAATAACGAAACATTTACATCGGGCCCGTGTTTAGCAGTGGCGCCACCTTCAAACACTTCGAAGTTAGCATCCAGTCTATCCAAACTATTCATAAAAGTTGTTAGATCTTCACTCTCCTTACTAGTTATTGCTTCCACGAAGTTGGTATATAGATTCAAATCTACTGTATTTGTAATTTTCTTTGTCATTATTTTCCTTAAATGTATGTTTCTTTTCTTACGTACTTAATCATTTTATAGAACTTCTTGAAATCTGCCAAACTGTATTCATCATTTGTTTGTTTGGCGGATGCAAATATAGATCGTCTAGGCTTCCCTAATGTAATCTTATGAATATCTTCTGCATTTTTATTAGCTACTATATTACATATTTTAAATTTTCCCGAAGGAAGAACAGCAGATCCCCAGATATATGGCAGATCTATTATATATCTAGTTTTATTTGTTTTCTCCAATATTAGCACACCTATATCTTCGCATGTTCTTGCACTAGCAAACAATTCTGCTGCTTCAACGATATCTATTTCTTCTAGAGTTATATCTACCTTAGGCACAGAAATATCAGATACATATTTAATTAAGCCGTCTCCAGAAAAATAATGTGCATGATTCAGTGTCATTTGATATGAGCTACCAAAATACGAATTCTTTCTTTGAATAGATTCGTTCAATTGTTTTATAGCTTGAGCTCTTGTCATTCCTGTCGTATCTTTTTCAATAATTTTCAGTATTTTCAGATCTGCATTATAATAAAATTTATCCGGCCCTACTTCTAGGATCTGCCTACGTAAATATGTTTGTGTTTTATAGTCGGCAGGTGTTGTGTAATTATTCAGTGTGCCATATAACGATGCTACACCCATATATCTGCCTTGTAAACCATTCTGTAAAAGAACAGTATCGCCGATAGATACGTCTTGTATATTTACTTTACTATCTAGTAGTTCTGTATTTTTAATTGCTTCAAGATATGTATCGGAATTTATAGGTACCAATTTCATCTTTGTATCAGAATCTTCTCTTGCCCATACACACTTTTGCTGTATTAGTCCTTCGATGATACCTGTTACATGTAATATCTCTTCTAGGTTCTGAGTAGTTATGCTAACTAATATTCCACGTGGATCAATAACTAACCATTTTGTACTAGTCGAATAATTCTTATTTTTAGTTTTATGTAGTGTAAAACCCGGCAGAGGTATATTTTCATATTCTTTGATATCTGAATATCGATTACTGATTACTTCGAGTTTCTTTCTTTCAGCGTTAGAATCGCCGTACGGAATTACTTCTGCTTCTGGTAGCTCGTGTGACTGACTTGTCGGATCACATCCGAAATAAATAGTCTTTGCAACATTTATCATTATGAATTAACTTCCTAAACCGAATTGTATCTTAAACATTAATGCATCTGTACTATCTTCAAATCCAAATTTATTACCACCCAACATAGTCCAGTGTGCTTCTAAATTATCAACGCACCACATAACAATGCCTCTTCTGGCAATTTCATAATAAGGAATATTCAGATGTGTACAAGTCCAAACAATATCTTTATGTAGGTTCATCTCATTCATGGGTACATACATATCTTTTTCCATGCTATCCTATCTAGTTAATGTAGTATTATAGCAACAGTTGTAAGTTTTGTCAATCTAATGACACAGGACTAGATTTTATATGGCGCCCAGTTATCTTTTGTCTGTGATAATCTATTTGCAATAATAAACATAGATATGGGATTATGACCTAATCCTAGATGGCATGCACCGGGCACTTCGATATTTTCGTACTGTGCGCCGGATATTTCGATAGAAGATTCCCAATGAACTACACCGTCTGTTCTGCTATATATAGAGGTAAACGGCACAGGTGGCGGTTCTGCTATTTTCCTTAATATATCGGGATCTTTGTGGCTCGTGTCTTTGCTCAGCAATTCATATAGCAAGGTAGCATTTGTACTGTCGGTACCTTTGAACGGTGTCCCTAGCGTGATCACTTGTCTTACTGTATCGGGAATTACTTTCGCTATCTCTCGTGCGTATATACCACCCAAACTCCATCCTATTATACTGACTTGTTGCCCATCGGATGCCTTTGATACATACTCGGTTCTTTCAACTAGTTTGTCTAGAAGTACATCCATACCATCCTTAGGTCCCAGATTTCTACCTAGTCCCCAAGGATGAGTGTCGTAACCTAAACTTGTTAAAAAATGTCTGATAAAGTGTGTCGAACCATCTGATGTGCCAAGACCGGGTATAATTATTACAGGGTGATTATCACCTTTGGGCGAAATAAATTGGAGGGGTACATTTAATAACCACCCCAACCCATATTCGTAAATTGCCCTCAATACCTCTACACTCAATAATGCCTTAGATGGTGCCATACGTTACCTTTATAATAACGTATTTATAGGAAATCATATAGTTTTGTCAAGGTATCAAATTTAATAATACCCTTCTTTACTAATTCAAAAATTAATAATTCTGATTTAGCATGTGCATTATTGTGTTCTTGTACTGTAAGAAGAGCTAAATTTTCCCGCTTATTGTTTCTTTTATCACCATCTATATGATGAACTACATAACCATCAGGTATAATATGTCCTAATTCTTCTTGTATTACAAAAATATGCTGTCTAATCCAACCTGAATTATTTAGATTTTTTGATCCCTATCAAAATAAGACACTTTGACCACATCCACAACTGGATTTTACCGTGGGGTTGTTGAACACGAAGGATTCTCCCATAAGGTCCTTTTTGTAATCTATCTCTGCTTCTTCTAAATACATGCTGCTGGCTGCGTCTACCAAAAGTTTATATTCATCCTGCAAGATATATTCGAGGTCATCTTCTTCTTTAGTGGTTTCTACCGCAAAATAGTAGTTCATGCCAGCACATCCTCCACCCTGAAGTCCGAATCGTAATAGTGGTGTAGTTTCGCCACGTAAAACATCAATCATTTTTAATCTTGCTGCGTCTGTAATTTTCATTACTATATTTACCTTTTGGAAATAATATGATCGATAAGACCGATTTCTAATGCCTTCTCCGGCCTTAAGAAATTATCTCGATCTGTCAACGTAACCATTGTATCATAATCCGTTTTACCGTAAGTAAAATCTGATAACATCTTGTTGAGTTTGCGCTTTAGATACAGTGTTTCGTTTGTATGAAGTTCGATATCTGAAGCTTGACCACTATATCCCGATAATACTTGATGAATCATAATAGTAGCATTAGGTAATGAGTATCGTTTACCTTTGGCGCCGGCTGCAAGAAACAAAGAACCCATGCTTGCTGCCTGACCTGTCACATAGGTACAAATATCAGGTTTTACATATTCAAATAGGTCCGTAATTGCTAAACCTGCTGTAACACTTCCTCCGGGGCTATTGATATATACATGAATATCTTGCTCCGGGTTTTCTGCCTCCAAGAATAACAATTGCGCTACTGCTATCTCAGACATTTGATCTGTCACTTCTCCGTTAAGGAAAATAACTCGTTCTCGCATTAATCTGCTTGCTAGATCATATGCTCTTTCACCCTTAGATGATGTTTCAACGACTGTCGGCCAAAAATGTGCCATAATTTGTTTTCCTTTATGTAATTAGATAAATCTGTATAGTAGTATATAAAACTTAACTATATAAGTCAAGATACTCGAATGCAACTTGCTTCTATTTTATTCAATGCAAACATAGAATCTCCTATGCGAACTGCTATAGCGCCTTTATTTCGAGCGACAACCATTACGGGCTCGCCTGTAATGAATCCTAACTCGCCAAGACGATGAATGATATGATGGTAGCCAGTTTCTACAAGTTGGTCTACTATCCCTGTATAATTGATGGGCACATCGTATAGTGTCATCTTATTTGATAAATAGTAATATGAAATTTAAAGACTTACTCTTAGAATCACCTACCGATGTTGTTGCCCGTTTTTATAAAGAAGCTGGTAAAGATTACGAAAAATTCTACAATCCCGAAGTAGTCAAATATCAGAAAAAGAATGCCAAATATTACGACGAGTACTTCAAAGAATGGTTCAGCGAAGGTGTTGTTCCTGTATTCATGAAACCTGTAACTAAATCACAGCCCGAATATACAAACGTGCCTAAAGAAAGCAAACTACAATCCCCGGGTTACCGCGGATTGCAATATGCTCTTGCTGCTGCAGGTTTGCCTTATAATCATAAGGTTCAAAGATATGAACCTAATCCATCTAAGATGCTTACAGCACAAACGATGGATGCTGCCCGTAACAATAACGGGCAATAAATTACTTAGCTTCTTTACGAGCGTTCTTTTCGTCTGTAATTTCAGCGCGGCGTGTCTTAGCTAACTTAGCCAGATCGCCCAATGCCTTACGTGCGCGAGTTCCTGCAGAAGCATTTCCACCCACAAATTTAGCATCTTCTTTTTCCAAGGCTACCATAGCCTCTCTAATTTGATCCAATGTTGTCATACAATTTCCTTATTATGTGTTTCAATTTTTAGTGTCTTATACACCGACTAAATTGTAAGTCTTATTCTCTTTCTAATACAGCATTAATACTTGCTGCAAGGTCTGCATCATAGTTATCTGCCGTATCGTCGAACCAGTCTGTTTTTTCTATCGCCCACTTCCAGTAGCTGGAAGGAATTTCGTTCATTGGTACGCCTTTATGTTTTCCAAAAGGCATAAATTTATAAAGTGTTGGTTCGGCCATCCATTTAAGAATCTGTGGACCGTAAGGTTTATCTAAATCTAATACGTTCATAGATTCCATAAAATCGACAAGTGCTTCTAACAATCTGCCTGTCATAAAACAATCATTGCCTGCACGATGGCAATGCATTTCGATGGGCACATCTAACTCGAGTGCAAATCTTAAGTAGGGTAGATTCATTTCTTCAATCTCTGGCATCTCATTAAATATCTTTTTAGATAATTTAAAGGTGCATAGCCAATTATGTTTAGATGTATCAATACCGTGTTTGTTTAAAACACGCATATCATATAAATGATTATGTGCAACCATATACCCATTTACATATCCGTCTACTACTGACTGGAATACTTCGGAAGATTCTGCAAATGTAGTTTTATCTTCAACCATCTTGTTAGTTATATAACAGATGGATTCAATCTTTGGCGGTATAATTCCGGTAACGGGCTTATGTAAGTCTTGGAAAATAGTCCAACTATCATCTTCCCTAATAACAAATCCTAGCTCAATAATCTGTGCTGTATTGAAATTATTACTCGTGGTTTCAGTATCTACGATTAGGCAGGATTGTAAAAAATCTTCTTTTTGCGACATTCAGTTCTCTCCAGTAAACATAAGTATAATACTTACTTACTCGAAAGTCAATAACTCACCCAAGAATAATGGCACAGAAGTGCCATTAAGGGGAGATATTATTTACCTTGAGTCAATTTTTGTAATAGTGCGTTAGCAGTCTGCATAGATTTATGCATATTGAACATCATTTCATTTAACGCATCAATTGTTTCGGCTGTAGGATTTTCCGATCCAGCCTTAACTCTTTCTGCTCTGGCACTATCGAATCCTTGCGGTTCCGTATTGCCGGCAATTTTTCCAAGCATACTGTCAAACTTGGCATCGCCCGTTGCTTCTGGTATCGGTTTTTTCTTACCGCTCGAGAATTCATCTAAGTTCATATTAACGACCGTAGCCTTTCATGTTACCGAGTTTAGAGAAACGACTCATCCATTCTAGCACCTCTGGATCAGCGCCTTCGTCGACTTTGTCCTTAGCCTTATCAGAACCATAAGTTCCTTTATGGGTCAGGCCATCTTTTGTCTTAGTAACTTCGCCACCCTTATGTGTCTTAGTCTTATCGCCTGTCTTGGCTTCTTTCTTATCTTCTTCCTTGTCTGCTTCCCACGGCTTGCCTTCTTCGAGATTTACTTCTTCTGGAGGAGCCTTAAGCTTTTCTTTCTTAGCCTGATCTTCGTCCCACCCTTCTTCGATATCTTCTTCCTCAACCTCTTCCTTCTCTGCTATATATGGTTTTGGACGAGCCATTAACACTGGTGCACACGATTCTACCAACCTGTCATATTTCTTTAAATTCTTAAGCATTGCTGCTACATCTTTATCTACATTTTCCATGATCTCTGTTCCTTTATTATTAAATGATTCCGGCATTGTTGGTGCTGTACCTGGCGGAAATTTTCCGCCTCCCGTTGGGCCAGCGCCGGCGCCCATTGATCCTAAATCTGAATCTGTGTCTTCTAAATCTTCTTCGTCTAACTCGTCTTTATTAGTTTTACCTTCTAACATTCTTCGAGCAAATTCTGTGATACTTTCCATAGGTGCAGCTTGTGGCAGCGTCTCAACCGGCGGTGATAGTTGCGGTTGTTCTTGCCCGGCATCATCCTTCTCTACGTGCTCTTTAGGACGAACTTCGTCTGTCATATATCCGGCAGTTATAAACTTCTTTAATTTTGTAATTTCTTCATCTACATTATATGTCCTAATCTTACTCATATCGGGATCTTGCAATGCGGGGTCTTCTGAAAATGTCTTTTCTAATTCTACAATTTTGGCCTTATTCTGTTTTAATGCAGCAACAAGATCTGTATACAAGTAAGGAAATTTTGTTCTTATATCCTCAGGCTTAACATTTTCGTCTGCTATATCTTTAAAAGATAATCCTGAATCCGGACCAAACTGATATTTTTCTTTACCTGTTATTTCTTTACCTGTCATACTACTTTTCTTACTGATTGTTTCCGGCACAGCAGGATACATCTGATATAACATTGCCTCACCAGCATATCTCTTAAACATATCTCCATATGTAGAATTTGCAGTACACCACTGTGTTCCGGATCCTAATTTACATGCTGCTGCTCTGTTTAAAGCAACTGTAATTTTATAATCTGCATTATTAATAAGCGGAATAGCCCGAGCCATTTTATCCCTGGCGGCAAATTTTGCAGCATTGCGAACATCCTCTAACTTATCTTGATAGTGATGAACCATGTATGCACCGATTTCGCGCACACTCTTAAATTTGGAAACTTCTTTGTGAGCGGGGTCTAATTCGTTACGATTCTTAAGAATTGTCCAATCCCTAAGATTCATATTCATCACACCCTTCAAATCTTCCCAGTTGTGACTACCTGCAATATATCGTCTAACAATCCAGTCGCTATACATTCCGTCTCTAGAATATATAGTACCTTCATACCCTTCTTTTTCTATCTTATCGATATTTTCAAGAAACCACTTTGCAACATCTTCGTCGGATGCCTTTTCAAATTTCCTATCTGCATTAGGTGGAAAGACAGACGGATTAAAATCCGCATCTCTTCTCACTCTTGCTGCCAGGCCGCTTACTAAAGTCTTATCGCTCATAACACGCTGACTACCTTTAGTCAGTGCAACGTCCTCTAATAGAAATGCTTCTGGCAAATAATTTGCAAATGTCATCTTATAGCCCCGATTAATATCTTTCTTAGAGATTGAATAAGCGGTTCTAATTTCATTGCTGGACCTTTTGCTAAATTCGATACGGCTGTTTGATAATTCTTATCATAGGAATTAGCGCCTGTTGCCTTCTCAATTGCCTTTGTCAGGATATTATTCAATGTACCTGATAGAGCAACCGGACCCTTTGTATCAACTGCGACCTTAATTTCATTTATCGCTTTACGTACAGATGTCAGTCTTTCTAAATCGCCCTGGTGATCATCACGTACAGCATCTTGCAATGCTAAAGATACTTTACTATATGCTTTAGAAATTATTGGCTGCAGGATAGGCCGAATTCTATCAAATATTCTTGTCTTAGCTTCCGATACACTTAATGCTGGTGCAGGATTCTTAAGATCCGATCTGGCTTTTATCTTTTCTCTCTCAACCGATCCCTTATGTGGCTGTATTTCTGCTTCTGCACCCTTCTGGTCACCTAACTGGCCTTTTCTGAGCGCATGGAATCCACTCATATACATGGTTGTTAATCTACCGATTTCATCAGACAATAATTTAAATACATTATACTGTGACTGGGTATCTTTACCATGAAATAATCCCATTCTAAGTCTTTGCACTGTAGGATCCGTCGTTGTAAACTTATCCTCATCGTCGTCTTCTTTATCTTTTGCTTCAACATCCTTGAATAAAGATGAATCTAATTGCTTACCGTCATTTTGGAAAGCAATAACTTGATATTGTAGATATGGTGCATTCAAATCCTGATTTGGATCCGATGCAAATCCTTTTGGATTAGGACGTTTTCTTGTCGACGGTTTATTTCTTTCATGTGCAAAATATTCTTCGGACGGACGAATAGCTGCTACTCCGTGTGTACCTTTAACAATAATAAAGTGATCCGGATGATTCTTGAAATAACCGTATAGAACGTCTCTATTAAATGGCAATGGTTCCATATCTGCTTCATTACTTAATTTATGATTTCTATGTAATAATTGCAATAAATTCCAACCGCCCTGGTTCTTTTCTTGCTTTCCTGGAGATCCCGGTTTCCACGCAATCTCCTTGCTTAGTGTACTTTCCTCGATCTCTTCAGATTCTGTAATTATTAGCTGTTTCAACGCAGACTTAATTGCCTGATCTAATTCTAATTCTTCAAATAGTGATAACGACATGTCTTTTCCTTTGTTAGATTCACGTAATCTTGGCGTATTTCCGCCACCTAATCTTGTGCCTGGGTCTCTGGCTGCTGGTCCTTGTATTCTTGCTGTATTATCGGGGTAAGCATATATGTATTGTCCGTGATCATCTCTTACCACATGGAATCTAATACCATTTGCTTTATATTCTTTTACATCAACTTCATATCCGGGCACTACTATACCGTGACTTACTTCTACTCGACCTAAATCGTCTGCATTGTCTCGTAACCATCCGGCGACTGCTCTTAGTTCTGCATCTGTATTTGGACCTTGTCCTTCTACGTTGGCAATTGTTTGTATTTGTCCAACAGGGGTGGATGTAAACATACCAAATATATCTTTACCCATGCCTCTTATATGAGCATCACTCATCCCCGGTAAGTCTCGTACATGATGCCATTCGGGTGATTGGACACCTGCGGCGCGCATTGCTGTACTAACCACTGCGGGAACATCTCTTGCTGTTCTAACAACTAATTCATTTTGCGGAATAACAGGCTCTTCTGTATCCGGTGTTATTGCAGCACGATTAATAAGGTCCATCGAACGTCTCATGCCGTCGGACGGATTCATATTACTTAATCTATCTTGTGTGGATTGTCTAGATGCAACAGGGAGTGATGCTGTCGGTTCATTACCTACAGGTTCATTTCCTTGCTCGTCGGGTATATTAGCTAATGGTTGATCGGGCTTAGGATTAAACAAATCGTTCATGTCATTCCAAAATGGATCATCTTCTTGTTTAGTATCTGTCTTAGGCTTATTGGGCTTTGGCGAAGGCATCGGGCCCGTTGCTTCGTCCATGTCTGGAGAGCCGCCTGTTGTATTACCCATAACTTCGGAATGGTGCTTCTCTAATTGCTCCGGAGTCATTCTATTTAATTCGTCTTCATTATATGCTTTATCGGAATTACTCAATCCCATGGATTGCATATATTCGATTGATTTTTTCAAATCCATTGCATCATCTTGATCTGTATTAAACATCATATTTGTAAAATCGGCATAATAATTATGATTGCCGGATCTTGCGCCTAATTGACTTTGCTCTTCACCAAAAAGTGGTTGCTCTACATCTAATGTATTTTGTGGCTGTTCATCAATATCATAACCACCCTCGGCTGCATCGGCACAACGGTCACATTGATAACCACGACGCTTGTCTTGCAATGTTAGGGCATCTTCTGCTCCGCAGGATGGGCAAGGATATATACGTGGGTTATCATCTGTTGCTGCTCTTAATGCGCTATTGCCACCCGGATCTGCAAACATTGAACGATCGTCGTCATCTTGATATTCTCTATCGTCATACTCTTCGAAATCATCTTCATCATCAAAATTAAGTGGATTTTCATCCAAATTATCTTCAGCGTGTGTCATTGGGGAATCTTCCCCACCAGTTGGTTCGAATTCTGTTTTTGTTACAATATTTCCAATCTTAACGCCCTTACCTGCACCTAGTGCCTGTGTTGCCTTGGGTTTTTCTTCGGTGTCATCTGGAAAACATGTCTTACAGGACCATTCTCCGCAACCGCATTCATCTAAAGCAGGTTTATCTTCTGCAAGTGGCTTACCTTCGTCAGCTAATGCTTCCTCTACAGCCGATATCCATTTTGAAAATTCGTTTCGTTGATCCATTGCTGGCCCCTTTATACTCAATATACTTATTTATCATGTATGGTAGAGTTTCCGGCGATTAAAAAAGATACCTAAGTATCTTTCTATTTAATTACAAGTCAATTGATTGTTTTATTTTAGTATAGGCTTGTGTGGCTCCTGCACCTAACGTAACTAATAATAGTAAGGGTATGGTTACTGTGCATACAACTACCATACTCAAAATTTGTACAGAGAGCGATGGTGTCTTATTCTCATCTAACATTAACCAATGCCCCGTAGACATAGTTCTATTTGATTTTTGTATCATTTTTTAATTCTTTCTCTATAATATAATCCGCTATTTCCGGAGAAAGTGTTGTATACATCCTATCGAGGTGTGTTTCACAATATGCCTTACCATATATTGTTGGTTGGCGGCATCCTTCACCTTCTCCTACCCAAGAACAAACATTGCGTTCCACTTTATTAGACTTTGTCATCTATCTTTTCTTCTAAATGTTCTAATATAATTTTGTCGTATCCATTCAGTAAAGCATACTCTATAATTTCTGTTATTACTACTTCATCTTCTGTTGTAGCATACCATAATACTTTTGTAGGATCTATTTCTTCAAATCCCGATAAGATAGAAATCGATTCGTCAATATATGCTTGATAGCTTTCAGATTCGAATATATAGGACCCTTGTGTAGCAGATAAGATATCATCATAAGGTATAATTTGTATTGTACCTATGACATCTCCCTTTGGGTCTGCTACTGTATATTCTGTACCTAACGATAAAATGTCTGTTATTTTATACATGTTTTCTCCTGAAAATTATTAAGGAACTATTGTTATTTATAAAGAAAAGAGATACTTAGATTTATTATCATAGAATCTCTTAACCCCACTCATTCTTACCAAAATAGCATCATTAACTATACCTGATATAAATTCAGATATCTTTGACGATACTTCGTCCGACGGAATATCATCTGTTGTAATATTTGAAATATCTATTGTTGCTGAATCTTCTGTAGGTAATTCTCCCAATATAGTTGGGTAAAAAGACACATTAGAATTCTTAAATAGTATGCCTTTATAATCTACAGAAACTGAATAATTATTTGTTTCGGATTGAACGCCCAATATAGTATGAAAATTCTTACCTAAAGAATTTACTATACCGAATAATTCTACAATGGCTTTTGGAGAGATCTGAATTCTGTTTTCGTCTATCACTGTGGTCGATCCCTTTCCAAATAATATATGGTTAAAGGCGGCGCCATCACGCACAATTATATTTCTATAAAAAAATGACAGTGATGATATATGATTCTTATAAAAACTTCTTAAATTCAAAGTAGATTCGGGACTTAAAATATAATTCGTTACTGCATTAAGAGCACCGAAACTTTCTATTTCCTCAATAACTTCTACTTCGATACCGTCTAGTATATCAAAGACTAATAAGGAATTATAAAATGTTTCGTAATCGGCTTTATATGTTATATAAATGGGCTCGTCTATCTCTCCTACAATCTGCAGAGTAGTTTGGTTCTGACATAGAAGATAGGCGATAGTAGAAAATATTTCGGAATCATATAATTCTTTTATATCTACCTGCTGACTAGACTCCAAAGAGTTATTAACAATAACATTTGGATGATCGTACAATTTCTTACTTATATAAATTTCATTACCACTAATTACTAATGTTAAATCTGTAATTAACGGATCAACGATCATTCGAACTTTATTATTCTGTATATGAAATCGTTGTTCGAAGAATCTACCTAGGTCAGTATTTTTATATTTGTCTTGTTTTGACAGAGATAATAATTCCTGGTGATACTTACCTAGAAAGGATTTAACGGGAATTAATTTGTCTAACATTCATGTATTCTAATATTGTATTTATTTTAAATTTCTTCTAATGTGGTTACTAGAGGAAAATTATTTAATCTGGAGAAACTAGTAGTTTCTACAACCTTCTCATTAGCCACTTCGTGTGTGTAGGGCGAGCCGGCAATACCTATACCATTCTCATGAACTTCTTGTGTTACAAGCATAGAATCTTCTAACGTTCTATGAAAGATACGTAGAAGGACAGCAACAACAAAATCCGCCGTAGTGGTATTGTCATTATGCAATAACACTTTGTACATCTTAGGAATCTTTATATCGGTAGATTCCTCGATTTTTTCAATAACGTCTGTTTCTGTCATATGTGACCCCAAATATGTAATATATTATTACATATCCGGGGCAAATAAGTCAATCAATCTTATTTGATTGCAATCAACTTAGGTTTGGCTTCTTCTGGTGCATTCTTAACAAAGTTAACTGTTAAGATGCCATCTTCCATAGATGCTGCATTTACTTCAAAATATTCAGCGATACGGAAGCTCTTCGAGAATGAACGACCTGCAATACCTCTATACTGGTAGGCCGAATCTGGATCGACATTCTTGTCTCCAGTAATTGTTAACAGACCCTGGTGTTCTTCCATCTTCATTTCATCCTTCTTAAATCCAGCTACTGCTAATTCAAGATAAAATTCATTGTCAGAAATTTTAACAATGTTGTGCGGAGGATAGTTATTTGTAGGAACCTGGAAGTCTCTAAACACTGGACCAAAGCCAACAGTAAGAGAATCTAATTGATCGAATAGCCGTGTGAAATCATTTCTTGACATAATTACTCCTTTAAAGCAAGTTTATCGTGCTATATCAAAACACGTTGCAGTACCATACTGCTAATTTACAAAACCCCATTATGGGCATCTTGCAAAATTATTTACCTCACTGACATTATATACTAATTAATAGTTTTTGTCTTTATGCCAATGACCGTTTGTTATCATTTCTTCTACAGTTCTTTCCCAACGCTTACGAGCTTGTTTTTTCATTCGCTGTCTTAAGACCGCAGGTTTTTCATAAGACATATTTTCTTTAAGGACTTGCATTAATCCCGAATCTTGAACTTTCTTAGAGAAAGTCCTTAATGCTCGTCCAAAGTCGTCGTTCCTAACTTCTACAAACATACCTCTGTGTCTCTTGCTGTCTTTATATTTACTGCTCATTTTTTGCTCTTTTTGCTGCCTTGTATACATGTTTAATTGTTCCATTCGCATCTACAAATATTTTGTTGACGCCGTTTTTTGCTAATTTCGGAAGTACAAATTGTGTAGCCTGAAGATCCTTCTCCATTATTGCTCGTAACCCACGTGCACCTATCTTTTGCTTCAAAGAATTATCAGCTACATTCTGTAGGTATTTATCATCGAAGTCTAAAGAAACCCCTTCGTATTTGAATAACGCCTTAAATTGTTCAACTATACTGTTCTTAGGCTCTTTCAATATCTTAACCAATATATCTGCGGTAAGATCATCAAAAACAACAGTAACAGGACATCTGCCTACAAATTCAGGAATAAGGCCATATTTAATTAGGTCATCGGATCGTATATCTTTAATTGTTTCAGAAAAAGATGATCTTGTACTTATGTTTGCACCGATACCTATTCCTGTCTTGGATCTATTCTTTCGAACAACTTCGTCTAACCCTACAAATGCTCCGCTACATACAAACAATATATCTTTCGTATCGAAATCGATAGGTTCGTCATACCCATCTTCTATCTTTATAACTGAGCCTTCTATTAATTTTAACAATGCCTGTTGCACGCCTTCGCCGGATACATCTCGTCCAGTTACAGCAGATTCGCTCTTACGACTCTTTTTATCTATTTCGTCTATGAATATAATGCCTGTACGAGCCCTGTCTACATCATCCCCGGCGTTTTGTATAAGGAGGCTTATTAAATTTTGAACATCCTCACCTACGTATCCTGCTTCGGTTAATGTTGTGGCATCTGCTATAACGCAAGGTAAGTCGAATAATTTGGCTACTGTTTTTACAAGAAGTGTCTTCCCGCATCCCGATTCACCAATCATTAGTAGATTGGATTTTTCTAATTCTGTCTTAGATTTATTATTGATTCGTTTATAATGATTATAGACAGCCACAGATATAGCAATCTTGGCATTATCTTGACCTATAATATATTCATCCAAGAATTTTTTAATTTCTTCAGGAATTAATATTTTTTCTTTTTTCTTCTTTATAACATCTACTTCTTCGGTATGTATTGTATTATATGTAACATCTACGCATTCGTTGCATATATAAATAATCTTTCCACCGAACTCCGGTCCTTCTACCATTTGTTCTACTTCGTGTCTCCCCTTTCCACAATAAGAACAATTGACGATCTTCCTAATTATTTTATTTTCGATATTATCCATTATTTTTTGACTTTCTAAATTCTGCCAACCAACTCAACGCGGTGGGATACTTTTTTGGAGTATGTTTAACTTCGTCTGATTTTTCTATTCTATTATCTAATAATTCCACAATTTCTTCAGGTACTGAATCATGTATCTTGGCTTCTTCTTCGACTGCATGAAGAGGTATTCCAGAAAAATCCACACGCTGGTCGGGTTCGCTGCTCCTGCTTTCTTCGATATGCGGAGAGTCTTCAACTTGCTCTTTGTCATCGGGGATAGTAATTTGCGGCCCATCAACCGGATCCGTTTCTTTCTTTTTACTTTTCTCATTTTGGAGTCGCAGTAAGGTATGGTTAGCGGCAATTAATAGTATAACTGCTAAAGGATCTAATGTCGATACAATCAGTAATGTAAATAATTTTACTGCCGCTTCAATATTTTTAGTTTCATCGCCACTGCTACTATAAAATAACTCGGCAATATACCTAATGGGGCCAACTTCTAATTTAAGTGCTCTAACTTCGGATTGTAATTTAAACTTCTCGTCACTATATCCATCTATCTTTTTGTGAGCAGATTCTATATCTCCGCGCAATTGTTTACGCTGCGAAGCTTGTGAACGGCGTATTACTACCGCCCTATCTGCATTATCTTTACCTAGATAAGAATTAACTGTTGTATCTAACTGTGTGATAACTTTTTCATCATCCGCTATAACAGATTTTTCTCTTGCTATCTGCTGGTCTAATCTTTCTACCTTAGCAGAATTATCTATGGTAGCAGCACCTTGTTCTAAATGGCTTTTCGTTAAAAAGCCAAATACGGAAATGCTTGTTATTAGCATTAGTGCAGCGATGGAATATATAAGGGGGCCTCGCAATTTCCATTTAGCTTCGGGCCAATTCCTATATATCCAACTTACTGTAACTAATTTAGCGAACTCTAAAACTACACCCATTACAAATGCGGCGTGCATTGGCGCACCTGCATAAATAGACATAATACCTACTATAGAGAACCAGCCAGCTACCGCTGCAAGCGATAAAGCAGAGAATAAAGTTAATAGTGCAAATATCATCTAATATTTATCACTAAATAATCACATATATTATTATTCGAACTCCTTGTCTTCCCTGTGTCCTACTCTCATAGCCATATTAGCATCTGTTTCTCTTACTTCCACCTTACAGCACCAAACTCGTTCTGCCTCTGCTGAACCGCAATTGGGCAGAAAAATTGTGTTTATGTACTCATAAATAAAATCGGCAAGACCTTCGCAGCCTGTTTTTTCTACTACAGTAATCTTTGCCAATCTTAATTGACCAAGATGAAGCAATTCTTCTTTCATCGGGTCATCCTGCGCTACAAGTAATGTATGATCAAACCAATCTTCCAATACACCCTTAAGTGGTTTTAATCCGCCGAAATCAAATACCCAATTACGAGCATCTAGAGTGTCTGATTCAAATTCTAAATGAAAAGATAGTGCATATCCATGAATAAGATTGCAATGGGAATCTGATCGCCATTGTCTATAAGCTACTGGCCCAATTTGTTTATATGTTTTAGTTGAAATATATTTTGTCATAATGCCTCTTTTTCGTCTTTATTACAGCAGGTACAATTCCTGCCTTGATCACAATCGTGTGTACAATTCGATTCAATGATTCTTCCATATACTATTGCTAATCTGAGAACAATGCACAGATTTAATGCGAGTATTATTAAGAGTAATGCAATCATAGTAGTTTCTCCTTACAATTTTCAGAATCTGCCACACGCTTTCGTAGATTACTGGAACTAAAACTATGATCGCGTCCGTTATATACTATTTCAATATTTCGGTTACGACATATATCTTTTCCAGTAAAGGATATATCTTTATACTCTACACCTAGTATTCTTACATTAACTGGTAAAATTAACAATAAGTCTTCTAGATCTTTTTCAGTTTCATATACAACTACTTCGTCTACATTTCTATTTGTGGCAAGTTGTATTTGTCTTTCTACAATACTCTGGACAGGCTTGTTCTTAATTCCTGGCCTGTCGATTGTCGGATCTGTCTGCAATCCTGCTATTAAATAGTCGCAATGATTTTTAGCTTCGCTCAACATTGCTATATGTCCAGCATGTAGTAAATCGAAGGTAGAGAAAACAATCCCTACCTTCATACCTTTTAGTTCTTTACTTTTATTAAAGATCATATAAGATATCCTTATCTCCGTGAATCTACCGGCACTAATCTCATAAATTCAGAACGAACGTGCGATTCATCTTTAAAACACCCGCCCAATTTACTTGTTACAGTACTCGATCCCACATCTTCCACGCCACGACTCTTAACACAAAAATGTTGAGCATGAATAACTACTCCGATATTATCTGTTTCAAGAATATATTGTAGTGCATGATAAATCTGCTCAGTTAGTCGCTCTTGGATTTGCGGCCTCTTACTAAAGTACTCAACGATCCGATTAATCTTACTAAGGCCCAGTACCTTTTGCTTAGGAATATAACCGACCGTTGCAACACCATCAATAACAACAAAGTGATGTTCGCAGTTAGATTGTACATTGATATTCCTTTCAACGACCATTTCGTCGTATTTCATTTTATTATCTACAGTGGTGCATTTAGGAAATGCTTCGTAGTCAAGACCCCAGAAGATTTCGTTTACATACATTTTAGCGACACGCTTAGGTGTTTCTTCTAAACTATCATCGCTCAGGTCTAGCCCTAGCGTTTCCATGATAGCAGCGAAATGATGTTCGATCTTTTCTATTTTTTCTTTACGATCCATAAAATCAGATTCGCAGGGTGTTTCGACACCCATTCTAACTAGATGCTCGTGTACTTCCTGACCCAATCCCGGGTCGCATTTTGTTTTATTATATGACATTGATAACCTTCCTTTGTGATGGTTTGTTTTTGATTTGTGCTACCATTGTGTAGCATAGTTATTTATCTAAACACCTAAGATGTGTTCTCTAAAAGCGGCAGTAGAAATTGGAACGACAGGTTCGATTAATTTTAACATTGCTTCAGCATAAACACGAATTTCGTATTGTGCGTGTGAATGTAATCTAAGTTTAAGGAAGTGAAATAAGTTATGTAAATCGCAAGTAGCAAACATATGACTATATGTTCCTACCGGTAGTACCGAACGTGCTAACTCACGAGGGCAACCATTTAATATTAGCTTGTGATAATGACTGAAAGAAGCCTCGCTAGATGATCTAATGATTTCAGCCACGCCTTCTGCATCCCGGTGTTGTTCTTCTGTACGCATCTGCTTATTAGATGATGACTGAGTGGTAATTTGAGCCAGTTCCGGAACGTAGAATTCTTCTGGCAGCTCTGCATAACGAGCAGAAATTTCATTAAAACTCCAAGTACGATGTCTATGCCATTGTCTAAATACAAAGATGGGTGCTTTTACGTCAAATGTAAAAACACAAGATTCAAACGGGCTAGTATGTTTATTTTTTAACAAGTAATGGAGCAATTTGGCATCTTTGCCATCGTCATCACCTGCTCGCCATTCTGCATCGTAGGATACTCTAGCATTACGCACAATGGATAAGTCGCTACCCATGCTTTCGACCAATCGTACATGGCCATGATCTAAAACTTTAATAATATTATCTTGCATATCTTCTCCTGATATGCAAATTGTATACGAAAATCTATCGAAAGTCAAAAGCCTTCGGTTAATCTTCTAACAATATAATCTGCTTCGGTTATGTTCTCTATGAAATCGATGTGACCCATACCTAATTCGGCCGGGCCGTCGGAACCCCATATTTCATATTTTTTATAATAATTCTTGAACCACACATGTTCGCCTTCCACACATTTAGTTGGCAAGAATGCAAATCTCTTCTTATATGCTATATAAGCTTTTAATCCCGGTTCAAGACGCCAATTACTACTAAACGACATGTTAAATAAGGGGAAGCCCCTTTCCTATTCTTTTGCTGGATATAATTTATAAAAATCGTGATTTCCAACTGACATTGTTTTAATCAACTCGTGTTTCCAAGCAGGATTACTTGTATGTGGATTATGGAAATGAGTTGCCCCATTTGTATTATCATCCACATTACCTCCAAGCACAGTAATCGCTACAATACTGGCAACTTGGAATTGATCTACTACTCGTTGATTAACTGTTCCATCTTTATTTCTCACAGGTATTTCTCTACCTTTCTTGTCATTTTCGCAATACCAGGAAAACGCACAGACAAGTCGTTTACTGATTCTTGATACAGCGGTTTGTTTAACCACTGCACAAACAGTATCCGGAAATCGCCCATCATTGGCGCGATTTAAGGTAACAGAAGCAACTGCAAATTGACCTCGGATATCTTCATTTCTTGCTTCATAATAGATATTCTCTGCCAAGCAATACGCTTGTTCGGGGTCTACCTTAGATGTGTCAACGTCTATACCGACGATGTTAGCTGTACTAATGAGATAAGCGAGAAGTAACTTTGCTGTTATCATTCTTCTCTCCTAATGCTCCCTCTAAACTCACAAGGGATAGTTATTTAGCAATAATATTATAGCATAAAGTACATTGTGAAGTCAAATCAAAAATTACGGATAAATAATGTAAATGAAAAAGGGTTTCTTATGAAGTTATCACATGTCACAGAAAATAGTATTCCAACGGGAGATGAAGCTGCCGAAAGAGTCACTAAGTACTTACAATCGAAGAAACATCTAAAGGCTGCGCCGCCTGCACCAAGAAAGAATCCCGGTAACGACGAGTGGCACAGAGAGCAGGATCGGTCAGAGCAAAGACGAAGGGACGAACTATCATCTATAGAAGAATCTCCTGATATGCCTGAGCCGGGCGATAATATTCGAACTAGAAAAACAAAGATGGAAGGTAAGGTTAAGAAAGTTAGTGGTGATATAGTCTTATTTCAATTGGTCGATGGTAGAATGATGAAGACATCTATTGGAAATGTTATAGTGATAGAAAAACTTGCCGACGAGGATGACGAAATTATGGAAGACGAGTTAAACGAGATATCAGATACAGTTATCAATAAATGGCAGAAGGAAAAACTTGGACCGCAGATGGATGCTGCAAAAGCAAGAGGCGACACAGGGGAGGAAGATCGAGTTTATGGTAAGATTATAAAATCTACAAAACATATGGGTGATAACTTCGAAAGAAGGTCAGCGCAGAATGTGGCAGCACAGCAAGATGTTGAGGAAGGGAAGGTAGATTATAATTTTAGCATAGAAGACTTAAAACGCCTCGAACAAATTAGAGATCTTCATACATTAAAAGTTCAAGCGATGAACTTAATTAGTAAACCTAGCATTAAGCCGATGAAGCCGGAGAAGATCGAATGGTTCAAAAATTCGTTAGAAAGAATGAATAGCCCGACAAAAGTTATTAAATTAATGTACGACCTATTATTAAGTGGCGAAGGTAATTCGGTTATAGGTACAAGATCTTCGATGAAGTCTAATGACTATCGTCAACGATTCGGCGAGCAAGGCGTGGCGGAAGCAGATGGATTAACTGAGGACTCATCATCAAGTCTACCCGATGTTCTGTATCACGGTGGCGAACATTTAATTAGCAAATTCAAAATACCACCATTCGGTGTATTTTTCAGTCCTCATAAAGAACACGCCGAGGTATACGGCGATGCGATAACACGCGCTAAAGTTAATGCCAGTCCCGTATACCTCGTTGACTACGATGAGGATATAGACGAAGATATTATTGACGCATTGTTTGACAGAGATTATCGTAAACTGGCCAAATATGTCAGGTTACTGCAATCAAAAGGGTACAAGGCTCTACAAACGGTGACTGACAGTGAAATGGTTTGTGTATTCCCAGGTGGCGACATACAAGTGTTACCCTCGGAGCAAGGTGTGGCGGAAGGCGATGAAATTAATAATCCCGCTGACACAGTAACAGTAGATGTGCCTTTATTGATTCGGATCATGGAATATGCCAAAGAAGACGCAAAAACCGACCTAGATCTGCACAATGCGGCCGAGAAGTTAATCGAGTTAAGCCAGGAAGGCAGAACACTTACTATGGACGACTATGCAACTATGATAGGTGATGTAAACGAAGGTGGTATGGGTGGCATAAACCGTTCAGCACCTTCCAACGATGTGAGTTATCAAGATGTGTTAGATGACTCCACAGACGAGTGGAGAGGGGATACTGTAAAGGTAGAAGATGTTGCACAACCGCTAACCAGAGAGGCATTACGCTCGCGCCAAAAAGAATTACAACGGATACAAATGGATCCCGAGACTTCCAGAAGTCCTCTAATGAAGAAAGAACTAGCTAAAAAGATAGCCCAATTAAGACAACAGGCCGAGGCATCGAATCTAGTCGATACATATGAAAGTAAATTAAGTAAATTCTTAGAGGACGACGAACTAAGTTAACTTCGTTTTTGCGCTGACCAATTTGGACAGGCTTCACAGGGTTGATGAAGTCTTGTAAGAGAACATTCCGTGCAACTCATCCAGAATACTTCATACTGACTCCAGTTCAGCAATCTTCTTGCGATATTCTTTACAGCGGTCGCATAGATATCTAATCAAACCAGAAGAAAGTTCGATAGCTGAGTCTTTACCAAACTTCTCCTGCCACATTTTCCAGAATTCCATCTCTTCCTTAAGTTGCGGTGTAAGATCAAACTGGTGATGTGATGTTTTCATATTATCTCCTGGCGTTAGCGCGAACTTCGTCAAAAGTAATTTCTTTTATTAAGGCACCGTCACGATAGACTTCAGAAAGAGCTTCGACCCACGGGCCAACCCCTCTGTCAGTCCAACCGCGTGGTTCATCAATGGCAGAAGCATACTCGCCCCCACTTTCCCAAAGAGTCACGCGACCCTTCTTAGAGACCTTGCCGTGATCGGTGATCGGATCCTTGAACACATCGCGCCAAACTGTAATATTTTGTTCGTATTTTTCCGACCATTCTTTGATACCGATTGCGGAACACTTCATGGCGAACTTCAGGGTGTCACGGTTGACTTGCTGTAGCAGAGCACCACCTTGGCCGAATGCCACATTGTCTGCACTGAATCCAGCAATTTCCATACAGAACAAAATGCTGCGAATTGTAGCATGATCAATACCATCACCTTGGATAACACGGACATTGTTTAATACACGGAATCCCTTGTCGTTCTTCACAGAACCATAATATTTTTCTAAAATGTAGAGGCACTTGACAACCACATCACTCGGGTCACCCGAATCTGGGCGAACTACAACTACTGCACCGGAATCAATTACATCTTGTTTCAACTCAGTGCCCCACAGCTTGCAGGCATTAAAAATATCGTACGAGTCTGAAACAAACGCAATTGGTGAACCTTTCTTACCATGTGTTTTCAACATGTTGCGATATGAATCTACTTCACCTTCGCGTCCCCAACTTGTAACAGTGGAGTGTTCCATTGCGGGGATACTGAATCCTGCCATGTCAGCACCATAATACTCCCGAGCGTAGAGTAGACCAGTAATAGTATCAGTGCCCATAAAATTAATGAGGTGAGCTGCTGCCCCGAGACCAGCACTTTCCATGCTCGATACACCACGAGCACCAAAATCATGTAGCTTAAAATCAATAAGAGTGGGGTCACCTGTTTTCTCCAATGCGTTGAGTATAATTTTCTTCGATTCGTAACTATTTGTTGCTACAGTAGTCGGATACCAAATTGCGCGAAGAATTGCAGTCTCAAGAAACGATGTTAGCCACCCGCACTTCGGGTCAGTGTTTTCAATTGTGGCTAATACGTTCTTAGTTGGTATGAGACAACCTTCTGGGGCCGCTTTAATGACGACTGGAAGACGACCTTCGTGCGCCGTAAGAATATATTCCCACCCTTCCCGATAAAACGGTTCACCGTGAGCAGTGATAATGGCTTCAGCAACATCGATATCTTCCTTGGTGATCGGAGTAGTCAAATACTCCTTGATGAATGCCTGCAATCCGAAAAAGACTGTTTTGTTCCACTGACCGCCACGCGATTCAATGTAAGAATACACATATTCGGTATTTTTAGGGTACTGATTGAACTGACTATATTTATACGAGTCAGAATTTAAAATAATATTTTTTGAGAGTTTCATAATAAAGTTCCTTTATTTAAATGCCCAACTCTATCGTCGGGACTTTTCTTACCATGACTTATTATAGCACTATTACTATATTAGGTCAATTTTTTGGACAATACCAAATTCCCGCACGTAACTAATCCTTGTTCCTCGTCCATCGAAGGAACAAAAACTAACACATCGTAGCCTGCCAGTTTAAGTGATTCCTCTACCGTCTTATACGGTAGATAGGAGTCATATCCGCCAACAGTTTTAATGTTGTTTTTCCTACATGCGTCATTATTGTGGATCGGAGTAATCTTCACCATAAATTTATTCGGATCAAAAAGACCCAATAGCTTATTAGCATCTATTTCGTAGTTAGTGCTATAAGCAAAATTCAAACAATATTTTCTGCCGATAGGATCAGGCAGTCGATTTCCAATATCGGATATTTCTTTAAGGGTTAGCTGCCCACACGCGAACATATCATTTCGTTGTTCCTCACTAGTTGAATTTATGCTCAACTGTAATCCTGCCTGGCCATTATATAGCTCATTTTTAATCTGGCACCATTCATTTAATCTCGCTTCATTGTGCTTAAACTTATTCGGTAACGAAGTAGTTAGAACAGGATGAATAACTTCGGTACGGAGATTTAACTCTTGCTGAATAATATGTTTGTTAGTAAATAACCATCTTGCGAAGTTGAAAACATGATCATTAACAATAGGTTCGCCCATCCGAGCAAAATGAATATTCAACCGGTCAGTATAATGAACTTCGGGAAAACATTTTACTGCCTCATAAAACTGTAACTTAAGATCGTCGAAGGATGCATTACCCTTAAATGGAATCTTTGGCACATCGCAAAATCGGCAGTTTTGGATACAACCATATTGCGTTGAGAGTGTGATCACCCATTTTTCAGATAAGGGCAAACAATTGCCATTTGCAACTCCGTTGATTTCATTTGGAAATCCGAGAAAATCAGCTTTTATGTTTCGTGATTTTCCGTAGTCTCCGATAGATAATGTTTCGAGTTCGCCACGTAATCCATCGACTGTAAAGAGGTAGCCAGTTGGTATCTTATTTCTCATTTTAGTTCCCCAAAAAGTGATTAATAATTTCGAAATGATCTTCAAAACATACATTACTGTCTATTTCGCTAATCGGGATCCATTCTGCCTTAACTGCATCATCCATACCTTTAATTTTCGGTAGTGGACCATCTGGCAATAGAATCTTAAAGGCGTGCGTTATTGTTCTGCCTCTGGCACTACGGTTTATTGCGTCAAAAACACGCGAATCCTTAATGCTACCTAAAAGTACAGGGGCAGGTACCTTAATACCTGTCTCTTCACGTAATTCGCGAATCATTGCATCTACAACACTCTTATCTGTAGCAGCATTTAAGAATCCGCCGGGTAATGCCCACAGACCTTTACCTGGTTCGCTGCGGCGTTTGATCATTGCCACATGTCCAGAGCATATTACTACAGCATCGGTTGTTACAAATACTGGTTCATATGGTAAACTCGAATATTGTTTTTTATACATTTCAACAAATTCTCGTTCACGAATAATTTGTTCGTATTCTGGTGTATCTTTCCAACCTTCTAGCAATCTAAATACAGGTTGTGGAACAACACCATGAATAAAGTGCATATTAGCATCTCGGCGAAAATAAAGATCACGAATATTCGTAGCGTTGAGAGGTTCCAGTAGTGGAACTTCAACTTGTTCCCATTGCGGAAACATATCAAGATAAAAGCAGGTGCTATCTTTCTTATGCCCGATTACACCAATCTTATCACCCGGTTGTGTATGTTTTGCTACAATAGACTGGACACGGCCGGCCCATGCTGTATCATTATAGATTGTGTCTGTATTGTGCTCGATACGAACCGCACACTCTGTCTCTGGAACTATATAGTTCAGAATATTTTCGAGCATGTTTTGGCGGTCTTTGCTTGTCCACGGATTCTTATAGGTCCGTGGTTGATTAGCACTGCCGACAATGATAATAATTTGTTTGGAAAGTTTACTTGCTCTACGGATGATTTCTGTGTGAGCATTGTGCACCGGTTGAAACCGACCGATGAATACGAGTGTATGATACTGTTTTGTCATAACATAAATCCTATGTTGTTTAATGATATAGTAAAGTCTATCTCTACTATTGTTATTTAGCCTTTATTATACAATAACGGCATAATCTTGGTCAATCTTCGCCAATATTACCCGAGTTATTAACTATGTGCAGGAACTCTTCCTCTTCTTCGGGTGTCCATTCTAAAAACTCATCGTATATGTCTTCATACGGTTCGCTAAACGTAGGGTTTTTTACATTATTGTCTTCCGCCCACTGTTTAGCTTTAACCAATGCATCTTCCGAAGAAGTTGCATTAATTATGATATGATGTACATCTGATGCAGTAGGTCCGCATTCGACACTTATATTCCATTTTAATAATTCTGCCATTGTGGACCTATTTATAAATTATTCTGCTTGTTCAGCAATAAACTTATTTCTGATGCTCGAAGCAAAGAACTTGCCTTTAGAAGCCGCTGCAACAAAGCTCTCCATTGTCTTTTCGTCAACAGCCTTATACAAATAAGTACCGCCGTTATTAAACTTCAATGCAAGATCATTACCTGTACGTGCATAAGAAGCAACAAGCGAACTTCCTTCAACGGGAACAAATTTTGCAGCTTTATCAATCTTTACCAATTTCTTTGCGTTTGTGTTTGTCATAAATTCTCCAAGTTAAAATTTTGTTAAGCCAGTATGGCTGCAACAGTTGTAATATTACTAGTCTGCGGCGCTTTTGTCAAATTTTTCATTTAAACTCGACAAATCTGTCAACTACAAAGCCCTTCTTACCCGATAACATTACTGCACCAGATAAGAATCCGCCTTTACCGCAACCAGTATCTAAAAATATCACCTTGCCACCATTCTTATTAGAAACGGTCATCGGCTCAGTTATATTAACATTATGAATAGGCATTTTATCATGCCCTACCATAACCGTCTTCCCCATAGGAACATCCTCTATCCAGTTATATAGCCTAACAGGATATCCATCATCATATTTTTGACCGTTTGTTTCGCCTACTAAGAACCTAGCCTTCTCTGTCTTACTCATAACGAAACCGGATTCCCACATACGCTTGTGGCATCCTGCATGTACTAAGGTAAACTCGTCGAATTTATGAAAGAATCCAGAAAACATCTTGTCATCTATCATAGAGACATACATTTTTAAGAAATCTTCCATTTTATCTGGGCCGACATCGTCTAATGTACGCTTGGCATCTGTAGAAAAGCTTACTTTTGCACCATCAGCATATCTACGAAATTTATCATCGTGATTTCCTATCACCAAACCTGCACGACCTTCGTACATTGCTTCGTACATTGCTTTTACTACTTCAAACGGTTGATGGCCACGGTCTACTAAGTCTCCCATAGACATAAAGAAAAAGTTTTCACTCTTAGCAAAATTATATGCTTTTTCGAATAAATTGTAATCTCCGTGGGTATCTCCGAATACTAACATTCCATCAAAACTATTCTTCACATAATTTTCTAAACTATTATACAATTTCTTCTTCCCAAGGACACTGTTTCCATCCTAATCTATTAAAACATTCTTCTACTAAGGGACTTACTAAACCTTCATTACCACCGCAATAAAAGTCTATGTAATCTTCTGTTGTATTATAAAACATATTACGTAGGCCCGCAATAACTCCGCCGGAGCCTCTCCACGAAATCGACCATATATTGGGATTTATGCCCTTTAGCTTATCGATAATTTGTTGATCGCGATCGCGCTCATCTATCTTTTCCCATCTCATATTACACATTGCGGCATAGAATTCTCTCGCAAGTTCTTTATTTTCCAAATGTGTAATTATGATTGGGTCGGCAATCATATCACGCTCTAAATCAGGCATTAAGTCCATAATCCGCGGCGCACCTTAACAAGGCGAACAAGCATGTCGTCGTCTTCTTGTTGCCACTCTTCTTCTTTATTCTGACGTGATGTCATAGATTTTATATGATCTTTATAGTCATCGGCTTCTCTGTCGAAATCATCATCAAAACAACCCAATGAACCCAGACCTTGATCATTATATTCGACATATTTTTCTTTTTCTCTTGCTGGTCGTTCATTCACCCACCATCTATACAATAATAGAGTTTCTCTAGCAAAAACGGCCTGGCTGTCACACCTTTCATGCACTGGTAAAGATGGATCGTCGAGTGTAGCCGCCCATTCTAGATGTTTGATACCTAACTCGGGTCGTCGGAAAGGATAAAATGTTCGATAAAATGGCATATGCTTTTCAAACCAACTTGCATTCTTACACTCATCCGACCACCAATATGTGTGTATTGCTTGCTCGACTTCAACAAAGTCTTTCAACATGTTGAAGTTAGAATGTAACATTAGTGTATCTATATCGTAATATCCAGGCTTCAGTCCTGTTTTAACGACATGATATTTGTCATATGTACGATGTCGGATCCATTGATCGATAGCTTCATACTTCCATATTATTGGTAGTACGATATTTCTTCTAAACTTTGTTTTAAACCAATATCGGATTGGCGCCTTTTCGCTAAATTCTTTTTCAAAAAGACGCCACCCTTTCGAAGTCATTGACCCAGGAGGTTGAAATTTAAACCAATGTTTAAATTTCCTTATAGCTAATTTAATATTTTTGTACATAGAGAATATAATACAGTATTTTCCCCATGTTGTCAAATTTAATGCGATAGATTAGCTTTAGAAATAAATGCATTCATTTTTTCGGCTTCTGTAATAATTTCTTCTGTGGTAGGTGCTGTTGTAGCTGCAGGTCTGGTCGAATTTGCTGCGGCAGCATCTGCTGCATGTTTCCCGTTGAGAATTATCTGGGCGAGTTGCAATAGCTCTAATCTAATTTCATACGGTGTCTTGGGTGTAGTTCTCATGTTCATGATTATCCTTTAGGTGATGATAGAGCTTTTTTGTGGCAATGCAATTCCTGTTGTAATACTTTCATATTGACCTTCCAACTCTACCAAAGGTGTAGTCGTAGCAACAATTAGCGATCTGTTCAACGAAATTGTTTTTCCCGGATCTGCCATCACCATAAATGGGCCAAATTGTGGACCACGTTGACCCATTACCATTTGCAAAGGATTCTTAATCATAATAGCAGTCGTTGTTTCTTCAGCAACACTTGCTATAATTTCTTCCCCTGTCGATAATTTAAATACTTTTATGTATGATGTGTCTTTTAGCATATTATCCCTTAATATTATTGTGTTATTGTATATGTTATGTGTTTAAAAAGCAAACATTCGGTTAATATTTCTATCTTAATATGAGTAACCGTGTTACAGACCATCCGGTTGTCCGTATCCTTGATATATTTCCCGAATCTTTCTTCCCAGTTCTGCTGTACTCCGGTATCAATCCCTTATCCATAAAATATATAAATGTGTCTCTATTTAATCCGTGTGTTAAACAGAAATCCTTAAGACTATTTGTATTAAATAACTCTCTGTTTGGGGATATTAATGTATAATTATATTTTGCAGTTTTGGCCTGCCTATCTTCTCTGGTAAGAGTCTTATTATATGCACTAAACGGATTTTTTGTACCTTTTAAACCATATATTAATTTACGATCTTCGGCGGTCATAGATTCATATCTAGCCAATAACGATTTGGATAAATTCTTACTCCTAATATCTCTGTTAGGGTCGTTTGTCCATCGGTCACCGCCTTGGCCGCCTAATGCTATATTATATGTATCTTCCCTGAGTATAAAATCTGTATTTACTATATCTGCCTCCCTGCCATACATCTGTAATTCTGTTTCAAATACTTCTAATATATTTTTTGTAAAATTTTTTAATCCGTGTTTCTTTATGGCAGATTTTATGGCTATACCCGAACCCATGTATGAATCGATTTCCGGCAGAACGACACTTTTGCGTACACCTATGTATATCTTGCCGGAAATCGTGTTAATTATCTTATAAAGATAATAATTCATATTAGATCTCGCACCCGCCTCCTGCAGTGCAAGCCAACATTTGTGCACCTTCCACATTATCATCTAATTCTACAATATTATCCCAATCAATATCCTTAGGCATCTTAGCCGATAATGCTTCGAATTCTTCTTTAGTACAATCTTCGTATGGTGCTTGTTTATAATTGCCACCGTCATATGGCAAGAAAGAGACACCTGACATCTCATCAAAATGATCCCAGACAAATGCACCCACTGCCGGCCATTCTTTTTCACTAACGGAGATAGTTACTGACGGTTTATGCTCGCAATAGTGTCGCTGATAAACAAGCCACAGATTCAAATGCTTTATAGCATCTAATTGGCAACGTAATACTGCCCCGTCAGGTGCTTTCTTCGGGAAAGTAAATACCATCGTACTACCTGGTTTCATTACATCAGGCTCGCAAGGTACTCCTGCTGCCATCATAGCCTTCGTAAGAGGATCTTTAATATCACCACGGATACGTCTATAGTAATAAGCAGCATGACGTGGATGAATACCACTTGCAGTATTTGTTAATTGAGATACTGTACCGGAAGGCTTAACTGCGGTAATGGCTGCTGCTGCCTGTATTCCCAACGATGATGCTAATTTAGTATTTACATCTACCGTTAATGCCTTAATTGCTTCAAGACGTGCAGGTAATTCTTTATCGGACGGGTCATTTAACAGATGATTATCTAATATACCGGTCATAGACACACCTAATAAGCGTTCTTGTTCGGTATTGTCGCGCCAAATCTTACGAAGGTAAGGAAAATGAGTCATTGTCGACTGGAATGTACCCATTATTGTTGCAATACGGGCTTTTCTCAATAAATCATCTAATGTATCTGTAGATCGAACAATAATTTCGGTCAAATTACAGAATTGGTATGGACGTAAAATGATCTCTGCACATGGATTTGTACCAAACTCGAAGTCCGGGTTACGACGACCGTTCATCTTAACAATATTCTTTGCTGCTTCTCTATTAAATATCCCACGCTCGCCCGATTTAGATTCATATAGTGATAACCACTCTTGCATAAAAATACCCACATCAGGTCGTTCTGTATGGCAAGCACTATTATTAGCTAAGGCACGCTGGCCTTGTGTCTCCCACCAAGAACCTGTCTTAGCATTACGCATACGGTCATCAGAAAGATTCGATAAAGAAATCATTGCCGATCTACGTACACCGCCTACAACAACCACTTCACCTACCTTACACATAATATCGTGACATTCGATACTATTTAATTTACGTCCTTGAGCATTCTTAAAAATCTTAACAACAAACTTGAATAATTCTACCAATGGTTCCGGGCCAGATGCTCGACCGCCAAAAGTTTTTAATCTAGCGCCTGCTGGGCGAACCTTACTTGTGTCCCATCTAGGTGCTTCACCCGAATATAACATTGCAATGACCTGACGCAAAGACTTTGCCCAACCTTCTTTACTATCTGATACAACGATAACAGATTCACTATCAAAAATTCTTTCTGGTACTTCTGGTAATTTTGCTATATATTGTCTTTCTACACTAAATCCCACACCGGTGCCACATAATAAAATAAACATCGCTTCATCGAATGCTTTTGGATCGTCGATAGGCAAGTAAGAACAGTTATAACCGGAAGTATTATCTCTACCTAATGCTTTACCTGCTGTCATTAAGGCTCGCATAGAAGGCATGACTTCGAAATTAGTAACTGCACTCTGTAATTCCGATCTTAATTCTTTTGTTAGAGTATAGTTACATTGTTCTTTCAAATGGTCTGTCATAAAGTCAAAATATCGTACTACAGTTTCATCCCAATTCTCTCGACGTTTCTTAGAATCGATGTATCTGGCGTAGCGACTTTTTGCAATATAGGTTTCGTATATCATGTTTTCTCCGGTGATTGTATAATGATTAATCTGTGGCGATTATCTTTTTAGTTGTTGTATTATTTTATTTTTTTGATTTGTTCTTTTCGATATTTGTCTAATATCTTAAATTTTTCTTCAATTTCTGAGTAATTATTTACCGCAGAAAGTTCAAAATTTAAAACAAATTGATTATCGATCACAGGCAACAAATAAATGCCTTCGTTATCTTCTACAAGATATAATTCTACTGTATTTTGTATATTTAAGAGATCTAATGTATAAAACATTAGTAAACTAATGGAACTTGTGCAGAAAGAACCATGAAATAATATTTCCCATGGCGTCGGCCATTCCATAGGACTATAATAGTCCAGTGTCCTGGCTCCAAAAGGGATTGTAGAACAAAATTTTGCAATTTGTTCTAATTGTTCCTCTAAAGATTTCTCTTGTATTTCTACTCTTAAATTTTTCCAAAGACGGAGTCGCTCGTCATTAGAGATTGTGTGCCAAATCATGATTAATTATTTAAAGAGAAACCCACTTGATTGTGCTTGTGCTAAACATCAAATCAGTAGGAAAATCGTGTTTATATAATATCTGTATCATTGTATTGGTAACGGTATCATATTGTGCAATAAGACTCAAATTGCATACATCTGTGGGTGATAAATTAATTTCTGTATGTACATCACTTAGTGATGCAGGAGTAGTATCTGGATATGGAGGATTAGGAATATCGGGAGAAAAATACTCTACGGCAGTAATCTGTAACTGGCCATTTCTAGAAAACGTGGTACCTACCACATTACTCTCTTCTAATGATGAATTAGTGACTCCATACAATATATTAATGAACGGTGTCGATGGATACTCTAATGTGTTAGGTCCAGGTCCTACTCTTGTTATATTGACATAAGTACCCGATGGTGGTAAAACCCACATATAGGGTTCTAATCTATCAAGTACTGTCGCACCATTTGCACCAGTGTCAACTATTATGTATTCGCCGTTCGAGTTCCCCATATAGACATTACCGGAATCAGTACATAGTGCTAATTCTCCAGCTAAAAGTACATTAGGATAATTTATCGAATTAAAGTCAGGGTAGCTACCATATCCTCCTGTACCAGTATACCCAAAAGGGTATACACTATTCGGCCCAGCGGGATTATAGACATAACCATCGAACTGGTCTTGCGTACCACGTCTATTTTGTATTCTTGAAACTATTACAGGTGTTGCCATTTTTATAAATTCCTTTGTGTGATGTATTTAGCAGATACCGAACCGATCATAATAATCACACACGGTGTTCGCCCACTTAGTTTCGTAGTGGGTAAATTCGTCACCTTCTATCACAAATTCCTGGTATTTAGCGTCCCGTGTGGCAATCATTATGACACCACGATGAATATCTGTGCCAAACATCTCATTATGGGAAAGGGCATAAGCACATAATTGCATAAAATACCCCTCAATCCATTCCCTCTTCTTTTCCTTCAAGCTATTCTTATAATCCATAATAGATGGTATACCGTCGTGCAAGCCTACCAAGTCTGTTGTTCCTGCATAAAGACCCGTCGAATATAAAGATACTTCTGTACCCCAGACTTCACTTACTTTAGAGATACCTTTTTTAATTATCAAATTTGCTAAAGATTTTGCCATGAAAGATCCGGTCATAGGCTTGTCTAATATGTAATTTTCTATATTATTATGCATGCCTGTACCAAGACCGCTGGCTTCTGTGGTAATTCTTGTGGCTTCCTTTTCGCCCACGTTAGCACGCCACTCTAATAGGTGTGTCATATCTTGCGTTTTGCTAAGGATTGCTGTTACAGACGGGAGTGGTCTGCCTTCACCGACTATATATCGTCTACCGTTTCCTGTATCTACTCGTTTTAAGGGTTTATAGTCGAATTTATTTGTTATTATCATTGATAAAGTGTAACACAAAGAGTATCACTAAGTCAATGTTTTACCAGCAGATTTTCCACTGTATCGTACTGCCGGTTTGAGGATTTACTTGTATTAAAATAGTATATCCTAACCCAGCAAAATAAGACAATACGGCATTTAATTGCATTTGAATCGGTTTATTAGTAGTTGTGCCGGCCCAGACTTCCCAATATAAGTGAGGGTCCGTTCCGAACGTATTATTCGCCGAATTTATGGTAATTACAGCCGGCGATGCGGGTGGATTAGGCAAAGGTGCTGTGACAGGATTTAATACAGCACCTGTGGCAGAACTGGTGTATTGTGATCCGGGTGTAAGTACATTAATTGCCGAAACGGCGTCAGCAGTTAATACAACAGATGTGGTAGCGCCGGTACCAGGGTCTGTTATAATTACATAAGGCGGAAATACAGCGTATCCTGCTCCTATATTTTCTATGATTACTTGTGTAATTGTTCCTAGTATATTAGTATTCACATATGCTGAGAAACCTGCGCCTAATGGGTAAGGCAATAAAGGATTTATAGAGGAAACAATCTGTACTTCCGCAAGGCTAGGCTGATAACCTGATCCTGGATTTAAAATAGCAATCGATAGAATTTCACCTGTTATACTGACTGCTGTAATCGCAAATCTTGCATCAACATACCCGGCATTTGGTAACACTGCGCGGGTAGCAACAACTGAATCGAGTGTTGTGTAGCCACTACCTCCTGAAACAATACTGATACCTACTATATTACCTGTTGCGTTAACAAGAGGTGTTAAATTTGCGTTTATGCCAGCTAAAGAACTTACGTCCATAGTTGCTGGTACGGGTTGATAATCTAATCCACCCGATACCATATTGATAGATAAGATACTTCCACCATTTGTTGTAACTGTTGCCGATGCTGTCGACGAAGGTGTGGACCCAACAGGTGGTATAAAAACAACTGCTGGGCTATCCTCATAATAATCGGCGCCACCATCTACCACTGTTATTGATGTTATACCAGTAACAAATGTCATAGGAGTATTTCCTACCACTGTGGTGCACATTTGGCCGCCGCCGGGTTGGCACTGACTAGATGCTGCAAGAACAGCTTGTTGAATTGCACATATTTCTTCCCAGACTACTGGTAGATTTGTTGCAAGGCCTTCCATTTGGGCGGCATTCGGGAAACCAGTAGTTGTATCACAAGACATCTCTATTATCCTATTTTATTTTTGTGGCTTTTTGTGCCATATCGCCAACTCTGGCTGCTGCGTCCTCTCCAGGGTCACTACCGCCCTGTGCCGAACCTTCTGCATCTGTCATGCGAACAAGTGTGGGTGTTGCATTAAGCACTGCAGGATTTCGACTTAACAATAACATTAAACTATTCTCGTCTACTGAATAACCCATACCCTGTAATTGTGAAACAAGATCCTGAGTATTGATTTCCAAAGATCCGGAACCTTTAGCCCCGATAAGGAGATTACTGAGATCCGATTCTAAGTTCTCATTATAATCTTCTTCAAGTATTTCTCTTGCTCTCATTAAATTACTTCTTTGCTTCTTTAAGCTTCTTAGCTTTAGCAATAAGCTTCTTCATTTCCATAACTTTATGCTGTAATACTGATTCCATTTTCTTAGAACGACCCAATGCTTCTTCACTGCCGAAATCGTCTTCGGGTTCGCCAAGTTCAGCACCAATATTATCTAAATCGGCATCGTCCCCCATGCCGTCATCTTCCGGAGGTACGCCGTCCATGCCGTCCATGCCGTCCATCCCAGTATCCATGCCAATATCTTTATCCATATCAGTCTCGGCACCCACTTGTCCAGTTGCGGCCATGTTACCGACTGCATCATCGACTTGTCCTTTGGCTGTATAAAGAGCATCCATAACACTTTGTAGTGCACCATATATTTGTGTTTGGAAGGCCGAAGCTGATTCCATACCATATGTTTCTCTCATCTGATCAGTAACAGGAGGCAGATCTTCGTTTTGTAAGCGACCGATCTTTTCTACCATTTCTTGCAGCTCGCCTGAGAAGCCTTTAGCTGCCATCATAACCTCTGCTTGACTAACTTCTGTTTCCAAAAGACGTCTTAGGTTTTTTACTAAATTTGCGTGTTCTTTCATTGCTATTCCTTTACTTCTTGCGTCTGCTTGTGCAGCAAATGGGTCTGGTACCATACGACCGCTCTTATCGCGAATCATTGGCGTCTGTTCTTCCTCTTCTTCAATTCCTACAGTTGCTTCGCTGTCTTCTTGGGCTGCTTCGCCGTCTGTCTCTTCCATTACAGAAATTTGCGATTCTACATGTGCAGAATCTGCATTAAGTTGAGATAATGCTATAAGTGCAGACATTGCACCAGCCCGAACTTTTTCCTCGATGAGGTCGTTAGGAAAATCTTTATCACTTTTACGATATTCTCTCATAGTGTGTTCGATAGCCTTCTCGAAGTCGGACATACTCACTCCGGCGCCTTCGAAATGATCAACCACCGCAGATACCATGCCGTCGATAAGAGGTTTTAACTGACTCGACTGAAATTGCTTCTGAATCATTCCATATTCTTTAAGACTTCTTATACCTTCCAAAACTAATAATCTCTTAGATACTTCTGAAGAGCTTCTTGCATCATCACCCTTAACCTTTAAGTCGGCAATTTCTTCTTCTATCTGTTCTGTTATAAAGACTAAATCTTTATCGCTAATATTCTCAGAAATCTTAAAACCGTAGTTAGTTTCGAGGTACTGATTTATCCTTCTGAATGTGGTGTCTGGTGATTTACCAATATCGTTTAAAAGCATATAAACCGTTCCTGTTAAGTTTTATTTGTATTATTTATCATTCTACTTACTATTTTACTCTCTTGAAAATAAAGATACTGTCCTTAGTTCCTTTAGCGTAAGTCTCTGCAACTTGAAATTTGTCTTCTAATATGGCCATTCGCTCTATATCATGCTTTTGCTTGGCACCTTTAAGACAATTTAAATAATGAATCATATCTGTATGGTATTTTGAGAATTTTTCCTCTAAAGATAATACTTTCTTTATAATACCGGATTCACCCGAATTATATCTCTGAGCAATTATTACCGCGATATCAAATATAGATATATTTTCATAAATTATCTCTTTATCGGTGGTTACAACATTGTATAATCCCGATGAATTCTTTTCTACTAATGTATTACCGACAAGAGTAATACTATTAGACATTTTCATAGGGTACCCTTTAGTAAAGGCCAGACGAGCACCACGAGTTGTAGCCTTATCTAGCTTATCTATTAAAGCAGATCTACTAGTTTTCACCTTTTAAACCCATTATTTGTTCTACTTGCCGTCTTTTTATTGTTTGCTGCGAGGGTAGCGGACAATTCGCCCGATGCTTGTGCTGGTTTAGTGTCACCCACAACAGTTTTTGCTACTTTCGGAGTATATTCTTTCTTTATTTTTTCGTCAGTTGGTTGACGACGATTCATAGAGCCCATCGACTTAGGTGCTACAGCGATACCGCTGGCGCTTATGCCACCACAGCTACCATCTTCTACAATACCGGCCAATTGTTTCATTCTAGCAAGGGCCTTATCTTCGACCACAGGTTTTCCAGATTGATCAACAGACGGTTTCATCCATTCCATTTTACCTGTCTGCGGATTTTTAACTTGAACACCACGCGGGTCAGCTTCCGGTTTCAATGGTGCAGGTGCTGTAGCGGCAGGTCGACTTTGTTGGCCTGCCGCTGGCTGTGTCGCGGCTGGTGCTGTAGGTGATATTGGTTTCCCCGATGGTGGCACAATATCGGCACTTGCTTCATCTAACGCATAGTAGTCTTTAAATGACATACTCGAAATCATTTCTCTTGGTTCACCATGCATAAGCGAATTAATAATTTTATCATGTTTAATCATATCGTAGCCATCCTTGAAAATGCTATATTCTTTAACCAACCCGACGGGCTTCCTGTTACTGTAGTAATTCTGACACCACTCGGAATAATGACACCATTTAAATCGTCTACCAGTAAACCGACCGGGCCGGGTGTACCATAGGGAGTAAAATTATAAAATTGAACACCTCGTTCTACAGCAAATTTCCATACAAAACCTTCTCCAGATAATTCCGGAGTATAATCGGCTAATTGTAAGACTGCTGCAGGATCTGATAGAACAACAGGCATGGCTCTTAGTCCAATGCTCATCAAAAATACTTCGAAATTCTTTTGACTCTGATCTAAAGGACTACCTGTAACTTGAATGTTTATTAAACGTGCTAATTCTTCAGATGGAGGCGGATTGGGATTAGGATCAGTAAAGGCACCTGGAGAAGACGCATAGCAAACATAGAATGCCAAATCTGCTGTCAGATTTTGCATTGCTGTGGCCGCGCCATGTATTTTTTGTACCATTTCTTATCCTTATCCGTTATTTATGTTAAAGTCCAGGGATGGCCTTCAGCGGGGCTAACTGTACCCGGTGACGTATATACATTATATGGACGATAACTAGGACTCGAAGTATCACCGCCGGCTTGACGTTCCACTTGTGCTATCATACCCAACTTAATATTTCTCTTAGTCAAGGCTGGGTCGGGCGATATACTGCCTTGATAATCTATATAATCATTCCAACTTGTATATCCCGGCGGTACTGGTGGCGGTGTAGACATTTCTATTCCTTATCATTTTACATTATTTATCTAGTATTGTGTTATATGTAGAAATTTTGATATAAAGAAATTTTATTCGTTAAAAAAGGCTCCGAAGAGCCTTTTCATTTTAAAAACAACAATTAAGTTGTAATTAAAGCTACTGGTTGGTAGCTGTTTGCAGAGCCAATTGGGGCTCCGTTTGGATATGTTGTAGAACCAGGTGTTGAACCCACGCCAGTTTCCAAATCACCGTTAGCCACTGTAGCAACTGGCATTGTGCCGTCGAACGCTGCGAAATACATAGTGTATGTCAAATACGAATCGCTAACATCAACTAATTGTCCAAGCACAGTGTTTCCGCCTGCTGTTGTAATAACTGCTTTAGCACCAACCACTGTATTGCCAGTAGAAATAGCGCCGACGTTATCTGAGAAGTAACCTTCCGAACATCCAACCATCACGTCAACTACTGTACCTGCTGCGCTCAAAGCAGAAATACCTAATACTGTTGCCTTCAACTCTAAGTTCTTCAAAGCCTGAACAACTGCAGACTCAACCACACCAAAAGAAGTATCACCTTCGGAAGTTGTTGTTGTTGCTGTATTTGTTCCAGTTAAAAACATGCTTGCTGCAGGAATAGCCAGAAGACTGTGATTAAATGTAAGCTTGATGAAAGCTACTTGTTTTTCAACCCAGATACCTGGATAGGCTGCGCCATTAATTTTTTGTGTCATAATAAAATCTCCTTATTTTTTGATAGGATAGTCCTATACATAAACTTATTTATCATTTTGAGATAAAATAGTTTCCTTATTTAATTAAATCGTGTATATTTAAATGAATTTGAGATAATAGTCCTGCATAATGTTTACTATGCTTTTTACCGCTCTTCCACGACTGTATAATCTGGTTCTTTATACGAGTTACATTTATATCAGTACCAGTTTTTGTTTTCATGTGACGTAATATTTTAATGTATTGATCTGATTTTAGTACATCGCTTAATGTTACACTTTCATCTATAATGGCATCGTTGACTTTCTTGTTACGACCCAAAGAGTTATATTCGTGCTCTCTAATAACCTCATTCTGCATAGTTCTCTTTTCTAAAACTATAGCTGAGAAGATTTGTCTTACTTCTTCAGTAGTAACTTTCCTACCAAATATCTTCTTACCTAAATCGGCTGCTTTGCCTAGCCAGCCCCGGTCTTCCGGTTCTTCTTCTTTACTTAATTCTTCCCCATATTCTTTTTGCATAAATGCAATTAAATCTTTCTTTAGACCGCTCTTATTAACATGATCCATTATAATATCGATAGCTTTACTCGCAGACCCCGAATTTGATTCACCGGAATCTCTATCATTTTCGCCACTACCAAAGACGGTAGAAAAGACTTTATCACGGGCATCGCTATCATACCCGAAGCTTTTCAGAATTCTAACTATCTTTTCCGAATCATCTGTATAACCCGTATCTTTCCAAGCCTGTTGAAGATCTTTTATATCTACTCTTTTCCTAGAAAATCCCGGCTTAGATGCCTGTATAAATACGTCTCTTATATCATCCTTATCTAATGCCTGTTCCGTTAAAGTGGTATCATTTAATGCTTGCCACAACGACTTTCTTTGTTCGGGTGACATACGTTTAATTATATTCTTTATCTTATCTAACTGTTCTTCCGGTTCTACTTCTGCCGTAGGTGCCACATCTGTTCCCGTATTAATCTCTGCGTCAGATATCTTTGATTGTAATAAAGTAAAGACTTTTTCGACACCTTTTTCATCTATTTCTGTCGGTTTATCTATAAATTCCTCGACCAGTTGCATCTGATCGCCTGGTTTTGCTCTTGCATTACGTTTTCTTATAGCGTTGGGTGTCTGACTAATTTCTCCAGGCTTCTTTCCGCCGTGCGCTTTTTGTGCATCGGGTACGTTACCCGATTTTTTAGAAATAACGGACTCTATTGCACTATTAATAGTTTCATCATCTAAATGAGTATTAGTCTTTAAGAATTTTGTGAGCATATCAGTAGTTACTTTCTTCTTATACGAAAGTTTACCAGTCTTTGGGTCAGATTGAGTAGCAACTACTTGATTATTTTTTAAGAACTGAATCCATGCTTTTGTTAATTCTTTAGATGGCGCACCTGCGGCAGGTGCTGCCGGGTTCGATGCTTTTGGAGCAGGTGCTGCCGGATTGGCTGCTTTTGGAGCAGGTGCTGCCGGATTGGCTGCTTTTGGCTTTGCTGCTTTTGGCTTGGCTGTATGTACTAATCCAGTCGGAGTCTTCGTAATTGTACCGCCCGTACTAGATTTAGACTTATTTTCGCCACTTAGTGTGTTACTCATCTGTCCAAATGCGTTAGCACCGCCCGATGGACGTTTAGGTGAACGGGATAATTCAGTTAAGTTCATATTATTAACTAATCTCTGTCGATCTCATCACCATCTTTTATTCGATTTACCATTCGAGTAAATCTGGCTGGATCTGATCCTCTGATACTCGAGACAAAGCGTTTCTTTAATGCTTCAGCCGCGGCGGGCGAGAATGAATCATCTATCGATTCAAGTAAATTTATTGCTGATACTATAATATGTTGCGCTCGTGCCTCAATCAGATCTTCTTTACTCTTCTGAGGTACATAGGCGCTAATTTCTTCTAAAATAGATCTGCTTCTGCGATTAATAGACAATTTATAGTCTCCAATAACTTTTAATTATTTATCGTCTTTTATCTTTTCTTAAGAAATGCTCGAACACCAGCTGCACCTTCTAATGGGTCTACTGTAGATTTATTTTGTGTGAAACTAGTAATCTCGCCCGTTTTTGCATCAACTTTTTCACTCGATCTGACAACACTGTTCCGCTTCAATTGCTCCATCACACTCTTAGAAGTTGCTGCAACTGCACCTTCATCACCCTCTTCTAAGTCTGATATACGCAAACTCTTATTATTGAATGCTAAATCTATCTTAGATCCAACACCCGAACTCGATCGTGTCTTAATAAATTGAATCTGATAACGGCCGCTTTCCTTCATAGCAGCACTTGTAAAAATGCCTATAACATTATCAGCTGTGTTCACCTTAGAAATACCTCCTGCAATATGACTAGGGTCATATTCTATCTCTTCATACGAACCGCGATTCAATTGCGATGCAGATACTGTCACTATATCAAGTTCTACCGCTAAATTTCGTAATTCTTCTGTAACATACTTGTCTTTAACGAATAAATTCTCTGCAGAAATCTTCTTGCTCATAGGAGACATAAGATCTAAGTAGTCAACTAAGATTGCATCTACTTTTTTACCACAACTAATTTCATATTCTTTAATATATGCTCTAATATCATTGGTCGTACAACCATTCGGCATTTGTTTAATACGTAACGAGCCTTGACTTTTCTGTTGAGATGCACGAATACGCATATGTACATCATCAATATTACGCATAACTTCTCTTGTTTCATAATTCGTGTGCATTGCATCGATACGCATAGCACTAAGCTTTTCACTTAACTCTAAAGATAGATATACTACGTTAAATCCCGCTTGTGCCCAATTAACTGCTAAATTCTGTAAGAATAAAGACTTACCTGCACCGGATTGTCCTGCAAAAATAGTTAATTCACCCTTGTTCAGTCCGCCGAACAATTTATCATCGACTGTTTTCCATCCGGTAGATACTTGTCCCTTATTTTCTCTTAAAGCTTCTAATCGTGCCCTCGGGTCAGCATAATAATCGAGTCCGAGGTCCTTAACCAATGCAATTTCCACCGCAGCTTTAATATCGGCCAATACCTCACCATATCTGCCCTCATCTAATCTTTCCGGTGATGCCAGAATTGCATCACGCAATGCTTTGTGTTGGCAGAACTTTTCAAACTCTCTTAAGAACCAGCCATCGTGTACGGCTGCTTCTTCTTCCATTATTTTGATTTCTTTTTTTGTTACTGCCCGGATTTCATCTAAGGACGGTATAATAGAGAAGGAACTGCTATATCCTTCTATGAATGCAACTGTGTCACGGTTCTGCCTATCGTCAAAATAAGCAGATTTTATAATTCCCTTACATCTAACAAACAGATCTTTATTACTCATCATAAAACTGATGAATATATCCTCTATATCTTTACTATAGTCATTAATTTCGCTGGCATCATCGCTCATATTTTCGTTGTCTCTCGTTTTGTTCTAATTCCCATGCCACTTTAATCTTGACTTTACCGGATACTGCTGAAGAAATTATGGAATGTGTAGTTAATAATCTACCATATCTTGCCGCTGCGGCTGCGGCATCTTTTATATCTACCTCCCACTTAGGGAAGGATACTGCCCAATTATTTTCGATAGCGGCGTCGACTAGATCGCCACCTTTCTTATCTCTGTCGGGGCATACTATAATATTCTTCTGTAATCTGTTGATTATATCAACTTTAGATTGTCCTATCTCGCCTAATATACTTATGCCATCTGTTACCCAGGCATCCAGTACACCCTCAGTGGCTATAGTGTATTTACGTGACCACCCTTGCTGATGATCCAAGTTATAGACAAAGTCCGTAGGAGACTGTTGAAAGTATTTAGGTATTGATTTATCGGGTACATCGTAACATAACCTGCCCGTATATCCTACTATGTTATCCTTATAGAAATATGGTATGATAAGTCGTTGATGCATATTATGCATCTTAGAAGGTGACCAATAAAAATTCTGTAAATCAAATATCTTCCTATCTATCGCATAATTGACTACTCTTAAGAAATTTCTGTCTGTTAATCCGTTTTCTAACCAGGTAGATACAGTGCAAGCATCTTCGGGTAACTCCATGGGCTTCCATTTCTGGAATAATGCTTTAAATTTACTCTCAGGATCTTCTACTACTGCACCTTCTCTAACGGAATGGATTTGATTCTTTTGCTTGAATATTTCAAACTCCATTTGCTCGATAAATTTTTCATCTATATGTAGTTGATTCAAGAAAAACTTAAAAGACTTAGATAACTCCTTACCTTCCGTATATCCCGACGAGAATCCACAGTTAAAGCAATTCATAGCAATGGAATTAGGATTAAATTGTATTCCGAAACGGAAACGAGTATCTCTACCGTGGCCCTGTGTGTGACAGAGTGGGCAATTGCGCTTATTCCAGCCCTTAGGTGCTTGTTTGAGCGGGCCTATATTCGAAAGTATTGCGTCTTTTAAGACATCTATAATCATTCAGTAAGTATAACAGATAACCTAACGAAAGTCAATTAGGTTATGTAGTTATGTTCTTACAATCAGCTTCTTAAAGATACCCGGATCTAATACTTGTGTGCTCGGAAAGTATCTAAACTTCAGAAATAGTACGTTAGCCTGAAATGTCCAGGCCTGCGTTCCTGTATATTGCATATATTCTATATCGACCGACATAGTTGACGGATAAATCTTGAACCATCTTGTATCTTGCAGGTATGGATCGGGCGTTTCTTCTAGTGTTCCCCATATTTCGAGAATACCTGTGAAGTTTTCTGTATAGGTCGAGAATGATTGAACAGAGTCTTTATGATTTAATACTCTTCCACCCGGTATTCTGCTACTATAGAAACAAGGGCGCGGCGCACCACCCCCATTTACTGAAACCAATATATCAGGTGTCCAATCTTCAGTATTTAATGTTATGCCTGGTTGTGGCGACTTAAATGCCTGATTTGTAATTTCTATCTGCATAGAAATGTTATCGTACATATCGCTATACAAAGGTTTCTCTACGTAATATCCGGGAAAATTTTCCACAAAATTTTCCGTCCTTATCAGAACCATGTTATATATTGCAGGTGCCACATCGGATATGTCGCCGCTATCCAATTCTAACGTGATTAATCCTTTTGCCGGACCTAATCGGCATAATTTTTCTAACACAATCGTATTATTATCAGTGTTAATTATTCTTGCATATACTTGCTGATTACAGGAAACATCGGCAGGTATTCTATCGGGCCCTAATGCTCTAAAGATAATCCGATTATCTATCCCCCTGTGTGCTAAAATTGTATTTTTTGACATTGGACCATTGTCCCCTTTACTAAAACAAGAATTACCATCAACCGCCAATAATTGACGGATATGCGAATATAGATACACTTTGTGATAACTTATATCCATTTAGGCTTCCTTTAATTTACAATTGTTAAAGTGCCATCGTTGCATAGCACCTTTTCCACCAGATTTATCACAGTGTGGACAAATCATTACCTCTTTTCGCTTACCTTTGAAGTGAGATTCTTTACCTAAACCTGCGTGTGGCTTCTTCTCTGGAATAATTTTTTCTTTTCTTCGTGAAGGCATCTCATATCTTAATCCTTTGTTCCATGCCGGTCTACCAAACATAGGATTCTTGTCGCCCATCCTGCCGACACTCAAATCATGCTTTTGCTTATCCGATAATGGTTTGCCTTTATTAAGACCCTTTAATCCTTCGGAAATCTTTAATTTTTGTTCGTCTGACATAATATAATTACCATTGGCACGGCGAGTAGCTACTTGCTTCTTCTTAGATTCTTCAGAAACAACACGACCTGCCGAACCTTCTCCACCATCTGTCCTGTTTCGTAGAATACCTGTACCAAGGTCTTTTCTACCGTACCACCGGATCATTCTTCTCTCCAACGCCAATGCACCCACATCAGACAAGTTAGTCTCTAAAAAAACTATTCTTGACCGATTCTTCGGCACATTAACTTTATGTTTTTCATATACTCTGCCATCCTTGCCCTTACCGATATAATAAGGTGTATTATCGGATTTTCTTAAATAAGCGTAAACGTAGAACATATTATATATTTATCAGTAAGAACATCGAAAAAAGTTTCAGCTGATTCTAAAACGTATAAATAACTGGTATGACAAATATTCTAGAGATAAAAGATAAATTTCCGTTCTTAAGTGGACTAAAATCGCCTACCTATGAATATATAGGTATTATTCAAAACTCCGATGACAGAATAATAAGCTTCTATGATTATGAAGCCATACATACTCCGCAAGAAAAGATACTTTTCTTAGAGTTAGGCGAAATATGGTGGTGGGAAAGTAATAGGTTGCTACCTATTAATATATTCTTACAAGGCCAAATGAACCCGTTTCGTTATTGTATGAAGACTGTAGTTAATAAAGACATAGAAGTTATGTTTGGCACATTGACTAGTCTAAATAATATAATGAAGAAACGCATTAAGAAGCGTCAGATACAGTTAATCAGAAATGCTGATTAATCTTTCGATATTTTCTCAATCAATAAATTTAAATTTACTATAATAGCTAACGCATAGCTAAGAGAGTGACAGCGTTTGAATTGATAGGTTTCATCACCCGGTACCTTAATCCACACCTCTGCTTTAATCTTATCCCAGGAACTATGCTGTAAATAAGCCTTGGCTGGTCTGATGATAGCAAGTATCGTTGCTAAATCTTCTATAGACTTAGGTTTATATTTCTGTAATAAGTCACTATGTCCTTTTAAATGGAATAACTGCTCAGTTATTTCTTCATATTCGAAGAAGTCCCACGGCGGCTCTTTATCAATAAGTTCTAATAAGTGGTCTTCATCACGCACAGACTCATACATATTGACATTGAGAAAGTCTACCTTAAAGTATCCGTACTCGTTGGCTACCCTGTGATCCACAGTCGACATATTTGTTGTCGGATCTCTCGGTATATTTTGGAAATATACACCGGTAGGATGTTTTTCCACCTTATTGTCTGCACGACTGATAGAGCCGTATATACATTCTAAGCCGCGTAATATATCTTCGCGTCCAAATACATCGATGTCTACGTCTGTCGAAACTGACTTCATAACCTTGCCTGCTCTAATAATTCTCTGATATATTCGACATCGTCTCCGGACTTCTTAAATTTCTTCATCCAACCGCCTGGATCGATTATGTCACCTATTATTTTTGAATGATCTTCATTGAAACGGGATAACAGATCGTCACCTTTATTGGCAAGGTATAGTACCCACGGGCTAATTCTACCAGTCTTTATAAGATAAGCCGCCTCGTTTGCAGGTACATCTCGGAAGAAATCTTCAAACTGCACATTATTCTTACTACTCCAATCCATTATTTCGATGATTGTTCTCTCTGTAGCACTTACAGCAGGCTCTTTCTTTATAAGATCTATTACATACGTTTCATATACAAAATCTTTAGACCAGTCTTTCAGCTTTATACCATTTGAGATAACAAAATCTATATATTTTTCAATATAGATAGGTTTTAATAATGCCAAATGGTTTCCAAACTTAGCAAAATCTATATAATATGGACTGTTGATAAAATCTTCTACAGATTTTACTTTTTTGCATTGTGTTGTTAATTCGTAGAATCGTTGAAATGCTCTTAGACCAAAACGAGAACCTGCGGTCTCTATATCCATAAATCTTTGTTTTTTCACGCAGACATGTGTCGACAAAGTCTTCATATGAAGGAATGATTTGCTGCAATATTTACAAATATTCATTTCGCTTTACTCTTAGTCTCACCTTTAAACATTTCTTTTATAGTCTTATCGTCGTACCCGTGATCCTTAAAAAACATCTTAAGGTCGACTTGAGTATTCAAGTGTAACAAGAGTTCTATATCGTCATCTTTCATTAAAGGGAAATGAGAAATAAGAGCTGCTATTAACGGACTTTTCTTTACACCCTTTGGTGCGCCAGGCCATTCATGTCGTTCTTTTCTACCTGTACCTGTAATAGCAAGAAGCATCCATTCCAGTTCTTTATGTTTGCCTGTCTCTAAAGAATTCTCTGTTTTCTTAGAACTAAACAGACTGGAACGTTTATTCACAGTCTCATTTACCGTATATATTTGGTCTGCATAGCAACTCGATACAGAACTCATCCATCTCGTCAATTGCCAAATAGATATTTCTTTCTTTTGGACATCTGTTAAGGTCGAATAATAGTTCTTATTATTTCTGTCGAGCGCAGGCAATACATCCGCGAATAAATCGTTCTTGTATTCTTTTATTGTAACTTCTTCCTCGATTGGTGCAGCATCGGGATTTAATTCATGAAATCCCGATAACCAATCTCCTATTTCGTTACTCAAAGAGTGCTCCAATATCTATAACATCCGGTAATTTACTTACTTCTTTAACAAATAGTACACAGTTTGGAAATGGTTTATCTTCTACGGGTACAACAAGGATATTTCCGTTTTTTAATTTAGGAAAGAACCATTTTAATTCTGCATACACATTTGTAATGACGACTTCCTGCGGTCTGGGCACCATATGACGCAAAGGATTAAATGCCATGGTATGAAAACCTCTATCATTTAAACTCGTTAATGGCATAATCTCTAAGTCACTATAGTCTGAGTCACAAACAAGTATAGACCAATCCAAAGGCATTTGTACTGTAAATTTTCCTATATTAAGAACTACAGCAGGTGCATAGAAACTTTCTAAAAAGATAAGTGGTATAAAAAAGTAATCAGGATTTTTAGGATCCGAATAGTCTAATACACAGTATCTGATATCTTGATCCTCTGGTGGGATTCTGTCTAAATTGTATGCTACATTGTCGTTGGTTAGGATGTTCAGATTATTTCTCCAGTTTACTTACGAATTAGATAAATAAACATAATGTCTAAGGATCTATATGGTATTTATTGATAACAAATATACTAAATGCTATTATAAGATAATTGCTAATGCTAAGTCAAGAGCTTCGACGGGCGAAGATTATATAGAAATTCATCATATTGTTCCTAAATCAATGGGCGGAAATAACGATAAAAATAATTTAGCTAAATTAACTGCCCGAGAGCATTTTGTTTGCCATTTACTACTTACAAAAATGACATATGGAAAATATAAGAGAAATATGCATTTTGCATTCTGGGCTCTATCTAATAAAATGAAACATACAAACAACCCGGATGCCTATGATTTTGTTGTAAATTCTCGGTTCTATGAACTTGCTAAAGAAAACTTTTCTACGGAGATGTCGATACTGCATAAAGGAAAAATATTATCACAAGAAACAAAAGATAAACTATCCTTCGCTCACACAGGTAAAAAATTATCCGAAGAACATAAAGCAAGAATAAATCCGGTCGGTAGAATCCTATCTGCCGAAACAAAAGAAAAGATCTCTAAAGGACAAATTGGTCGAATCGGCGGTATGCAAAATAAAACGCACTCCGAAGAAACAAAATTAAAAATTTCAGAAAGTAATATGGGCATAAAGAAACCATCGATGACTGAAGGGAGAAAATTACAAATATCGGCGCAATTTATCGGCACAACCCAGTCACAAGAACATATTTCTAAAAGAATATCTTCTAGAAAAGAAAATGGCTATTATAAGAATGAAGACGAAACCAGAATAAAAATGTCCATGTCTGCAAAAAATAGAACTAAATTAAAATGCAAATGCGGGAAAGAATGTTCTCCATCGAATTATAAAAGATGGCACGGAAATAATTGCAAATTAATGCACAATTAATTCAATATTCCTGTCCAGCCTTTTTCAGCTCTCTTCAACTTTTTATATTCTTCGTAATCTGCATCGGTGGCAGACCTTGTCGGCGTCTTACCGATAGTAATAGCATCGGGATTTATCCCGCATCTCATTAAGTAGTCAGATAACATATTATCGATACCACTATGTCGTATTGCCAAAAATGCTAAGGCAGATGCTGTGTCTGTAGTCTCGTCATATGATAGTGTTATCTTAGGTATAGAGGGATTTGAAAATTTATCTGTCTTTACAGATCCTAATTCTATATCTAATTCATTGGCTTCACAGAATGTCTTAATTAAAGACATATATCCTTCGGATATATCCACTAATAATGTTTTCATTAGACACCTTTTAATATATTATCTTTGCAACAGAGAACGGATACTCCTGTTCTGTGTAAAACTTCTTTCTTTTTGTCAAATGTCTCTTAGAAAACTTACAATTAGAACATATATCATACACATTAACAAAATCTTTGTCGGGTGCTACACGGATGCCGCGTCCAATACTCTGAATAACACGAACAAAACTCTTTCCTGCTTCAAATAGTATTAAATTATATATTCTAACAATATTAATACCGGTCGATGCTACGCCATATGTTGCTATAATAACTTTTCCGTCAACTTCTTGAACTTCTTTATACTCTGCTTTTCGATCTTTCGACTTCATTCTGCCAGAAACAAATATTGAATCCGGTATAAGTGATTGTAACATCTCTCCCGTCTCTATGCGATCAACCAATATAAGAGTATTGCCGGTTTCTGATATCTCTTGTACTTTACCAGCCACAAATTTTAATCTTGGCTCATTTGTTGTCAGCCATTTAAGTTCTGTTTGGTAGTTACCTGATGCAGCGGCTCCGACATCTTGCATTTGTAACACATTTACGTGTAACTGAGCCAGTATTCCTTTATCCTGCAGATCTTTGGTGTTGATCTTGCCTAGTAGTGGCCCAATACATGCAACCACACCAACTTTATCGCCCTCTTCTTCGGGCATTGTGCCAGTTAATCCCCACCTAATAGGTGCATTATTTAAATAGGTCGATAATAAACGTCTCAATACATCGGCTTTTGCTTTGTGTACTTCGTCTACGATAACGCAGACTACTCCTTTGAAGAAAGCGTTTATATCTATCTCTAAATTGTGTTCTTTTGATTTCTTTGCCAGGCTTTCTAAGCTTTGCCATGTGCATATTGTGTGGGTCTTTAAATACTCTTTCCTATCACCGAAGAATACACCCACATCTAATCCCATATTAATATAATCTTCTTCAGTTTGTGTTACTAAATCCTTAGTTGGCACAATTACTATGCTGCGACCATATGGCTGCACTTTGTGGCTAAGAATCGCCGTTATTAGGGTTTTTCCCGAGCCTGTTGGGGCGATATTAATCCCGGTTATGTTAGTTAGATAGGAATTGATTACTTCTAACTGATGTTCCTTAATTAAGATAGGGTCGCCTGCATATGTATGCCCGTGCGGCCAGCATAAATGACTATAACTATCTTCTTTAACTAATTCAAATTCAAAATTCTCATTTACCTGACGTTGATCGTCGATTTCTACATCATATCCAAAGTGCTGAACGATAGGTAGCAGTTTATCTAATAAATTCAGATATGATCGTGCGCCTATATCACAGTAACTCATCTTACCATTCCATCTGCCCAATCTGACTGCGGGAGTATATTGGGCGCCCGGTACATAAAATTCGAGAGACGATGTCATCTTACGGCGACATTCGGGAGATAAGTCCGTAAACTTTATGTTTACTTCATCTAATATTTGTAATGTTGTTGTTGCCATTAAATACTCGCATCGTCGAGTCCTGCAACCCGTAATTTAATAATATGCCCTGTCATGAAGTTTTTAGCTTCAAAACCTTTACTAATAGACAAATACTTGTTTCTTAATAATGCTACTTCGTTTATTAGTAATGTGGTATCCACTATACTTGCCACACCATCTACATATTTTTCTGCATCTCGAGAACTAAGACTTTTCTGATATGCTTCTAGAAACTTCTTAAATTCTGCCGACCTATCTTTACGCAATTGAATGTTGAGATACTCCAGTACTGCTTCTATCTCTTGTAATTGGGTAAACCGTTGTTCAACAAGCCCGGGTAACTCGGCTGCATGTTTTTCCAACGATTTACCCTTTAAAGATAATTCTGTACGTGCATCTTCTAATTCTTTTTCGAAGTGATCAATAAAGTCGGGTATTACGCTAAGATCTTTTGTTACTTTGTGGTACCAGAGGCTCATTGTGTCATTTGCTTGAATGTAGATGCCCATTCTGCATTTAATATAACTACTTGTTTCATTAAACCAGAAATAAGGAGTTGATTATCGGCTGACGGACCTAATTTAAAAATTTCTTTAATAGATGCATTTATCTCGTCTCTGCGTGCTTCAATTTCTAAAAGTATTTCTTTGCTCATAATCCATGTACCCTTTTCACAGCTATTTCCATTGCCTGCACTAATAATACAGCTTTTTGCGTTCTTGACATCAATACTCTTTTTATCATCATAGCTCTGGGAGGGACATTCAAGTCTTCTGCTAGGGCCTTATGTACCCTAGTCAAATTCACTGGTTCTGAAATCCACACAACGTAATCCGCACCTACAGCAGGATCTTTCATACTTTCTCTAAACTGTTGGATCTGCGTTACGGATTTCAGAACATCCTTACTATTAATGGTCGAGAGCATGGCCTCGCCGAACTCAATCGCTGGAGTAGTCATCTTCGTCATCTTCGTCTTCTGTATATTCCGATAAGTGACTTCTTGCAGCGGCCCTGAGTTCTTTATCAAGGTCTTCGTCTAATAGTTCTTCATCAACTAAACTGAATTCGTCAAATACTACCATCAGAATGTCTGCTACTTCCAATCTTTCTTTAGGCTGAATATGGGATTTGATACGGGCCCATAATTCCATAATCAATTCATGATTTTCATTAACCATAATTATTCTCCTGTTTGTACAACAATTGCAATTTTCTCTTCTTCGCTATCAGGAATAACAACACGCAGATCATCCTGTGTGAATTCATCCATGATTACTTTCATTTTATTAATATCATTCCAGTCTTTTCTGAAGTATTTCATCTCTTCTTTAGTTTTCTTGGAAACATATTTATATCTATTACCCTCTTTTATTAACACACCAGACTTTTCAAATAAGTCAAACAATCCGGAAATTGGATTCATACCTGATTCCCACGGTATATCTAATTTGATAGACTCGAACGGCTTAGAATATCGTGTTTTAACAACTTTACAAGTTGCACGAATACCTTTTACATCTGTAACCTTGTTACCGTCCTCATCTTCCTTTAACTTATATTTCTTCATAGCAACAATAATGCTAGAAGCAAACATAAATCCAGATCCTCCAGAAATTTTATCATCTGGATCAAACATATCCTGACTTGCATATGTGTGATTAGTTACAACCATACCTATATTCAAATCGCCAAACATATTAACGCAGTTTGATACGAACGCCTTAAGCTGTTTAGCTTTACGACCCATATCGCCCTTCATATCTCCTGCCTGGAATTGATTTACTTCGGTAGGTGTTAATAACATACCTAAAGAGTCTACAATGAATAGAATTTTAGGACGTTGGTCTTTTGGAATATCTAGATAGTTTGTTTTATACTCTGTAACAAAGTCATGTACAATCTTTGCTACTTCATCTATCATAGATGCGCTAATGCGAAGCATCTTATCTTCAGATGTTTCTACACTTAAATTCTTTAGCCATTTTTCATCTAAAGCATTTTCCGTGTCAATCATAACCACAAAAATGTTTTGTTCTTGTGCTGCTTTCGCAATATTCCCGGAAACAATATAAGATTTACCGGCACCGGATTCGCCTGCAAATACTGTCACCTTACCCATAGGTACTCCTTTATAGAAGTCTCCACTAATAAGATAGTTTAACCCATAAGATCCTGTGCTGATCCATGTGTCCGGATCATTGAATCCTGTTGAAATACCTGTAATGTTTTTTGTTAAGTTTTTACGAAACTTTGATATATCGAATGGCTTAGCCATATTTATTTTTCCCTCTTCATATATTTGAGTAACGATTCTATCTGTTCAACAGTTGCGTTACTCTTTAACCTGTTTGCCTCAAGACTGATTATAAAAACATTCCCCGGAATATATCCCAATTTAGGAACAAGCTTATCAAAACTTGCTCTATCGGGATGCTTTTTCCATTTTGTTTCTTCCGTGTTATGATTTATACCGTATTGAAGTCTAACTCCTAGCACTGGACAAAACTCCGGCTGCTCTATATCCTCGAGCCTAATCTCAAACGGAATTTTATTCTTCCTTGCTCGTCCACGAAGATCTGTGAATTGTTTTCGAAACGCTGCTTCGTCTGTTTTGTATGTATCATAATAACTAGATGCCCTTCGTTCTTTTTCACACACCTTGCACGCAGAATCTTTTATACTCCTCTCAGAAAAATGTCCGTTTTTACATGGTTTATCAGAGACGTAGGTAGGCAGATTATTTTGCAATGCAAATTGCCTTGGTGTAATCTTCTTCATAAATCGTAAGTGGGGATTTCTCCCCACTTATCTCATTTATTTCTGTTTCTGAGCATGGCTAGAATCTCTTGGGGAGACTTGCCTGCTGTAGCAGAAACGGTTTCTTTGACTTCGGCCTTTGGAGGATCTGCTTCAAAGTCTTCTTCGTTGTCTTCGGGCACAACGATGGGCGCTGCCTTTGGTGTCACAACCGGTGCTGTTGGGCGTTGAGTGAAAGTAGTACGTGTTACTGACTTACCTTCACCGCCATCTGCATCATCCGGGCCTGCATCAAAGCCAAACGGCTTGTAATGCTGACCCCAACGAGCTGGATCATACAGTTCACCGTCTAACGATTCCTGGAACATTTCAAAGATGATTGACAATTGTTCGGGCGTTGGACGCTTAGGCAAATATGTTGACAAATCAACCGGACTGAATTGTGCAATTGCGTCTTGCATGTCTTCCGTCAAACTAGATTCTTTTCTAGCCCATTTAGATGTGCCATAATCTGCATATCCGCCCTTGCTTGTCTTAGATACAATAAAGTCTGTACCGTTGACAAAGTCAACTGGACTATATGCCATATCGGGATCCATTAATGCAGCCTTAATGATTGCAAAAAGTTGCGGACCGATAATAAACTTACGAATCGGATTTTCAGGCGGTTCGCTTTCATTCATCGGATCTTGCTTAACAAAACCTTGCATGTAATATGTGCGCTTTGCCCAATATTTACGTGCTCTATCTTCCAACGACTTATCCTTCCACCATGGGCGAACTTCGTTTAAGATAGGGCAAGTCATCTTACCGTCCCACATTTCGATACAAGGTACTTGAACAACAACTGGCTTACGCTCGTCTTGTCCTTTGATACCTGCGAATGGGAGTTTAATAAGTTGACGTTCTACCCAAAAGAAAGTGTTATCTTCGTTTGCGTCTGGTAAAAAGCGGAGTGTTGTTGAAGTGCCTTCTGGAATATTCCAGTGTGGATAAGTTGCCTTATCTCCTGTACCGCCCTTGCGGTTATCTAATGCTTGTAATTTCTTACGGATTTCTTCGAGTGTCTTTGACATGATTTTTATTTCCTATGCTTTAAAGTTAAATTGAACGCTTATTAATTGAACTGCAACCTACTAAGGCAGCGTTATGCCTTTTCGCGTCTTCTGTGAATGTCTTCGTATGCAGTTAGTATACGAAATTCTTGTGTGTTTGTCAAGAACTCCTATGAAGTTCTTGTATGTTATTTATCTGTTTCTAAATCAAAAGAATATATTGTTGAATCTTTCATAATACAGTTCGAAATCGGAAGATTCTTTAATTTCTTGCTTATCTTTAGCAACTTTTTCTTCTACCTTAGCGTTTTCTAAAACTTGTTTGAGTACAGCACGCTCGAAGTCGTTTACTGTACCTTCTTTACATAATTTTGTGCCAATTTTATTAACAAAAGAAGATAATTCGTCGTTTTCCATGATACGCAATGCAAACTCGTTTAATTTAAATCCTAAACGAGCATTTTCGCTTGCAAACTCGAATATAGGTGTGGTACTCAGCGATTCTCTGCGTAAAATAATTGTTGTTGCTGCTGCTTCCTCGATTCTTTTATGGAAAGTGTCCTTTTCTTGCACCAGTTGTTTAACGATAGGCAAAACTTCTTCGAACTTTTCGTCGAATCTTCGAATGGTGAACAAATCTTTCAACTGAGTAGTATCATCTTCTGCTAAAGGTTCTCTTTCAAATGTTTCTAAACGAGCTTTTACTGTTTCATATGTCTTAGAACCTGTCAGTTTCTTCAATTCAGTACGGATAGTTTCGATGTTTTCCTTAACTGTTTCAATAATACCGGAACTATCCTCATTTATTAACTTATTTGTCGTTACATATCTGTTAAAAGACTGCAATTTTAATAAATTAGTTGTGCTTTCGCTAATATATTGCCCGACTTTATCGTGCATTGTTCCACCGTGTGACATATGTTGGGCCATAGCGCGGGCACCGGGGAGATAATTAGATTGAAAACGAACTCTTTCACCATTGCATTCTAAGAAAATTGCGCTAATGTGGCGTGAACGAGATCCGCGAACATTTTCGTCGACAGGGGTTTTATGTCTTACCAAAATTCTGACATTCTCTAAAGTCTGCTGCGATGTTTTCATCGAGCCGAACATCTTACTGAAACTTTCTACTATTGCTTCGTCGACTGTCATCGAATACATAATATCTCCATGGTCATCAGGCTGTGCTGTTATTTTACCATTCTGAACTAATCTGTTCAATATAGGCTGAATTTCACTAAGGTCTATTCCTAGGTCGTCAGCTAATGTATGTGCAGCAGCGGTGCCAAAATATTTAACTCTATGGGATACCTTGCCCATTAATTGATGATTGTATGGTTGAACTAAGTTATTTTCCATCATTGCCTCGCCTTTTTTTATTTTTGCCTGATATGCATAATCTCTTGGCTGAATTGTCTTGCCAAATACGGTTAATCTAAAATTCAAAGGAGGTACATTGGTATCTGCTAGATCTCTTACTAGTCCTTCTATAGACTTCGTTGAATCGCCCACTGTAGCACCTTTGCTAAATTCTACGTTACCATTATTTTTATCAGAAGGCTCATTGATAGTAATCATTACATTAGGATTAAGTACGAAGAATCGGCGTCCAGTTTCTGGATCAGTTGTATCCGCTCCTTCAACATCGAAAATTTTTATCTTTAAACCATTCCCTTTTAGCAGAGAAAATATTTTGCCTGCTAAATCATTCATTTCTTCCATGATAACTTCCTTGTTCTCTTATTTATCTATGTAAGGGTCAAATACACATAGGCATTGGTGCCGAAGAATCTGATTCTTCACTGGAGCCTACATTGCTATTAATCGCTGCCTGAGATTTATCGTCCCATGTAGAAATATAATCTGTCATTCTTATTGCAAGAATCATTGCCATAATTAAGTCGTCTGTCTGACCTATTCTGGCCTCATATGTATTACCTCTAGAAACAAATACTTTAAGTTCTGATAATAGTCCACGCGAATTTATAGTTAACTTACCAGACTCAATTAAGAATTTCAATTTAGCACAGGCTTCTAATTTTGATTTATTCGTAGTTACAAATCCTGCTCTGCGGCCAGATCTACCTTGTAATCTATTTTTAGGATCGTGCAGCATAGTACCGCGGAAGTTTTCTTCGCCTGTATCCCTGATAACAACTAATGCGGCTTCACCTAAAGAATTGCTTTCTACAGACCAATACATTTCAGGCTTGGCTAAATCATATAGTTCTTGTAAGATTTTCTTCATTGTTCTTACTTGTTCTTCAATAGGTGTTTTATTGCTACTCCACTCTGCTACTTGTACTAGGGTAGGTAATTCTAACACCTGAATTGCTGCATTGTCGCCACCTGTCCCCATAGACGGGTCTAAGGAAACAACATATGTCATATGTGGCTTAATATCGGCATACCACCTAACTTGTCCTGATTTACGTATAGGTTGCGTAGGTTCCAACTGAGCAAGCTTAACGGGATTAATAAGTGTTTCTTCAAAAGTAATGAACTGACACTTATGTTCACGCAAGAATCTATCTTCTCCTAAAGCAGCAAGTTCCGCATCTGCCCAGGCCTGATCTCTATCAGGGTGAACTTCCCACGTAGACATATAAGGTCTGAACCCATTTACGCCAATGTTTGTTTCATTTCCGTTTGCATCAACTAATTTATTTGCTCCGAACCATATATCTGCAAACTGATCTTCGTCAGTATTAGGTGTCGATGTAATAATACACTTACCACCTGTAGACAAGGTAGGAGATAATGATGTCCAAAATTCTTTAGCTATGTTTGGTTCTACGAATGCAAATTCGTCTAAATAAACTAATGATAATGACATACCTCGACCTGTATTTTCCGTGGTGGTAGTTGCCACAATACGTGAATTATTATCAAAATCGATGGAACGTTTATTATAAGTCTTTACACCTGCCCGAATATGATCCGGTATGGATTCGTATGCATACCGTACTCTATGCATAATTTCCTGTGCGCCGTCATATTTGTTTGATGCAATCAGTATTGTAGAATCTTCGTTAAACATCGCATACCATAACAGATAACCTGCTGCAACAGTGGTTTTACCCATCTGTCTGGATACCATATTAACAGATTTTCTATACTTATGATATGTGTTTATTAGATCTACTTGAAAAGAGTACAGCGATAACTTCTGGCGTCCTTGTGTAGGATGCTGTATATACATGAAGTTGCTCATGAAATAGATGGGGCCTGTTTCGGGGTGCAAACATGCCGCTAACTCATCTAATTGTTGCTGTGTGTAATCTGTCTTTTTATTTGCTCGTTTTACAAGTGAGTCGTCTTGATAAATTGCCATATTATTTCTTAGACGACTCTTTTAAATAATCTCTATAGCCATATACCAGTTCTTTGTGAACTTCTGCTACCTGCATTTTTTTCTGTTCCGGATTATCACCATAACGGGCACCCGACGGACCGGCATTTTTCACAACAGGGCCATCTGCACCGTCAGGGAAATAATCCTGACCATCTGCCTTAGTGCCGCCATAACCATTATTTAAGTCTATTGCCTCTTCAAAAGGGCCATCATATGGCTCAAAATAGTCATCCGGTTCATCAAAATCGTCAGGATCTCTTTCTCTTTTTTCCACACCCGAACCGCCACAAGATCTACAACTCGCTCCATCATACATACCTTCTCCTGTACCATCGCAGGTTCTGCACGTATCATCGTAGTCTTCGTCGTCAACTATCTCGTCTACTTCATCAAATAGATCATCTATGCCTACATCATTCTTTGCTTTATCAATAATACCGTCATTATTTTCATCCATCGGGTCACTGTAATAATCTTCATCTGAACCGTGACCTGCACTTGCTAAGGCTTCTCCGTCGCTCGTATAATCATCCGGCTCGCGAGGATCCGTATCATAATCATCCTGTTCACCACCCATGTTATCGCGCATATCTTCATCATGTAAATAATTTTCTATGCTATCCATTATACTACGTACTTCGTCATTATCAAGTCCCTGGTCTAGTAAATAACGAGATATTTCTACTAAAGTTTCTTCTTGATCGCCAAAGGCATCGCTAGAACTCTGTAGCATATTCATAATTTCGGCATCTACGTCGGAATAATTCGAAAATGATTGTTCTGTAAGGCCAACTTCCTTTGCGCGATTTGCTAACCATTCTTTATTTGTTGGGTTCTCTTTCTTTAAATCGCCTGTCGATACTTTCCAGTCACCATGCGGTTGTGCAGCTTTACGCTGAACTGCTGGGATTTCGCTTTTCTTTACTTCTTCCTTCATAGCATTACTAAGTTGTTTAGTGCCAGTATCTGCTTTATTAAATTCCTTGGCTACGCCCTGCTTTATGCCTACTTTTTTAGCAAATTCCGGATTATGTGCGGCAGCAGCCATTGTACGAGCTTGTTTTTCGGAGGTAGATTTTTCATCTAGTGTTTTGCTCTCCTTACTCGGGCGTCGATGTACCGACAGTTCTACTTCAGGCGAGTCAGAAAATCTCCTTGAATTTCCTAGAGCATCCTGTCCCGACCGCATAGCAGTATAGCCTTCTTGATCTGCTTTTGCCCCTTTATTTGCAGGATTTTTTCGAGCGGCCTGCAAAGCACTTGCTGTAGAATCGCGCCAAGTCTTGGAGTCTTGAGTTCCTTTAGTTTTTCTATACAGATGTTGTTCTCCATATTCATTGTTGGGGACAACACGACCGGACTTCGGATCTATATTTGAGCCTACTCGTACTAGCTCATCTAGTGTTTTGCTCTCTGTTGCAGGTTGCTGTGATGCATCATACGCTGCATAGTCTTGATTGCGGCCTACTGTCCCGGCGGCTTGCATGTCAGACTCACTATTCGTTCCAATACCCGGAATCGCCATAACACCCTCTGTAAGCTTAATACCTGCTAATTGTTTCATTCTTTGTAAATTCATTATACAACTCCTGCTCTAGATAAACTAGGCTTTTTGACGCGACCGAAAAGTCCTAGGTCGTCTTTCTTTAAATTCTTTGGATCGTTAAAACTATCATAATTCTTTGTTAAGGTAGAATGATCTGTTGAGGCTGCTGGACTTAAAGCGTTAGTAACAATAGTAATATTTCTCTCTTTTGTTACTTTATCTAATGCCTTCAGAAATTCTGTATTGTATGCTGCGCCATAAGGCACATCTTCTGCATTATCCGGTTCACTTCCTAGGCGTGCCTTATAAGATTTTTTATATTCTGGAGAATTTCTATCTAAATATAAATCTGTTTCTATTTGGCGAGGATCATTTTCGGAATATACGGCAAGTTGGCTAGGAGAAATTCCTAAATTATTGCATATGTATGTTCTTAGAAAATCCAATGAGCCTGGATAACCCAACGTTAAATCGCAAATAAAAACTGCCGTATTCTTTATATTAGGAAAATCTAAAGGACTTTCTTGAATAGGTGTTTTTCTGAACGATGATGCTTTCTTAAGATCGTATTTTGTTAAACTGGTCTCGAGTTGATCGACCATATTATCAGTCATTTCATTTACGGCGAACTTTAAAACATACTTGTATTCTGTCTTAACTTCAGCAACGTAAGAAGCGAATGATTTCTTTTTTTCTTCTGCCATATGATAACTCCAATATTGCTACTATTTATCGGTCTTCTGAGAATTAACTATATATCTAAGTAGCTCATTCCTGTCAAATTCTGCGCCGCCCGGTGCTCGCTTATCGCCATTGCCCTGATCTAAGTCTATTTGCTCGGATCGCACTTTCTTAAGTTGCAAATCTATCATCTTTAATTTTCTTTCTGCCTTTGCATTTTTAGCTTCAAGGGCAATCTTAAGCATTTGTGCGCCAACTTCGTAAATCTTACCGGCGTGCATATCGGGCACATTTCCACCGAGTGCAATCAGATCTTCAAATGTCTTAATTGCCTTCTGGGAAATATCATCCATTTCATTATCGTGTGTATCTAAACCGATAACCGTAGGTAATGCGTAATTCACCTTTTCTGCTGTTGTTAATGAAGAGTAAATTTCTCTTGCTTCTACCATAAGTTCTTCCCTAGATTTACCAGGTGGCGCTTCTTCTACCACCGATTCAACGGGTGGCAGATTAAAAAAATCTTCCATACGTTTAGTGATTTTGGGCCACCCTATCCATCCAGACACGCTTACCTTCGATTAGTTGCCACGTTCTTCCTTTATTTAATGCAGCACATCGGAGCATTTGTAGTGTGCACCTGTCTCTACGATCATCCTCTGCTTTTAATAATAGTGGTGTTTTTGTTTTCTTTACACCAGTAGTCGACAGACTAATCTTTGCAGCCCGTTCTTCAGTATATACATCGGCCCGACAACAAGAATTTATCATTCTCTCTTTCATCTCTTCTACTGATAACTTAGATAATGTGATAGACATGCTTTTTCCTATCTTATATTTTGTATATTCCGTATGTGAAAGAAGATATGGGAGATGTCCTTTTTGTGATTCTACAAATCCGCTTCTACCCATCTCATAAAAACGTGATGTTGGTTTATAACGGTTCTCCGATACATTACACATTCTCCAGAATGCATAATTCATTTTCTTTCTATATTCGTATGTCACTGCCTTAACTAATAATAAATGACAAATAAAATGCTCTTTAGCAGTTAATATAACTAAATTTTCTTTAGAATTTTTGCCCCCTAAAGATTTTGGAAAAATATGATGCTTCTCGACATAAATATTATCGAGTTTTCGATGTTTGGCATTCTCTATAATATTAAAATAATATTTAGAATACTTGTTTTCTAAAAATAACTCCATTTTGCGTGTCAAAACTTAGCCCTTTCCTTTAGGATTATTAAAAATATTACCTTCATTCATCACACGAAATTGCAACCCATGCGCCTTCGCAAATGCTTGTGCTGCTGCCCATTTGAATGTATTCAATGCGACTGCTGCCTTAGCCTTTTGAGACTTTGCTTGTTCTAAGAAAGTTTCTTTAGCTGGCTTTACTTCAATAATCTCTGCTCTCTGACTACCTTTAGCGTCTACATAAGTAACCACAAAATCAGGCACATACACAGTATACTTACCTGTAAAGGGATTCTGATAGGGTATTTTAAGGGATTCGCTGGCCCAGGTTAGTATATTAGGATTAGTATCGAACATAACCATTACTTTATGTTCCCATGATGAGCGAAATATTATGGGATAAGTACCCACATATTTACTTGGATTTATGGGTTTATACTGGCCTTGTACATAAGATCGCATCTAGGACCTTATCTGTCTAGACTGAAGACTGTATCTATTATCGACGCTGGTGGCTTTGCCAACTTGATTGCCGGTATCTCTTAGCAGATTAAATGCCCTATATGCATCGGGCGTAAGAACTGTTTGGCCGTTAATCTCTGATTTAACTAATAATTCTGCAGGAGATATCCCGAGTATAATTGCTATATCTATTGCTAGACCAGTCATTGTCTCGGAATAGACTTTAGTGCCACCTCTTGACATAAAATAACATAATACCGAATTATAGTCGGATAAAGAATAACTACCCGGTACGCCGGCACCTAACGCAGCCTGAGAAATACTACCGGGACTCGGAAATACTGTCGTTCCAGTTGCATACTTATATGTATTACCTACTCCGCCGAATACATTCTTAACAGTTCTTTGTGTACCCAGATACGTTAGCATCTGAGAACTAAAGCGACCGATTGAAGAGATATTAGAATTAGCCATTATGAACCACTCGCCCTATTCATATCAGGATACATCGCCGAGTCGGGTGTTGCAGTAGAATTAAAAGGCCTTGTCTGAATTAAGGGAGAATCTTTTATATTAACTGGTGCTGGAGATATATCTACACTTCCGGCAATTGCGCTAGAACTAGTTCTAACTCCGGATATATCTAATCGTCTCGGGTCCGATGCCGCAAACGGCGAAGTACTCTGGCCGGCGCCTGCATCAGTTACATCTCCGATATCTACCTGAAGGTTGTTATTTTCTCGAGCCACAAATTGTGCATCTGGTTGTTGGTTCGGTGTTTCTATAAAATCCGGATCATATTGAGTAAATGAAAGATTTGTCAATTCCAGAAAGTCGCCATGTTTAAATTGATCTATCGTAGAATTATTGTTTGGCTCTCCCGCACCCAACTTCATGTTCTGTATTGTATAGTATGCATATTCATATTCCCATGTAAACGTAAGTTCGAGTGTCTTATCACTTGTCGCATAACTTAGCACATCATGAGTAAACGCTGAAATTCTGGGATTTACTAATGTTACTTGATTAAATCTTCCACCATGTACCTGGTATATATCTATTGTTTGAATTAAATTTCTTATATTTTGAATTGTGGGTAAATTAAATCCAAAATTATGATTATCCAGGGTATCTGATACAATGTTTTGTATACCTTGCTTCTCGCCGTCTGTATTAGTAGAAGAAGATATACTATTTGCTAATGCCTGACCTTGCGATCCTCGGCCTGCGCCCGCGCCACCGCCATCTTGATAATAGGTTCCGCCGAAAGATTGTATATAACTACTCCTGCCTTTATCTATATTCTTACCCGGTTCGCTACCATCCATAAAATAATATCTGTAATACATTTCCCAAAACTTTAATGTTTTTCCATCAGCCACATCGTGAAATACCATCTTGATGGGTTCGAATGCTATCTTTGTCTGACTTAATCTTTTTCTATTATATTGATTGAGCGGTGCAGTTTCAATTTTAAAGGCCGGCATATCAACTGTTTTCACTAAAGGCATAATCTGCTCTAAGTCGGGCCCATTAAAAAATTGAGAGATAAAGAACTGTGCTGTACTTACATTATTTAAATTAATATTAATATAGTACTCAAACGGAAATCTTGGTTGGTTTCTAAATAAGGACGGAGATTGCTGATTAAAATTATACGCAGCATGATGAGAAGATTTCTCATAATAAAATTTAGAGGAAATTGACATAATGTACTATTTACCTTCTTTTCATTTATAGAAAATTAAAAAAATATAGGGGCTAAATGCCCCTATATTAAAGTAGATAAAAATTTTAAGCGAACGTTGTGCCGCCAGTTGGGCTAGGAATGTTCGGATACGGATCAGGTCCATTGTAGTTAGGATTATTCCCTGCTAAGTTTGTAGCATTATCAAATCTAATTGTTAATGTAACTTCTTGTGGATCACCACTAGCATAATCTGCTTCGGAATATGTTGCTGCATTAATCCAGCAACCTTCTAAGAACCAGGATTCTATTTCTTCATTTGTTGTTCCATCCAACGAATGAACTTCCATAGAAAATTTATAATTTATGCCTGCGGATGCGCTTGTCTGCTCGAAGTGATTCATTTGCTTCTGTACCTGAGCACCTACACTAGCTACAATTGAATTAGTTATATCATCACGCAATTTAATTTCGAGAGGATCAAAGCTGTGTTTGCCTGCAATCCATGCTACGGAATTATATGAATCTAACTTCACTTCTTCGTATGTAACTTTAGGACGGCTGCATGTCATAACATTTGCTGTCATTGTGTTTGCACCGACTCCATCGCCAAATCCATACCACATAACTCTAAAGCGATACTTTTGTTTAGGGTGTAAAATACCCTGATTTTGTCCGTCAATCGGAACCCCGAATTTGGATAATGTTGAAAAACTCTGTGCCATCTTATTCTCCTGCTATAAAAGCTAATACTATTTATCAAATCTGTCGAATTTTTCTTCGAGAGGTATTTAAAATTGCCAAAATAAAAGGGCAAATTTTATTCTGCCCTTTTATTAAGTGATTTCACTTATACTGTTAAACTAGCACCAGTATTTTTAATTCTGATAGGAATATAAATAAACTCAATTGCCTTAACAGGTTGAATTGCAACGTCAATCCACAATTCGTTTCTATCTATACGAGCAGGTGTGTTGTTGCTCAAGTCGCAAACAACCAAGAAGTCATATAAACCACGCAATGTAATAAGTTCAGATAAGAATCTGTTGAATGCATCTAACACGGATTTACGTGTTGTTGTATCATTAGGCTCAAATAAGAACGGTTGTGCAAGATTGTTCAGTTGATAACGTAGATAGTTTTCTAAACGAACTACGTTGATACGATCTGTTGCACTCGAATATGGCTGACGTGTCTTTTGTCCAAACACAACAATACCGCCTTGTGGCATAACGCGAATTGGATTAATGCCGTTTTGATATAAAATATCGCGTTGGCCTTCATTCAGCTTAACTGTAACAAATTGTCCGGACGAATTAACATATCCGACTGCCCCTGCATTGTTTACAACACCGCGTTGTAATCCAGCCGGTGCGAACCAAGGATAAGCAACTTGATCATTATAAGCAATTGTACGTAAAGCCATATGGGATGATGGAACAACTACGTCTGTACCATCAACATTTGTACTTAATCCGCTTGGATACCATGCAGCAAAATATTTGCTTGCAGAAACAAGGCCATCTGCTCCATTACCGTAAGCAACACTATGATTTGTTGCCCAATTCTGTAAAGATGTGCCTGTTGCACTTAATGTAAACGGTGTATCGCCTACCACGAATGCGGTGTCTTTACGATCGTCGTTCAACACAAGCATCTCGTCAATGGCTTCTACATAGCCAGGTGCAGCAATTAAGTTAAAATATAAATCTTCTGCACGAATATCTTCGTTAGAAGAAATAACAGACTGAATTGCTTTTACGATGACAATTTGCTGTGCTGCTGCACCCATATAAGGTACGCCGCCTGGATTATTGCCCGATATAGTTACCCAACGACCTAACGAGTCGTTATTGGTATCATCTGGCTGCGCTGTTACGCCGTCAAATACATACGGTGCTTCCCAAGACTTAACATTATTTGTAGAATAGCGTGTATTCCATAATAAGAACCCATTCGGGTATAATGCAGCTTGTGGTGCATCAGGATCTAAGTCGGGATTTGTACCACCTTCATTATTCTCACCTGTATATGCACCGTCATGATATAAAGGATTAGGACGAGCATCTTGGAAGATAATGCCGTTAGGTGTTGTTTGGTCTGTATTGTCAACTAGTACCCAAGCAGTACCACTCCATCGATTAATAACAGGATAAGGAACTGCATCGGTGTTAACCCAAATATCGCCTGTATCTAATGCCGGAGTAGGAACATTATCTTGTGGATCGGCAGGTTGTGGATATAAAGTTGGTGCGCCCGGTAATACTGTATAAGTAAAGCCCGGGAGATTGATATTTTGCCATGCGCCTGCGCCATCAGCAATCATAATATCTACCGTAGATTCTCCAGCACTATTTAATCCTAATAATGCATTAAACCACGACTGACCATTTACCGGACCTGCCGTAGGTGCTGTGGCTGAACCGACAATAGTGGTCAGTGCTGCCCAGACACCGTCTGTACATAACATAAATCTGAATAAATTTGGTGTGGTAGATTCTGCACCTTGTGCAATCTTAATATATACCTGGCCATTAGATCCTGCAGGATTTGCGGCATAATAAGTATCTGCTGCTGCATCATCTACAAGTATCGGAGCCTCGACTTGCAAGAAAGATCCTGTCGATGCGCTCATCTTTCTTAAAACAAGATCTGCACCTTGTGCTGCCGAACCTGTCTTAATCCAGTACGTCTGAGTAACTAACACATCTGTTAAATCAGGCCATACAGACTGGATAACTACGCTCGTACCACCTGTAGGATCTTGTAATTTTACCCAACCACCTTCTAAATATGCCCAATAAGATAATTCGCCTGGTTCTGTTTCAAACACCACTGCAATATCTGCTTCGGAGGTAGATGCCGTTGGTTCATTAGCTGTACCTGTTGCAAAATTATATACATATCTTGGTGTAACCGGTGACCATATTTCAGAACCGGGTGCGCCTGTGCGTATGAATAAACCATACGAAGATACAGATTCGTCTAACCAATATGTTCCTGCCGCTGCAGGACTTGTTGGCGCAATCGGTGTAGGCTCTAACTGAGCTGTATCCACATCTGCTCTAACAACTCTGCACAGATTGGAAATTCCCAAATAGGAATAAGCTGCTAAAAGTCCGTATTCATTTAATGGATACCCGTTCAACGATGTACCACTTACTGAGTAGAAAGTAGGATCGCCGAAAGTTTGTACCAAATCACGTTGAGATGTGATAGACCATACAATACCAGCATTAGCTTTTGTTGTACCAACTGCAACAGTTGTTCCGTCTGGAATGGTTTTATCTTGTTGTGTGGCGATAAAAATAAGTGGAACTGTTCCTGGACCTGCGCCAACATTGATGCTTTGGTCGATAACTGAAATACTTACGCCTGGGGATACTAAAACTGCCATATATTTAACTCCTATTGAAGATGTTTCTTCTTGTTGCTAGTATTTATCAGGAAGGGTGTTAAATATGCTGCAAATAAAGCACCAATCTTATAATTTATTGGAGAATATTTTCTGGACCTGACCTTCTAGACTTTCTAATGTACTATCATTATTTAGCTCATAATCAATTTTTGACCCCACCCATGCCCATTCACTTAAATGAGCAGCAGAATATGTTTCAGTCATCACTGCTTTAGCAATGGAATTACCCCTATTTGCTAAGATAGCTGTCTCATACCAAATGGGTGCAGGGCCACGATTTACCTTAATTAACGTGCCGCCTTGCTCTTGAATAAATTTTATTTCGTTAGGAAAACGAACATCACTAATAACTACATTCTGATCAGGATTTTTACGAATTCTGTTTCGAAGTGTTAAGAACCACATATCTTGATGGAAGTTATTACGCATAACATCTGTACCAATTACTTGCAAGGCAAGTCTGGGACTAAAATTAGGCATGTTCAATTGTTCGGCCCACCACGGGTCTACAATTTCACGCCATTCCCGAGACTCCTTTGTATCGCCTTCGAGCATATGCCTGGGCCAATCAAACATAACGGCACAAGCATCTTTCAAACCTGCTGCAAAACTATCTTGCCTAAAATCATATCTATTGACAAGTTGCGATGCAACAGTACCTTTACCGCTATTAATGAATCCGAGTAGGCCTACAATCATAAGAAACCCCTAAGTTAATGTTTATGTAGTTATACACAAACCGCTCAGGGGTTGAATAATTTTGTTATTTTAACCGATTACAAAGCTATATCCATCCGAAGCAGTTACGAGATTTTGTAGTTGTAATTCTAACTTATCCATCTCTACCTGAGCTTCTTGCTTAATAGTAGCACCATTAAGAGTAACATTGCCATTCGGTCCCGGAAAACCCCCCGGAAACTTATCTCTTGCTTCGCCTAACATATACTTAGAATATGCTGTAGAATAAGAACGTAACCAAGGCCCCGTATAAGGATCGTTAATGATATCATCTTCCGATTTGCTTGCATAAACGCGCACCGCTACCTCTTCGTCTGCTGTCGGTCGGCGAATAATTTTCAATGTATGAGAATTTACGTCCCATGTGAAATTCATCTGACTTGCAAATAATCGTTCGGTTGTTTCCAAGAATTGATTATACATATCCCATGTAGCCAATCCGCCGGACCTATTTGGTTGCAACATATAGATATTATAGAATGCAGCATCTACTGGATCAAAATTGATACCGCCGTTTGTATATGCACCGACGCCCCGGCGATATAGTCTTCTAACTTCCTGAACTTCGTCCGGTAATGTATATTCTGTTATATCTCGTGTAATATGTAAAAAGATATCTTTCTCAAGATTAGCGCCATCCGATTGTTGACGCAACTTTTGAATACCAATCGTGATACCTAAATTTATGTGCTCCTGGTCGAGTTCGACGTCCACCATCTGAGAACCGAGCAAAAGCTCTATTTGGCGAATTAGCAGGGATCTCGGTGTATATTGTGCAGACATAGTGTATCAACTCCAGTGATACACTATTTATCAATTATCTACCGGCAGTTCGACCGCGATTACTTCGACCGCCCGGTCCTTGTAATCGATCATTACCAATCGAACCAGCACGATATATATTAGTAACCGCTTGTCTTGCAAGGTCGTCTTTATGAGCATCTATTGATGCAGTGCGCTGTTGTTTTAATTCTGGGTAGTTAGATAATCTTTTTAAATGATATTCTATTACCTTACGATTTAAATCAAACACTTTTCCTATGCTCTCAATACTTAATCCATCGACGAATAGTCGAGACATCCGACTTACCTCTTCCTTAGTCGTACCTTTCTTACCAGGGGTGAATGAATCACCTGCTGCTGACATACTTTGTTGCCTTAATTCACTATAATTTGGCAATTTAGTCAAATAATGTTGGACGGCCGAAGGAGATACCTTAATTTCCGAAGAAATAGATTTTAATGTTTTACCAGCAATATACATCTGTATCATTTGCTGTTTTTGTTCCGATGAAATTAATTTGTGAGTATTGATAGGTGTAGTCGGGGTGTGTCCTTTCCAACGAGGTTTCCGTTCTTTATAATTATATTTTAGTAGAGATACCACCCGCTCATTACTCATGCCTGCTTTATCAGCAATAGCATTAAACGGCAGTCCTTCATCATACAATTGCTTAACCAGCGATACCTCCTCCGGAGAAAACGTAATATTACGACGTAATTGACGGTTTTTTAATTGCTTAGACAATATATTACTGATTTTATGAAGTGGCATATTCATTTCTATAGCAACATCTTTTATAGGCATATGGCTATTATATAGTTGTTCTATCCGATTTATTAATTCTACCGGGATAGGGGGATAGCCTTCTGTGATAATTTCAGATATTTTCATACCCGTATTTATCAATATCCTAAGGTTGCCTTCTTCATCACAAAGGCGTCATCCAATGCATTATGTGCATCATACCCAAATTTAACCAATAGTGCTTCTTCTACAAGATCCGACACCCTGATCGGTATACATATTTTTTCTAAGTTGTCTGGCCATAAAGGTGATATCAATTTATTTAAATGCGGAATATCCCAGGATGGATTATCAGAAGCAATAACACAGGGGACATTTCTTGCTTCAATCCAATTAGCAATTGCTAATGAGCAATCATAGTGTGTCATTTTATTCTTACCGCGCAATAAAGGTAATACATTTGCTCTAACAAAATCCGAACAGTCTTTCAGTTCGTATGTATCAGTTAATTCAGCATAAAAATAGTTTTCGTCCTCATCGACCAAAGCAATGCTGATTAGTTTTGCATTAGGCACTAAATCCACAAACTCCGTATCCAAAAATAAACGCATTATTTTGTCTCCTTCAATAATCTTTTATAATTTGCTAAATCCGATAAATCCTTGCCCATAATCATTCTATATGTATAATCTTTTTCTTCACAAAACGCTATTGCTCGCTTTTCCTTTTCAATATCAATAGGATCTATTCTACCCTTAACTTCCTCTATCATTTTTTTACCAGATTTAAATTCTATTAAAAAATCAGGAACATAATTATGATTCTTTCCTTCAAATATATAAGGAATTCTTATTCCGTGATGTTTTGTCCAAGATATAACATTTATATCATTGTCTAATTCAATCATTCTTGCTAATTCTAAGATAGAGTCTGCGTGAAATTGTGTATTAGATTTAGTAGAAACATAGTAGGCTTTTCTACCTCTATTACAACTTTTTATATTGAATTTTCCTTCTGCAATTAAATCCACCTTACTATTAGACTGTAATGCTCTGGTTGTCGCGGAATGATGTTTTCCGTACATTGGATTATTCTTACCAGTTAAAGACTTACTTAAATTATCTTTAAGATTCTGTAGTTCACTTTCTGACATATTTCTGTGAGGGTTCTTCCCGAATGCTGGATTACCCTCCCCTGTTCTACTACATCTTATACACATCTCACCATTATATGTAGATCGTTTTTTTATATTCAACCAGTTACTTGTTGATGCATCCCATATATGGCCACATTTATCGCAAGTAAGTTCTATTGTGTAAGCAGTCTTGGGTGTCTCGTCAACATTACAATATATCTTCTCACCTAAATAATTAACCCTATACACTATTTTATTATATGCCATAATACTCCTATATAAGAGTATTTATCATTTTCAAGCCGATTCTGTGTCTAAAAATAATCTCATTTATCAATCCTCAGAATAACATGATTCTCGTTAAGTTTGCCGCCGCACGGAATATCGAGTGTTGTTAAATCCTTCAAAAAAGTGCGAAGTTTGACCTTACTTGCCTTCTTGAAGTCTGCGAGCGTCTCGACAGGCTTACGCAGTGTTTTTTCTAAAGAATCAGACGAATAATTCAGTAAACTTGCGCCTTTAACACCGAGTCCTCCTGCGTCAACTGCTTTGTACTGAGATAATTTGCGTGTTCTAACATTGTAAGTCCATACTTCCTTAGCACCAATTATTTGTGTAGGATTCAAACTAACAATACCCAGTGTTTTATCATCCTTCTTATATTTTAATTTAGATACAACTTTATCGGCAGAAACAAGTTTCTTTTTACGGGGTGCTCTTTCTACCTTTGCTGATTCTTGCATCATGGCGCATGCCTTGAATAAGTTTCTATTAAATAAATCTGCCTTCTTCAATTCTGCATTAGTATAATTAGAATATGCTTCTACCAATTCTTTATCTTTACCTTGTAGTGCTTCGGCCATCTCCTTTAGTCGACCTTCAAACTCTGCTTGTATGAACTTCATATGCGGTGCTTTTAATTCATTTGATTTAAATAAATTCACAAAATCCTCCACCGACTTTACAGGAAGTTTTTTATCCATACAGAAGTCGTCTATCCATCCTTCTATTTCTCCCGCAATCTGACACGATTTTTCACGCAACCTGTCCTGAATAGAGATAACTGCTTTAACAGGCTCTTGAACTTTGAGAACGGATCTATCCTGTGATTCTTTTTCAACTGCCGCAAGCCTTTTTTCTTCTTCATATATTACTTTCTCCAAGGCGGGCATTAATTTAGGAAAAACGCTATCGGGTATATCGCATCCGTGGTTTAATAGATACATATACTTTCCCACAGTAGCAAATCTATTTTCGTGCATATCTTTAATACGATCCAGTAATGGATGTTTTAGATTGATAGATTTCAAATACTTTATTACTTCTTTCTTCAACTCTGTTGCCGAAAGTTCATAATGAGCATACAGCATGGCACCGTGAAAATTCCTCACGAAGTGCTTATTTGTTTTTACTGTATATTCGAAATCGGGTTTGGGCCAACTAACAAATACACCTGCTGAACTCTTTGTTGCCATTTCTTATCCTTATGATATAAGATTATTTTAGCATCAGCCAAAAATAATCGCAACTAATCTTGGTTAGCTGCTCAGAGGATATTTATACGATCGGGTATCTTATTGGCCGGATTCAGGCTTTTTATGCTTTTCTTTACGTGTGAATTTATTTTCAGAATGGGGGCCGCCACCTGTCTTTCTGGTAACTGCTTTCGCTACAAAATTGCGGGGTGTGGTGGCAGGTACTTTCTTCTTATCAGTTTTTGCTTCCGATAATGTATTATTATACATATCGTGTAGATTAATATTCATATGGTCTCTTGCAACTTCTTCTGCATAATCAGCAATAGAAAGATATTTGTTATATAATGCATTTAATCCGGCATTCATTCCATCTAAATCAAATATAGTAGATAAAGATAGCAAATACATAGCCCTCTCTTCTAACTGTTGTTTATATTCTTCATCGTCATCATATTCTGCAGCCGAACTCTGTATATTATTTGAAACTTGTAAAAGTAAGTCGGCTAAGACTTCGGCCATCGACTCTCCGGGTTCGCGATCATTCCCCGGTGGTTTATTTATGCCATTAAAAAATTCAAACAGTCTCATATCATTTTACCAAGTTGGCGTCAGCTGGCCGATTTGCTAATTTTTGATTCCAGGATGCGGCGTCTGCTTCTACATTAACATTTACGCTCTTAAAATTACCTAGATGGCCGACCAATAAATGGCAATTAATGCCGTTGTCGTCTGTTTCACATAATGTAATAAAATTTGTTGGATCTAATTCTAATTCGGGATGAACATGAAATGGCTGTTTATGATGTACTTCTAACTTTTTGGTAGAACCGCATACAGCACACTTGCCATTTATTTTTAAATAATTGGCACGAGCGGTAGGCCATTGTGATGATCTAGCCGGTGTCGAGAGCTGAACTTTGCCTTTGGCAAGATCACTAATTTTTCCTAATACGCCCATAATAGTATACCCCAAATATAAAGATAAGGAACGGTAGCGAATCGTTCCTTATCGACGCCTGCGTTAGCAGTAGCCACAACGGTCCTAGAGGTAGTTGTTAATTATATTTATCAAAAAATTCTTTAAATTTTTCCATTGTGTTAAACTTAGCAACACTGTACTCGTACAGCATATACTCCTGTATTGCGAAAAAATATTCCACAGGAGTTTTAGACTTTATTAATTTAGAAGTTTGCCAAGATCTCATTATTCCAGCACTCATTTTCTTTTATACCTTATATAATTATCTAATATTGATTCTATATTTATCGTCCCGGTTGGGTTCTTACTATGCACAGTAAATGAGAATTTAACGGGCATAGAATTTGTATCCATGTCATATTCCACCAACCATTTAGCAAAATCATACCCCGTCTTTCCGTCGGAATAGTCGTTTGCATAATGCATCAATCCCAAATCATGGTCAAACGATATTACGTCTGGAAATCCGTTATCTTGGACCCATTTAATTGCTTCATCGTAAGACCTAACAATTTGCCAATCTGCACCCCGTGAGCCAACGCCGCCGATAAGCAGCCACTTAACATCTGCAGGCATTCTTTCATCATCTAAAAATAAATATTTCATTCTTTACTACCGGTTAATCTAATTACTGTATTGACTAATTCTGTTTCTCTTAATACAGTTAATCTATTTTCTTTATCGAATCCAATCATCGCCTTAACATCCTTAGGGAAGCAGGTGCCTCCATACCCGAATTGCCCATCCGGTCCAGGCACATCCAGATGAGAATGACCGATCCTTAAATCAGTGTCTAGCAGATCTATGAATTCAGACCAATCCATGCCAGATACATGATCGTAGTCATTGTATGTATCTTTATACAACTGATAAAGTTGATTCATAAATACGACTTTGCTTGCAAGATAAGAATTTATAGCATATTTGGCTAATGCTGCTGCTCTATAATCAACAATATTAAATATAACATCCGTACAATTAATATTAGAATGATTTTCATATATTGATTGTAAGAGCTTGCAATCAAAAAAACTTCCTGCCATAATTATCTGATAAGGTGTTAGAGCATCTTTTTCCCAATCTCTTTCTCTTATAAATTCGGGAGAATAGATATATCGTAAAGGCCCCTCTTTATTCATTACCTTATCTCTACCAAATCTAATATAAAGATCGTCAACTATGGTTGGAGGTAATGTACTCTTTAATACAACAATACCTTTATATTCTATATTTACTAATTGTTCGAATATGCTATAAATTACCGATGCATCAACCGATCTATCATCTAAGGTAGGGGCATTTATCGAAACAAAAACAAGCGGCGGGTCACTTATTCGTAAATCTGTTATTACTGTTGTCGAATGTCGCGGATCGATTATAATCGCTTCCGTATTATGCTCGAATGCCTTATGACATGCTTTGCCTACAAATCCGTATCCTATAAATGCAATGCTTTTTAACATATTTCCCTTTTATCAAAAGAATAGGGCCGTTAAGCCCTATTCTGTGTGTACTGGATTCCCCTGTTAAACTTTTACATCTAACCCCAGTTCCCCGTCCTATATTAAGGAACCTCCGCGGTTACATTTCTCTTGTAGGAAAAAGTGCCGCTCCATCAATAAATAAAACGCATGTATACCATGCACGGTATCTTTACACATAGGCGCTATCAATCAATCATAGGTACACAAACCGGCTCTACATAGCCACACACTCATTTTAAAACACCTAAATTATAATACGTCTCGCATTGCGATGCTGCAAGAGCTACTATTTTATCTTCGTACGGTGTTTCATCTATTAACTTTTTCTTTCCGTATATCTTAGAAACTACATTATTAAAATTATGTATCAAATCATATAAATTGTTCTGTACAATTTTGGTATACGAAGTAGACTGTTTCTTTATATACTCTTCAATGCACGTTGCAATTTTCGCTTCTTTGATTAGATCTACCTGTTCTACTGGAGGTGTTATTTCTGGAAATATATCATTTGCTTTTGCTATACTGCTCACCGGCAACATACATACCAAAAATAACACAGTAATTATGCCTACTCGGAGGCATAATTTCTTCACTGGATTTACTCCAGTTCTTCGTCCGTTCCGGCAAGAACAATCTTCAACATAGCCTTCTTTTGCTGACTATTCTTCTCGACGCGATCTGTAGCTTCTTCCAACGTCATATCAGTGTATTCAACCCAGCCGCCGTATACACGGACCAAGTCATATAATTGATCTTCGTCTTCGAAGTCGCCGTCCTCATGTACGCATGTACAACCTCCGCAATCGTCCGAACAATCGTCTTTAGGGAAGGGCCAGCTGCCACTAGGAACATCCGGCGATGTAGTGAACGGCCATGCAGATTGCGGATTTAATGTCGTCTTTGTCTTGGGCGAGTATTCGCGATTGACTACTTCATTGAATGCTTCCTTAGGATCGCCACCGACCTGGCCCACAACTTCGTATCTGCAGCAACGACCTTTTGCACCGTCGTAATCGGTAGGAATACTAACAACATCGGCTGGATTGATCTTCAAGATCATAACGGGGTCGTCAGCGCAGCCGAAACCGGCCAAATAGCTTTCGCTACAGAAGTGTAGACCTGACGAACAGTAAGAATCAGGGTTATCGTCAACCAAATTTCGTTCCATTTCTACAATTTGTCCGATACTGTTATCGATAGTCCTTGTGTGAAGATCTTTATAATTAGTGTTCACCTTCTTAAATGCAAGGAAATAGCCATCTTCCGTGATAGGCAAACTATTCTTTTCCAAGAACCCATATACTTGTTCTACAGAACGTTTAGATGGATTATCCATCAAGTTTTCCATAAAATTAATCATAGGATCAACAGGAAAACCTTCCTGATACATTTCCAACATACGCACAGACAATGCATTATGGAATGGTTCATCCTTCCACATAACAATGCCGTCTTCTACTGTAACAAAACCGCGACCAAAATTGATGATTGCCTTCTTAGGTTCGACTAAATCACGCAATTCGTCCCAATCTGAGTCCTTCAATGCTTCGACAATCTTCTCATAATTCATATGAGTGTCGCGACTAATGGTATGACTTTTACCGTCCAATACCAAAATAATATTTTTACCTTGCAAAAGATAAGCGGGTGCTGAGTTCATAAAATGCCTTTCTGTGTAATGTTAAATTATATACTGAAAAATCTACAATGTCAAATATGGTTGTATATTTACCCTTTATCGACCATGTTAATGTAATGTGCTACGTGACCTGCATCAGCACTGGAAATATGGTCTAACAAAGGATACTTATTCTTAATCTTCTTCTTTTCGTCGGCAATTTGCTGACGAATCAGATCCACACTAATTGCCTTACCGTATGTGCCCGATAAAGAAACAATTGCATCTAAACCAACTTCTTGTTTCTTTATATTACCATATTTATTAACAAACATAGCATAATCGGATGTTGGTAATACTTTACTGGCAATATTTTTATTGGTATATATTTCATGACCATACTGAGTAAGTACAGACGATGCAACCATCGACGAAACTGTAGCATCTGATATTTTAGCTGTTTCTGTATGCAAAATATCTTCTACCCATTTCCAGTTCTTTAAGTTCTTAATATCTTTGATACGGCTTTTCTGCACACCAATAATATTAATCTTAGTTAGACTATCGATTTTTGCTGTATCGATTAAATCTTTGACATGCTTAATGTTAAATGGTGTACTGTCGAGTTTCGTTGAAGTTGTATTGGTCAAACATACATAATTATATGTTGTCTTCTCATCCAATTCTTCACGATACGGTGCCCAGATATATTTACAATCGGCACCACCGTATCTATCATATGTAGCTTTTTTAGTCAAGATCATAATACCCTGATTAGATAATGCTTCGCGTTTAACTGTTTCTTTTTTATTAAGTGTGCTTGCCATTACCACAATCGGCGGATTATGTAATTCTTTAATGAACTTATTGTATTCGACTTGACGTACGGCTAAGTCCGGTGACGAATGCGATACGCAATATACATTAACCGAAGAGCCAGGCAGATTAGAATAATGATACTGAGCTCTTGCCATTGCACCAGTTTTCAGATCGTTCAAAACAATGATGACATCTTTATCGACAGGAATCTGCGAAGTTTTTACATATACACCATTTATATGATCAGTACCGTCACCAATCTTATGACCGGATCTACTCGAACTAACATAGCGAGCAGAAATAGTAAGGCCGCGAGTAAGTAATGTGGAAACAGGAAATGTGAATGTCTTCTTTCCATTATATTGATCTTTATCGTATAATGGAAACTTCGTATCTTCCGCATATTTCTTTACTGCGCTGCCATAAAGTTTGGAACCTGACTGTTCATTCAGATAAAATGCACGTTCCCATTCACTTGTAAGTGCATCTGCCTTTAAAGCAAGGTGCTTGGCCAAATTAGCATTCAGTAAGTCTAATTTACGCTTAATGCTTGCGATAGTGATAGGAACATAGCTCAATACTTCACGAGATGCTGCAAAATCAAGTTCGCCAATGTTAAATTCAAGAACTAATCCGCAAGACAATAATTGTGCTGTATCCGGGAAGTGCTTTTCTGGTTCCGAAATATTCAACGGATAACAAATATTGCCCATTAATGCAATAGCAGTGGAATTATAACTATATCCTATATCCATTGTATGGACACCAGGCACAATATCTGACTCGATATATTTCGGAGTCGTATGTTCGAATCGAGCGCCAATTACCTTAGGTTTATTCTTAAACCACTTAAATACATTGGCCGATTCGTATCTAAAGCTATCATAATCTTGTCTATTGACAACACTGAATTTTACTTCAACACCGTTACCTGCTTCAGTCGATTCAGTATTCATCTCTGCAATACTAGGAACGCCCATATCGTTAATAAATGCACTATAGATTCGTTTAATACCGTCTTTGATAGCAGTAACGGTAAAGTTTTCTGTATAGCTGAACGGGGATTTAGAACCAAGCCCCAGCGCACCAATGTAATCATTGGAATCTGTTTTTGTAGATTCGAAATAAGTTGTATAGATATTAGTTACTTGATCGCCGTCCAACCCGAGACCAAAATCTTGTACGGAAAACCAAGGTTCTAACATAGAAGGCAAATGCACTTCAAACGGCACTTCCGTTTTGCCTGCTGCAACATGACTATCTACCGCATTGCACGATAGCTCTCGAATGATAGCTTTAATCTTATTCGAATATAATCCGGAACTAAGAATAGAAAAAGCTTTTGCTGAATTACGAATTCTAAATTCGCCGACTGTACCCACGTTAGTTAGTGTAACTACATTTACATCGTTGCTAAGTTGCATTGTGTTGTTCTTTCTATAAATTAAACAATGTAGCTATTATGCACTAAATAGCGGTTTGAGTCAAGTGGTTAATATTCCTCCCACATGTGCCATGCTCGGGAATTTTTTCCTTTTATATTTCTAACTGTATTATAATGTATATTAAACCTTTCTGCTATCTCTTTATTTGTCCCTTTAGCATTAAATATATTTTCAATCATAGTTCTTGTCATTCCGTATCTCTTAACTTGGCCCGGGGTACCTAATTTAGAAGTAATTTTTTTAAAACATTTCTTATCTTTTATCGATTTTACTACTCTTTCCGTTGCGCTGTATTTGTCCCAAAAATAAGTATAATCTCCTGTATCATAAAAGATCTTCTCTATAAAATCTATAGGTAGTGGTAATCTAGTTGTCTTCCCACCAAAATAAAATCCCGGTTTATCTGATATTCCTTTAGTCGCGTCATAATAATGTATTTTTCTTTTTATAGAAGTTATATTATATCTGTTTATATTATATTTTTCACATAAAGTATCCGGATCTTCAGCAGAATAATATATATCGATGGCTTGACTGTTAGTTAATTTAGCACTTGGATTATTTTCTCCGCTAAAAGATTCAGACCATTTTTTCCTTATCCACCCATATACCTTATTATTTCGTATATTTTTCTTACTCGATGAACACATCTTTGTTAACGCAGATATTAATTTTCGATCATCGGGGTATAATTTTATTAATAATTGATGTGCAACAAAGTGCTCTTCTGCGGTTAGTTTCACTAAATTATCATCATCGTCGGTGCCGCCTATGCACCTGGGTATAATATGATGTTTTTCTATATAAGTATCTTTTAACTGCCTGTTCCTTGCTCTTGCTATTAATCTATCATAATGTAATTCGTAGTTCATATTCCGGTGACCTATTAAGAGTGTATTCTTGTATATTTATCAAAATTAGGTAAATAGATACATAAACTATTTAGGAGAGTTATTATGGGAAAACCCATCAAAAAGTCATGGTTCGGACCAGCCACAACACCAGGTTCACAAATTGTAGTCAGCGGCGTTAAATGGGCCGACGGAACTACAGCAACAAGCGATTACATTGTTAAACAAACAGGCTCTAACGCCTATATTGTCAGCAATGGAACAAAGAGCGAAACATGCTTTATGGTTAATGCTTCGGATGTAGTCAATTTAAATCCAGGAGAATGTTTTATTCTTGCTACACCATTCGGCGGATCCGCGTTACCATGTTCAAAGATTGCCCAATATCGTGTAGATTTATTTGAGGCAGACGGTTCGATTGTTAGTTATAGTTGGTCTACAATTCCTGCTGCTGCACCAGGCGAAGCTGACCTAATTACAGGTACAGGTTCTGTCGGTGCCCTATTGACACTTGCTGTCAACGTTGCCGGTTCTGGATATTTTACTGCGCCGGCTGTGACACTTACAGGTGGTGGAAGTGGAGGCGCTGCACATACAACAATCGCTGGTGCGGATGGCCACGTAGCAACGTCGGTTATTGATACCGCAGGAATGGGCTATTCGGGTGTTTCACTCACTGCACCTCCTGCTTCCGTCACTGCTACACTTGCTCGTACAGTAATAAATGGAGTATTAGGATTGACAGTTAATAATGCTGCTCTGAACGGCTATTATAATGCTGTTCCTGCTATAACAATCGCAGCACCTCCTGCTGCTGTAACTGCTACAGCTACACCCCCATTAAATAATGGCGGCGGCGGTGTGACACTCGGCGCTTTAGTTGTTACATTAGGCGGCGGTTTCTATACTTCTGTACCTGCTGTAACATTAGGCGGCGGAAATGGCAATGCGGTTGCTGTGGCAACACTTGTCAATGGTGCTGTTAGTACAATTACTGTTACTGGTGCTGGAACGGGCTTTGTCGGTTTAGTGACAGTGACAGTAGATCCTGCCCCTGCTGCTGTGGCCGGCGCTGCTACTGCTGTGCTCACTGCTCATAGAGTTACATCGGTTGTCGGTGTTACTGGTTCAGGTTATTTTGTTGCGCCGTCTGTATCAGTCGCTGCACCAGATGTTGCACCTGTTCAGGCTACATTAACTGCTACATTCTCTGTATAAGAAAATTTAGCTCAACAAAAAGCCCACTTTATGTGGGCTTTTTTATTGGTACCGCTAGTAGGAATCGAACCTACATCTAAAGTTTAGGAAACTCCTATTCTATCCATTGAACTATAGCGATTTTATGTTTCACTTAACGCCTGTCGAAATCCTGTATATCCGCCCGGAACAAAAGACCCATCTATAAAAATTTGTGGCACAGTTCGTACTTTTGTACCGATTCTATCTTCTAAAGTTTGAAGATTTGAACCTTCTCTAACATTTATATAGTTGTATTGTATGTCATTTGTTTCACATAATTGAACTGCTTGTGTGCAATAGGTACATGAATCCGCGCCGTAAATCTCTACCTGCATATTGTGTCTCCGTTAAGTTATTTACTTACCTAAAAACTTGCAGGTTAATCTATAAATGACATAAATTCTAACCGACCATCTGGGTACTCAAATAACCCTAATAATGATGTATTCTCTCGATGATTTCTACTCTTAGGATATTCAGTTATCTTAATAACCAATACGTTTTTTCGATAGGTTTCCGTTATCTTAACAACCTCACCTTTATATCCTTCGAACTGAAGTTTACTACCTTCTTTATAGTATGATGCCATTATTTATTTTGACTTGCTGCTATCATTTTTGCTGCAATTTCCTCTGCCATATCATCAGCAGTTTTGCCGCCGCGTTTGGTCAACTCTTTTAATTCGTCTTTAATCCACTGCGGAAAATGAGAACCAGTTAATGCATCAATGTCTGCATCTGTATAATTTGCGATGTTGTCTAATACCTCTTTAACATCGGATTTATGTTTCATCTTCCTAAAGAATTGTGCGGGACTTAAATAACTTCTCATTTTTTATCCTTACACTTATCGAGATGCCATCTTTCCATTGCAGGTTTTCCACCTATCTTATTACAATGAGGACATATCGTGGTTTCTTTTGGTTTGCTCATCCGTTGCCGTGTTATAACCGATTTTGGTTTGCTCATTCTTAATCTAGTTTCTACAGATTTCTTCTTCCCGATATGTGCATCGCTATTTTTCTGTTTTGCTGCATCAGATTGCAGTTTCCCTATATTAATTTCACTCAATCTTTTACATACTTCAGGAGTATGATGTTTATCTTTCATTGGACTAGTTTTTCCATACATAGGATTATTCGATCCTATTTTCGATAATGATATCTTCTTTCTTGTCTTATCAGATGCTTTGCAGCCTGCCTGCAATTCGCTTATATATTTCTTATGTTCGGCTGTGTGCTTGTATCCGGTGGCGCCTTCGCCTCCATCTGTTTTATTATTTAATATACCTGTACCGTTATCTTTTCTTCCATATATTGCAATCCAAAATATTTCCATCGCTTTAGATGTTAAGAAATCTATATCAGTTGCAATAATAAGAATTTTAGATTTATCTTTTGGTGTCGATGCTGTACCATTATGTTTCTCGTACGGGCGAGTATAAGAACCCCGGCCAACATAATATGGAGTATTATCGTTTCTTAAATAGTGATATATACAAAAATTCCCGGACATCAATATACCATCTTTGATTTATCAAACTCGAAATAATATACTCGGCCGTTGCCATATGAGCTAGGGGTATACTGATGCATACCGCCACATTCGGATTCTTTATACATATACATTCTATTTTCGTACAGGAATATAATAGCCAAATAATCTAAACGCTTAATCTCAGTGGCTTTCTTATATTGCTCATACTTGTCATCTACTGTAAAACATTTCTTTCCATTTATTGTATATATAGAATTTTTAGATTTGACATCTACTGCAAATGTACCTTTGGTAGGATTTTTGTTATAGACTGCAAAATCTGGCAGAACTAATCGCCCTTCAGTGCCACATAAACATGGTCCCGCAAATTCACCATGTTTTTGCTGGCGAAGGTCTTCTACATAGCTGTTATGTGCTACTAAGTATGGATAGACCAGATTTTCTGCGTCTATCCCCATCTCTAATTTTTCTTTAAAGTTTTCTGATTGCATCTCTAACTTGCATTAAAGTAATGCCTAGTAAATTCTGACCTTGCCAAGTTGTTTGATCTAATGCACGTGGGTCATCTTCGGTAAGACCAATACCCCATATTCTATCAACGGGGCTTGCTTCAACAATAATAGTATCGCCTGTATTCAATAATGCTTCTTTTAATAAAGGATTTTGATTAAATTTTTCAAATAACCCTTCCACCATTATGCCTACCCTTTTTGCTGACCAGGTTGCCTCATCATAGTTAGCTACCATTCTACCTAAATCTTTTTGTTCTTTAGGATTACCGGTCAATAAAATAGCGTGAGCAGTATTAACGTCGCCGAACATAATGGCTTTTTGGTACATCATGTATTGCTCACCTCGTGAAAAAGTAATACCGTTGTGCGTAAAAATGCTAGGATACCAATTTGAAAATGGCGATCTATTCTGCCAAAAAAATGTAAAATTGTATGACATCTATTTCTTTCTTAGTTAATGCTGGTCCGGCGTAGTGGAATCGAACCACTGTTTATTCTTTAGAAGAGAACTGTATTTTCCACTATACTAACGCCAGATATTACTTAATTCGTGTAGCTTTATAATTGCCTTTGATAAACTGGTGCCAAAATCTACCTTTAGATCCGGATCTCGACCATTTTTCAAACATGCTACGTGTTATACCCGGAATCGAAAACGATTTACCGTTTGACAATCGCATTGTCAATACTTTATTCGGCCTATTATGTGTAAGGTCTGATATCCATGTAGATTCTACCTTTTTTTCTAATAATAGTTCAAATAATTTCATTATACCATATTTATCTTTTGGAGGAAGATGGGGGTATCGAACCCCAGGCCGTTGCCGACCCCAACTGTTTTCGAAGCAGTGTTATACACCTGCATAAATCATCTTCCATTTCAGTATAGCTTTTTAACATGCTACCATTACACTAATTCCTCTTTCGGGGAACCACGGATTCGAACCGCGACCGTTCTTTTATGAAAAGATTTTTATTTTGCTGAAACTATACTTTAATATTTGGTATCGACGTCAGGAATCGGACCTGAGTTGAGCCCTTATAAGGAGCCTATTCTACCATTGAATTACGCCGATAAATTCTTTACTTTTGCTTCGATGCCCACCATGCTTTAACCTGATTCCACATCATCATCCAGAATGGAGCAAATGCTGCACCAATTGCAATACCTATAATTAAATTAAACATATAACCTCCCGGGCTAAACTATTATTTATCTCAATAACTGGAGCGGGATAGGAGAATCGAACTCCTAACTAATGCTTGGAAGGCACTGGTTTTACCACTAAACTAATCCCGCATGTCCTTTAAGTTACCCTATGATATTATCTATATTCACACAAATGCAGCTATCAAGGAGGGCATCTCGTTCTCTATTGCAAATAAGTCATTCGGTTGTATTATCTGCAGAACTAAATTTTGGTGCCCCAGGAAGGAATCGAACCTCCGCCAACTGATTACAAGTCAGTTGTACTACCATTATACTACAAGGGCATATCTTTACAGAATGGTGTGCAAAGGGACAGCAATGCACGATTATTTATTTTTCTAAGGGTCTGATCTAAGTGAAGGCAGTAACCATTCTTAATATGTATCTATTTATGTCTTATTATAACATAAACAATATGCATGTCAAATAAACCACACAAATTATCAATAAAGAGATAAATATTTGTAAGTTAAAAGGGCGAGCAAATAAATGAATTACTTAATCGAATATGTCAATACAAAATAAGTATTTAAAATGGTATTTAAAATTGTGTAATAATAAAATTTTAGAGAGGGGACAATATACCAAGAGACAGAAGGAGTATAAAATTTTACATAACCAGTATGGATATACAGAATTACATCATATATTACCGGCATGTATATGTACCAACGAGCAAAAGAAAGATAAAAATAATTTTGTAATTTTAACTGCTAGAGAGCATTTTATAGCACATCTACTATTGACTAAATGTTTTAATTCCGATATACAATATAAAATGAAATCTGCCATGGCCCAATTTATGCGAAAATCATCAAATCAATGCAGGAAATTAACTGCAAGACAATTTGAAATATGCAGAATATTTTCTGCAGAATCCGCGAAATATCTACATACAGGGGTATCTAAACCTAAAACAACAGAACATAGACAAAAAATATCTCAGGCATTAATAGGGCGGGCCGGCATATCACGACCCAGCCAAAATAAAGGCAAACCAGGAAAACCACATACAGAAAAGACCAAAGAATTTCTTAGTAATATAAATTTAGGGAAAATACGATCTGCCGAATCATGCAATAAACAATCCCTGACAATGCAAGGCCACCCGGGCTATAATAATAAGAAATGGAAAATAATCGATATAATTAATAATATCGAATATTTTCCATCATCTGTTTTAGAATTCGCCAGGGATAATTCCTTATGTGCCGGTAATCTTTACGAAGCAGAAAGAAGTAAGTCGACACATAAGAAACAATGGCGTGTAGAAAAGATTACTGATTAGAAATCATATTTCTTTATCATTACAGTCTTTAACATTATCGAAATGGGTGTCATTTCTTCGCCGCCTAATACACTTTTCACAATAGAAGGGGAGAATCCACTTACTAATGCAGTCCCAATTTTATTATAAGTGACAGGCGAGTTTCCACTTCTCCCATTCAGGTTCCAGAACACAACCTGCGGAACCTTGTAACCAGCTGCCGCATATTCCTTCTCGATGAACTCCATTGCGCTTACGCTCACTGCAGATCCACCTGTCGAATTGTAGCTTCGGCGCACACCGCTACCACCTGTTGTTACACAAGCGTCGAATTCCATGTCAGACAAGATCAAGATCTTTGTCGGCATTTCCTTCTGGTCAACCTTGCTCTTCACTGCTGCATTCAAGATTAACTTGAATACTGCACCTAAGTCAGTGTTCATACCCCAGTCGGAACGAGCCATCTGAGCGTAACGCTGACCTAAGTCACCCTTCAAGTGCAGCATTTCTGGTGCACCGGAGAAAGTAACGAACTGGTCCTTAAACACACCACCCATGCGTTCGGATGTGTACAATCCCAAAGAAATTGCAACGTCCATAGCAGTTACGCTACCGGATACAGCAACACCACCCATAGAACCCGAAACGTCAACAACCGGTAGGATGTTTTCGTCCGAACCTTCTAAGTAGTTTGGCAAAGCCTTCCACTGTGCGTTAGCAACAGTAGCATCTCCGTTGTTTAACGAACGGATAACGTCGTACGGGTAAACCGCAGCGGCGTTGATCTTAGCTTCGCCTGTAACCAACTTAGCCTTGTAGTCGGCATAACCCTTCGGGTCGTGCTTCAAGAAAGCCTTCTGGTAGCGACCTGCTGCAACAGACGGAACATGCGGGTACACAATTCCATCCCATTCGCGGGCACACATCTTCTGTTCAACTGTGTTGGACAGACCAACGAGTAACTTACGATACTCCTTTGGAGTCAACTTCAAGTACGAGCGAATCTTGTTCGCTTCTGCACCTTGACGTGGCAACCACTTAGCGCAAAGGCCTTGTGTTGCTGCATCCTTCAATCCTGCAGCAATTAAGCGCAGAGCGTCACGCTCTAACGGAGAACCAAATACAACAAACAAGTCGTCCCAACGACCAAGTTCCGGAACCTTTGCCAACAGGCGAGTAGCCAATGCTGGTTCAGTCTTCAAAACATAAGCGAACAACTTACGGAAAGTTTCACGTTCACCTGCTCCGCCACGTGCATCACGTGCCCATTCAAGGACACGAATTGCCACTTCGGAATCTTCTACCATCGCACCAACGAAGGTAGGTGTAATATCCTTGCCACGGCTTGCGCCGGCCAAGAAAAATAAGTCCACGTTCTTGTTTAACGAGGATGCGTTTGTAACGGCGCCATTGGCTGTTACTGCTGTTGTGTTTACTGCTTCAAATAATGTTGTCATTTTACTTTCTCCTTCAGAATTGTTAATTTACGTGATTGCTGTTCAAATTCTTTAATCAAGATCGCTTTTCTTTTTTACCTGTGTGCTACCGTTACACTAATAACCCGGAATCGAACCGGTCCACTGGTTTGGCTTTAAGATTTTATTGCTGAAACGATCTTTTAAAATTATAAAAACAGATTAGCTTTTGGCGAGTTTTTGCTTTCCCCTCCGGAAAGGTTCGATAACTTTCGTTACCTAGTGCAGTATTTTTTAATTGCTGTAACTAATCTTTAATGTCTACAAGTGTGCTAGTTTAATTGAACAAATTATCTTTGTCAACTAAACCAATACTTAATTGAAAACAGAGTGGTGTAAGGGACAATATTGCTGTTCCGAAGAACCATATATTGCTAACGAAGCCTTACCGCCGTTTTGGACGTGTTTACCACTGCCCGTGTGGTTTGTTACACACTTACTCGATTTCAACGCTACTCATTCGAGATAGCTCCACCGAGTTCGTTAATACATATGTTAGGTTTCCCCTCCATTATATATATTTTAAGCAACGACATAGTCATCTTTCGATGTATTTTGGTTTGCTGGATCCACTCTTTGTAATTATACAAGTTGTATTATATAGTGTTTTAGTTATGCAGTCAACCCGAATTCGTTGCGAATATAGGCCAAAAACCGCCTATTTAACTGTTTAGATGCGCTAACTCTTTATCTACGAAGTCTACAGCACGTTTTAAGAGTCTTTTATAATCTCTCGATTGTGTTTTTTCTGGAAACAAATCTGCTATTTCATACTTCGTAAGTAGATGATTGAGATCATGCATGATCGTTGACCGAGCTTGGTCAGGTGATGACTTAATTGCTCTAGGAATAATCCTGGTTGCTAATGTATCTAATACTTCTGTGAATCTTGCGTTTATCTCTGCAGGTTGAGCACGATACGAAACATTGCTGTACGGATCTTCTTTCCTGTGTTCTTTCTTCTTCGGTGTAGAATAACGATTTATTTTACTAGCGTCCTTGTTCATAGGACTAGGCGGGAATGATCCAGATTTATATTCGTCCAGGGCATGGCGTAATTCGTGTGTTATGCTAGTCCTCATTCGATCGGAATCTAAATAATCTAAATTAAGAACTATTGTGCTAGTTTTCTCATCCCATATACCCATTATAATCTTACCGGAAAAACTTAATTCGTCTTCACCCGACATTGCTTCGGCTCGTCTTAAGAACGGTTGTCCGCCCTGTAATTCTAAACTAACATTGTTTAATACACTGATCGGTGTATCGAATAAATCACCTATCTTTCCTAGCGATATTAATTCTTGATCTTCATCTGTGTAATCTTGATCTACATTAATGTATTGCTTCAATTGTGCATAAATGGTGGAAGACAGAGAAATTAATGCCCTGTCTTCTTCTGTCGTTTCGAAAAGTTCTTGTAATCTCACTATTATCCCCAAACCACATCGCAATTACTCTTTTGAGCGAAATCAATAAGAGATAATAATGTATCAATATACCTTTCAACTTGAGAATGTGACCGACCAGCGTCATGCATTGTTGCAGTTCGGCCTATTGCGGTCACGCCCCGATCATCCTTGTATTTTTTCATTTGGCCGCCGGAGGTATTTGGCAATTCGGTGTGAGCCGATATGTCGCCGTTCTTTAGTCGAATCAATTTTCGTTTTACTAATGGGAAATCTTTCTGTTTTATAACACCGGAATAATCGGCATCTAGCCCTAACATTCGTTGTATTTCCATTGCATTAGAATTTGAGACGTTTAATTCGGAAGCAGTTGTATTCCACTCCTCGTTTTCACCTTTGCCGTTGCAATATCCGCAGGTATGCTCGGTTGCCGGATGTTCTATCCCACCTTCATCGGTATAACCACTAAATTTTTCTTTACCTGTGCCGTGGCATACCCAGCATTTTTCCATTGTCTTTTTCTGAAATGGATCGCTGTATACTTGCTGACCGTTATGATCTTCTAATCTTGCTACACCAAATGTAACACTCTCCGTTAATTGTATTTCTGATAATCTCATAGCGTATCCTTTCGATACGCTATTTATCTTCTAATAAATATTTTCATAATTACCGTGTATATCGTGGCCAATTAGATAAATAATATTATGAATGAAAATATGATTCTGTATCTCCATAATAAGGGTATGGGCCCTTTTCAGATAGCGAACGAACTTGCAATAAATGGAAGTGGAGTATTGTCTGTATTAAAAAATAAAGAAATAATACCTCACAGGGCAAAAACAGGACCCAAGAAGAAATAATTATTGCTTCAATAAATATCTATTTGATACCACTTTAAAACTTGCATGACATTCGTTGCAGTTAAATACAAGCCCTTCTCTTTCACACCCAATCAACCCCATAACTGATTTACCTTCGGCGAACATTAATAATTCGTCGACGGTTTTATCAGTTAAAGAATAAGAAGAATTAAGAATAGGAACAGATGTTAAACCCAGTTGTTCAATTAACAATTTCTTCTCTGCCGGATATAGATATTCCTGTTTATCAATATCAAATATATCAAACACTGCTAACATATGATTTTTCAATTGATAAATATTTCCCTGAATTCCCGGCCCTAAAATTTCCGATTGAATTGCTAAGTTTCTATTTAACGTAATTAATTTATTCTTCAGATCATATTTAATAGCAGTTTTCCACAATACGTTATTTTCGTCTTCTTTTAAATCGAGGTTACGAGAACAGACGCCGAATTCACCATCAAATATATAAGCAGTATGCGAAGATCCTTCACATTTTTCAGATACAGTCCATGTAAATTTCTTTTCTTTCCAGAATTCAAGCTCTTTTGGTAGATTTTGAATTCTTTCCTGATCAGTTTTAGGAATTCTGGACGGAAAGTTTCCGCGAACAGTCCCTGCTAAATTTGCAGCGATAGGTGCTTCGTATTTCTGAATATTAAGCGGTAAGGAAACATCTAAAGCCTCGAATAACATAGATTCGATGTTAGCACAAGTCGGCTCGAGCGGCATTAATAAACCCTGAGATAGCTGCTTTTTTAGCCGAATTGTGCGTAATTTTTCGCCCTTAACCCCGTTATACTCCCTAGGCTCTTTGCCTTTAGACAAAAACGGTGCTAATTCGGCGGGAATCCAAGAATCCGGTTCTGCATATACTACTAGATCATCAATGGCATATTTTCCGACCGAATCAACTACCCACCAACCGTCCACCCGATAGGCACAGATTAAATCTGCTTCGGGTATTGCTTTAATCTCAACAATTTTACGAATTGTTGCCATTTTTCTTTCTGTCATATCAATCCTTTACATATCTATCTTCTAACGGCCTATTTAAATATTCTTCATCCTCTGGTCGATCCGGGTGCCATTTTGTTATTGGCTTAATCCAATCTGAAAATGCAAGTTTGAACATAATAGCACTATTCTCATTTTCAAAACTAAATCGATACCAAGTATTATGAATATCATATTTCTTTTCCCATTCATAACTCTTCCCGTAATACTTCTTATAATCCATCTCGACACTATCGAAAATAACAGTGTCCGGTATTAAATTTTCTATCCAACGGCGAATTTCTAATTTGCGACTTGCATATTGGAATTCATCTCTGTGCATACATAGTTGATGCGGAAAATTTTTACTCGGCCATGCATATTGATAACTACCGGCGGCCGAAGTCGTCCAATACGCATCTTCGAAGTACCATGTGGCATTCAAGCCTAAATCTCTAAGTCTAACTAATCTGCCCATTTGCTAGTATAAATGACAAAACCGCTTATTGCAAGCGGTTTTGTTTGGTTAAAGAAGTTTACTTCTTTTTAGCTGGCACTGCAACCTTAGTTACTGGAAGTTCGTAATATGACCACTTACCTGTATTGTCAGGATTAACTGCTGCCCATTTCTTGTGCATACCTGTTGTTTCTTGCAATTCTGCAACATTAGCCTTAAAGCAACCACGTAACGCTGCCAACGATTGTACATACTTTTCTGTCTTATATGCACGAGTTACAAACAGGGATTCTGTTGCAATAGATTGCACACCTGATCCGCCTTGACCCATACCTGAATAGTTCAACTTAGCAGGAACATACACGCTCTTCAACTTACCCATTGTTGCCTCAGGGAAGGAAAGCAATTTGTATGTATTGTTGAGCGCCTTAACATCGTCCATCGGCTGGCCACCGACCATTACAATAGCTGCCACTTGACCTGCATCCAATGCTGCCTTAGCTGCTTTGAAATCGGATACTTCAGCTACCGTAAAACTAATTTCACTCTGCAGACGAATAACTTGCGCTGTAATAATACTTCCGCCCCATGCTGCAACAGCACGACCTTGGAGATCATTCAGTGTATTAAATACCGCAGGCTTCTTACCCATACCCAATGTACCACCTTCTAGGATGGCGCTTGTGGTAGAAGTAATCACATGCACTTCTTCGGGATACAATGCAAACAGTGTTTTAATGCCGCCCAAGTCTTCATTTCGGGCACGATAAAACAGTACATCGGTTTGCACAATAGCTGCATTTACTTCATTACCGAGCAACTTGTCCATATTATCGACTGAACCTCTAGATGGGACTTCAATCTGCATAATTTGATCCTTACAGGCCTGTTGGAACTCTGTAAACATACGATGATATGTACCAGTTGCTCCACCTGTTGCCACCTTAAGTTGCGTCTGGGCCATAACTCCAACGGAAGCCATAAGCATGGCGCCAATTACGGCAATCTTTGAAAATTTCTTCATTTGTGTGTCTTTCTTTAAGTTAGTTAATTTTCAGGTTTTTCAAATCTGCATCAGACGAACTTTGCGGTTGCGGCTGACTTTGCACTGTAGGACCTGCAGGGCTTTGATGATCTCCACCCGTTAAAACAAACAGTGCTACCAGGATAACAAGTACCAATAACGATCCAAAAACTCGGGTCTTCATTTAACACCTACCTTCTGTGTTTCGCGAACTATAACATCTAATACAACTGGTTCACTATTACCTAATTGTGCTACAACTGCGGCTGGTTTGTCATCCGCATCCACATCTAACGCTGCTGCTACCTCAAGTTCAGCAAATGCGCGGTTCATACTTTCGAATACTGCATCAACTGCCGTATCTGATTTAAGTTTTTCGAACTGGTCGCCCGTATCCATGCCAGCGGCTTTGTTTGCTGCCTGTGCGGCTTGACTCATTTCCCAATACGCCTTCATTTCGTCTAACTTATCCTGGCCTTCTTTGAGCATATGTTCAGCATCATTTAGTGCTTTCTTTTTACGCTCAACCAGATCAGTCATTCTAACAAGTTGATTCTTAAATTCGGGTGCTCGAGCAGGATACTTTACAGCAAATGTTTCAATCTTACTTTTAAAGTTATTTCTTGCCGTAACTGCTGTCGTCACATTAACTTGAAATTCCTTAAATGCTATTTGTTTAGCAGCAAGTAAATTGATCATAGTCTCGATTGGATTTTCTTTAGCTTCAGACATGATTGCTTTAACTTTCCAATTCGCAAACTTCATTGTCACCCACGGAGTAAATGTTACCAATGATAAACATACTACACCAGCAATCGCTAAACCAATCAAACCCTGTATTGCTAGAAAAATTACAGGTGCAACAATTAGGCCAATCAACCCAATTAAACCCACTGACGCCCACTTTTTTACCTTAGCTCGTTGTTCTTCAATGTCCATTGTGTGTCCTTTCTGTGTAGACAAGTACTACTATACTACTTGCTATAACAGAACACAACCGAAATCAAAAACTAGCTGATTTAATGACGCATCTCCAGAAATATATCTGCAGATATTTCTTTTAGATACATTTGTATTACTCTTATTTCCAATTCGGTAGGTTCGTTAGTTAAAAATAAATTAACACTACCTACAAAATTACCGTATGATGGAGGAATACTAGTTGAGCAAATTGTTTTTATAAAAGATGCAGAGGCCGGAAGATTCTTAAATAACATGCTTTCGCTAAAAGGGGAACACACGAATTCATGATTTATAATTCTGATCATTCGGGCATTATTGGCTTCATTATTATTTGTAAAGATAGGAGATATTTGAGATATTCTATTAGAAATATAATTCATATATATTTTTTGAAATTCATTAGATTCTAAATGACTATATACAACATGTCTGGAATTTTTCGATAAATCCATTGACATTACTTGTATTCCCATATAATCGGGATGACTGTGAAGGAAAACATCAATTTTTATAATTGTCTGCGGACTTAATGTGGAGAACTCTGTATCATATGCAACTAGTTTATATACTAAAAACGTGAATAATAAAATAACAGAAACTATGATAGATATCACCACTCTTAAACTCATTCTTTTTGGTGTTCTTTTACGTACAATTTCTGTCATTTCAAATTATCCTAATAGTGCGGCAATTAACAAATACTCTTCCACCATCTCTATATCTGTATTAACTTTATTTAATATTTCTTTTGCCTTGATTTTTTTCCCTTGCCGGGCCTCAACTTCTGCCTTAGATAATTGAGTAATTTCTTGTTGTATATTTTTAACAAATCGCCGAATATCTCTTCGATTAATAAGTTTACGACTTTTATGTAATATGTCTGATTCGACCGCAGTCCATTCTATGCTAGAATTAATTCGTTTATTTAATGTCGCGTTCATATATTTTAGATGCTAAATTTTTTAGCACTTCTCTTAACTGAGCTACTTCTGTGGCGGACGGTGTTCGCTTTGTAATAACACTTACCACACCACTGAACATACCATAAAATGGAGGTATTCCATTGGAACAAACAGTATTAGCATAAGGTATAGAGGCCGGGATAAGCAAGGCGTCGATCGAATTGTTATATAGATGACATGTGAATTCACCATTTATAAGATCTACCATTCTTCCGTTATTAATGGTATCATTATTAAATAAAGGCACATCGTTCGTTAGTTTTTTATCTTCGTCGTCATATATTTTTCGTAAATTGCTATCATCACTACTCTTATATATGATATGTCGTGTATTCTTTTGAAAATCTACAGTGGATACAACAATAGCTACAATTAGATCAGAATGTGTAACAATCTGATCTATCTCTTCTTTAGATGTTTTACCTATTACTTGTGGAGGACTATCATAGTGTCCTATCCTCTGATGCTTTGTATATTCTATGAAAATGGATCGTGTTTCATATAAGGCAATAGCCAATCCCACTATTACAAAAAACATAGTTAATTGAAAAAGTTTAGTCCATGTAAGAATCTTCAAAAATGCTTGAATTAATGTAAGATTGCCAGCAGCATTACTAGCAACATTATTTGCCATATCAGTTTTTATACTCATCGCACTCTGCCTATTTACTATAACAGGTAAAAGTACCATATTATGGCAATATTTATCTTTATATAGACAATAATGGAAGTGAGTAGTTAATGGTGCCCATTCCGAGAATCGAACTCGGGATCTTCTCTTTACCAAAGAGATGCTTTACCACTGAGCCAAACGGGCAAAAAGAGTAGGTATATTGTTATAATAATATATCTGGGCCGATGTGTCTTCATTTAGGCCACATCACGCATACTCTATATTCTTTATTCTGCCAGAGCAAGAGGATCTTTATTCCGCAGATTAGGTGTCTTAGATTTTAAGGCCTGGCGGCGAGCAGCCGCTTCTGCCAATTCACCCTGAATCATTAGATATTTATAATGCCCACGATCTTCGTTCGATTTGCAGAGTAATGCAATTTGCGTTTTGGCGCGCTTGGAAAGTCTAAAATTCTTATCAGGTGTCATATATCTTTTCTTTCTTTATTTTCGCGTTGTGTACGCTGATTAATATTTTTTCTTATAGAGCCGATTTGCTCATTAAGCGAACGAGACTTCTTATCAGATGCATCCTGCCGCTTATTCACTGCTACTATAGCATTTTGCACCTCTCGCAGTCTACCGGTTTCGGAATTTTCTGAATGACGCACTCTGGCAATATTCTCTGTTACGAGTACAATAATAGTCTGCTCTTCTGGTATGAATGAACGGTGTTTAACAATCCATTCTTCGCCACTAATAACAACCATATCTCCGGGCATGGGAGGAAATGCTTCTTCGCTACCCCAATATAATTTAGTTCCGTATTCGTCTTCGTAATGTATTTTCATATTGTATTTATAATAAATTAGGTGAGTGTCTTGCTAATCGGTCATCATAGCTACAAAGTGTGACTCAAACGGTTTGCCAAATCTATCACACTATACGTTATATTTCTACTGCTATATAACTTTTCTGTCCATTTTCCCGACACTCGGGAGGAGATACCGTAAGATAGGTCAACATAGGATGGGTTGAGATTTATCTTTCTGCCCATATGTTCCACCGGCTGTATCTCTTTCTTGACTGCCTTTTACCTATAAATTAGTGCTATAGATGGTAAATCTGTGTCCTGATATATTTACGAGCGTATTGCTCCACCGTCCATTATGTACAATTAGGCGGATTTATCAGACTCCGGTTAAAAGCGTAACCGCCTACTTTCTGGGTGTAGGATCCATTACTGAAATGGCAGTAATCACCAGCCCATAGTCCCGGACAAGGCATTGGGGCATCCTTCGATGTACCATCCCCAAGATTCATTATACTACTTTCTTACGCTCTTCGCAAGTAATATTCTTAATAATAACTGTTTCGCCGTCAATATCCATATCAAGAATATCATCTACCAACCAGCCTAACTCGTCTACCATCTCTTTTGGCAAAGGTAATACTGCATTACCTTCTTCATCTTCTTCGATTGTTACTGTCCACGATTTATTCATCTTATTCCTTTAAGTTTATCAATTATTTCATCATCCGCACCCCAATTCTTTAACCAGGGCGAGCGATCACACTCTTTAACATGACGCATTATATCTTTTCTTTTGCAACTTTCTACGACTTCATATACAGATATTGTCATAACTACTTCCAAACCAGCCTTAATAATAATGGACATATTATCTACGTCCCATTCATAATACGACATTATCTCCCCAACACCGTATACGGTTTCTTTGTTTTTCTTGCATAACGAATTGTTGTCCACGATCCGCTACGAACAATTTCGTTAGTTGTTAGTGGTGCGCCAATTAGATATTCGGTATCATCAACAATATCCCTGTCGCGATCTATATATGATCCAGGAACTCGGTGTTCGTCACCTTGTTTAAATGCCTGAGTATAAGTTAATTCCGGCGGATGAACAACAATATGTACTTCGGGAAAAAATTCTCTAACGATATCGTGTGCTTCGGCATCGGCACCTTTACAATCACCATGATGGAATTCCGTTGGACCAAGTTCAAATAACTTAAGAACAAATTGCTCTTTTTGGGATTGACTCATTCCTTGTCTGGTGCCTGTAAATCCTACTCTCATAATATTTTATACATGCTGTCGAAATAACCTTCTATAACTCTTTTACCATAGTACCTGTACCATTCGGGTTTTTCACTTATACGTGCAGAGATTCTCTCTATATTTATATCTACTTCTTTTTTATCTGGTAGCCAATCTGATTGACTGAATTCGACCGGTAGATCACCGAGGAAATATCTAAAATCGGGATCACCGTTTATGTTATATTCGCGTCTGACAAGTTCTTCTGTAAGCAATTTATATCTTTCAGTAAGAAATTTCATCTTATTATAGAAGAATGTAACATGGCCGGTATTAAGCGTGTATCTGCCAGGTATGCTCTCCAGAATAGTCTGAATAGATTTTGTACGCAATGATCTACGTAATGCTGCTGGAACCATTTTAATCTCGCGCCACTCGGCAAATAAATGCTGATCGGCAAGATTCTCTACAGTAACTAAATTAATGCGTGTCATACAATTAGATTATTTCGTTAAGTCTGGGTGCATAACATCCTAAATGCTGCACTGTAATTGCGCTCGCCCGTATAGCAAACTGAATAGACTGCCCCATATCGTTAGTCTCGATATATTTATACACCAGTGCTGATAAAAATGTATCACCTGCTCCGCAGACATCCGAAACAGCTACCCTAACAGCAGGAAAATGTGTACCATTCCACTCAGCGCCACAATCGCCGAGTGTAATAATCATATCAGCACTTCTTGTAGGCCGACTAATAAGTAAATTAGATTCATATAAGTTAATTTTAATAACACATCCTTCGAGTCGAGCTAAATCTTTCTTCTTTGTATCGATAAATATAGGACCTGTAAATTTTACACGTAATTCTTCTATTAATTCGTAACTTATTGTTCCTTTATCATAATCACTAATAACAATAATATCATACTTAAAAGGCAGTATTTCATCAATACTTAGTGGTGTCGATACCTTATCATTATCTATTCGTACAATATGTTGTCTACTACGTATATCTACTAATCGTGTTTTAGTACTGGTATCGATATGTAAAAAATGAACATCGCAGCCCAGCGCCAATAAGTTATTATAAACATTGCCAGCCATCCCGGGTCGACATTCTTCGTGACTAAACTTAAATACAGGTACAGGTGCTTCGGGACTAATACGATCTACCGTACCGTACTGGTATATATCGATACAATTATCGCCTATCAATAGTATTTTGATTTTATTTGTATTCATCTAATCTGATAAGATCTTCGATCCGTGTTATAGTCCTTGCCTGCATATGAACATCACCCTGATACCATCGATAAAGTTGACATAGAGATAAAATACGATTCTTAATAGGAGCATTTGTATCATCAATAAGTTTATTCAGCTTATCACGTTCATCGGTGAAATTTGATGTTATTCTCATACTTTGCCTTCTAACTTTAATATTAAATAATCAGCTTCTTCGAATTTGCCCTCGCCATCACAGAACTCACAAGGTTCCCAACATTCTGTATGCCCGGTTGGAAACATCCTGGCAATCATTTGCTCACCACCCCCACGGCATTCCGGACAGTCTATATACTTAATGGTTTCGTTCATAATAAAATTGGTGCGACGGGTGGGAATTGAACCCACTATCAGAATTTTAGAGATCCTTGCTATTCCTATCAGCTTCAGTCGCAGTTCTTATTCCAATAATTTCAGATGATTGATAATTTCTTAAATACATATTTCTTTTTGTAATCTTCTTGATACCGGAACCATTACGTTTACTACCAAATGTATCAGTTTGCGTATGACAATTAGGACATAATATTCTTAAATTATTGATATCATTATTATCGCTGTTGCCATCGATATGGTCCAGCTGAAGACTTAATTCTCTTCCGTTCCATATATTACCTAATCCACATTCAGAGCAGGTATTTCCAAATTTTTCTATTATATACTTCTTATTAGCAGGGCGCGTTCCGTTTTCTATTTTTTCTTTAGTTAATTTCCATGTATAGTCGCCCTGACATCTATTATTACAATAGATATTATGGTTATGTATGCTAATCTTATTGGTCTTTCCACAATACCTACAATTGTAAGTCTTTATTTCTTTTTTCCTGCTATTCGTATAGTCCTCACCACGACTATGGACACTCTTATGACCATTTAATTGTCGGTAAGTTTCGAATTCTTTTCCACATATACATTTTAACATAATATCACCTAGCTGAGTTATAGACCCTATAATGTATTTATCTAAAATCCAAACTTCAGCTAGATAATACCGCGTATGTGCCATTTTACAGGCACATTTATTTATTGTCAATCAGCAGGTTTATACAGATCCCACTTCTGAAAGAATGCTCGTTCCCTTGTACTACTTACGGGCCTGGTACAAATTGCACTATAACCCATATTATTATCGGGCTCATAAAACATACAGAACAGAATACCTGCCCGATCGATCCTTGCAGCGATATCTAATAAATCATCCTCATCTTTAGCAGATAATAAAATCAAACTCGATGTATGTTTATGTTCCCATTGATTTAATAATTTACCTGCTTCATGGCAAGCATGACCGAGTTGCACAATCTTTTGAGCGGGTGAAATATCCTCCCGGATAAAAGTGTATATGTATGTGTTCATTTGAGCAATTCCCTGAGTGCTGCTAATAGTTCAGCTGTGAATGTGATGCCGAATTTTTCACTTAAAAATTTAATTCGATCTTTTAATTCTTGCTCTTTTCTTACTCTTCTATCTGCAGAATCGCCATCATAAAAGGTCGGTTCGCGTAGTAGCCACCAGACTTCTTTTTTGGCGGTATCGAATGCCTGCCATTCTGTTGCACCGTTCGATAACTTACTTTGTTTTTGTATTGGGCTAAAACCGCGTTTAAGGTCAAATCCCCTGAGCACATTGTATAGAATGTGATATTGTGCATTGCGATTTGGAATAGTTTTCCATGCGGCAATTAATTTTAAATACTCTTCTTTATTGATAATGAAATTCATGATTGTTGTCCTTATAAAATGTAATCAAATTTGTTTATTCTAACTAACCGTTTGATTAATTTTATGGCGGACCATTATTTAATATCTATTTCATATTACCTCCTTTTAAGTTGTAACTATATTTATCTGTTGAGTAGATCCTCCTGTTTCAAAGACAGGCATGCACATACACTATTATACTCAATACATGTTTATCTATCAAGTAGCCACTCATTTCCAGGCGTCCCCGTACTCAGTATATAACACACCTCTATACTTGATAGATAAAAATACTGATGATACAAATAAACATAGATTTCCTTACCGGTAATGCTCTTGCCAGGCTCTCTGCTTTCGCAGCGCATTCTTTATGCTACTTTGGTATATGTTTATTTGTGTGTCTCAGTGCTTAAATTATACTATATTAAGCGAGGTTCCGCAACCGCTACAAAAGGCGGATGTTGCCTTATTGATACGGGCGCAGGTCGAACACTTCTGTTTTGTCTTAACCGTAATCGGTGCTACTACCTCGACTGTACCTACCATACCTGCCATTCTGATAATAATAACATGCGAATTGAGTTCTGATTTAAAACCATATACTGGTGTAAATTTTTGATCTACCTTCGAACCGGGTACTGTAATACCCACATCACTCACAGGAACCGATGATGCAGTTGCCTGCAGGTTTCCGACCGATACCTGATTTACTATACCCCTACTAAGTGCCGACGCACACGATGTATTCATATACTGTGCATCGCCGAATGTCCCAGCAGACCCGCTCGCACCGCTAATGCCTTTCGAATAATCGTTTCCGTAACGTGTTGTACCAACTATATCGGGCCACCTATATGGTTGGTGATAATAATCACGATAGTGGTGCTTATCCCAATAAATGTCGTTAATCTTAATTTCGGCTTGATCTTGTTCAAACCAAAATTCAACACGAACAATCCCGTCGTCGACTTTTACGCCACGCGGTCCGTCTTCAATTGCTTGTGTTCTTTCTATGAATTTAAAGGCGTTACCTTCATTCATATTACCGTTTCGAATAAATCGCTTTATGTCGACTTCCGAGTTCCCGTTGACAATAATTTCTTCGCCGTCTAGTACATCTGTACCGTCAATGTGCAGAGTAAATTTTGCCCGTTTAGAGTTGAGATTTTTAACTAAAACGCTAAATTCACTGCCGTAAGGCAAGTGTACTAAGTCTTTTGTTTCTCTAAGGATTTTGCCGTTATGTTTTATTGCCACGGCCAGCTGATTGTTTATCATGTTCATGTTTTCCTTTATACAGCACACAGAACAAGTGCTCGAAGTTTCAGTTCTGTTAGGTGCTACCCTATGTAGCAAACTTATTTATCACGTAGGCAGGCTCGTAGATGTTTTTGTAGATTACACGGCCGCATATCAACACCGCAATGACTACATTTAGATATATCCATAATACGCATCTTATTACAACAAGATGCAGAACAATGCCTCGGAGTATGTAGAATGCGTTTACCTCCTGTAATAACTTTTCTTTCAAATAATATACCACAACACACACAAGTATATGTTCGAATTTCTTCAGTGTATATAATTCTCTTTTTACACCTCTTAGCAATATGATCGTGTGATTGTTTATAACCCGAAGTGCCTTCGCCGCCGTCTGTTTTATTTCGTAAGATACCTGTTCCGTTATTAATCCTGCCATACCATCGTATCATTCTCCGCTCTAATGCGAAAGCGCCTAATTCTGTAAGATTTTTCTCTAAGAATAATATTAAATTGTCATTAGGTGGTTGTATATGTTCGTGCTTACCTTTCTTATATGCACGGTCGTCAGACCCCTTACCAATATAATATGGTGTTCCTGCGTTTGCTGTTGTTGAATCTTTACTACGCAAATAAGCGTATACATAGAATTTTATCATTATTACTCCTTAAATTAATTAGAAGTAACAATAGTTTAAACGGCACATTGACTAGATGCCCATTGATTTAAGTCAATTAATATTATTACACAAGTATTTACCTTTTTATCGGTAAGTACTCAACAGAAAAGGGACCGAAGTCCCTTTATTGCGTGTCTTTATTTAGAACGAATACTTTGTACCGATAGATACAACATTTCCATTAAATAACTTAACGCGGTCTTGTCCTACCTGATAAGCATAGTCGGCAACAAGACTGACATTCTTCGTGAGTGGATAAGATGCACCGACGCCAACTAATGCAGCATAACCGTTTGCACCTACTGTCGGGTCAATAAATACGCCGCCGGCTTTTGCTGTTACTGTTGCTACTGCAACCTTTGCTACATCGTATGTGCCAACCAAGCTGTAACGGCTTAGGCTGGAAGCGCCAACTAATGCACGATCATATGCAACTTCAGCACCAAATGTACCGAATTTTTGTCCCAATGTTACGCCTTCTGTTGCTACGCCAACCACAGATGTTTCTGCACCCGCTACACGACCCACACGGAGTCCTAAGTCAGTTGCCGATGCTGCTACTGCTGCTGTTGCTAAGATTGCGATAATTGCTAATTTCTTCATTGTATATTTCCTTTTGTTTTACACCGTTTTAAAGTGCGAGCGTTTATTTATCTCAGCCTTAATTGTATTATAATATTTTAGAACTGTCAACCTATCATTTACATACCAAGTCTTTTCCAATCTGATCTAATCTTATCTTTTACTGATTTAGGTAGTGCAACATAGTCTAACTCGTCTGCTGCTTTATCGCCACTCGTAAATGCCCAATCAAAGAAATTTAATGCCACCTTAACTTGATTAGCATTGTCTGGCTTCTGATAGATGAGGATGAATGTTGCTCCACTAATGGGCCAAGCACCTTTACCGCTTTGATTGGTCAGAATTTGGTAATAACTCTTATTCCAATCTGCCCCAGCGGCTGCTGCCTTAAACGCATCTTCTTCTGGAGCAACCCATGTACCTGCGGCATTTTGAACTTGTACATAAGTCATCTTGTTTTGCTTGACATAAGCATATTCGACATAACCTAAAGAACCAGCGAGTTGTTTGACCATTGCTGCCACACCTTCATTGCCCTTACCACCTGCTCCGACTCTCCAGTTGACCGCAGTGCCTTCGCCTACAACATCTTTAAACTCTTTGCTAACCTTACTTAGATAGTTAGTCCATATAAATGTTGTACCGCTGCCATCCGCTCTACGCACCGCTATAATATCAATCGACGGTAGAGCAAGGGTTGGATTCAGTGCTCTGATAGCAGCATCGTCCCACTTCTTGATCTTACCCAAGTAAATGTCAGCAAGAACAGTACCGGTTAGTTTCATATCGCCGGGATTAATACCTTTAAGATTAACTACGGGAACAACGCCACCGATAACTGTCGGGAATTGGAATAGACCCATTACAGCTAACTTATCATCGGTGAGTGGCATATCACTTGCGCCAAATACCACAGTCTTGCCCTCAATCTGTTTGATGCCGGCGCCCGAACCAACGCTTTGATAGTTTACTTTAACACCGGTTTCTTTGTTATAGGCCGCTGCCCACTTTGAATACAAAGGAGCCGGGAATGTTGCACCGGCTCCTGTAATGTCTTGTGCTGTTGCTGTTATTGCGACAGTAGATAATAAAATTGCTAATAGTTTCTTCAATTGTAACTCCTTTTAAGTAAGCTTATATTTAGCAGACTTTTGTTAAATATTTGTTACAGTTTTATTACAGCAATTTTGTATTATAAAAAGAAAGCACCCGAAGGTGCTTCTTGATTGGTTTGGTTATATGGTCTTTCTACCACAGAGTTGGTGTTTCTTAGGCAACCATTTCCACAGCCATATCGCTGTCAGCGAAAGCTGACATGTCAAGGGCTACAAAAGACTCGTTTGTATATGCTGTTGCATTTACTTTGATATGTGTCTTTAACCGAGTTACCACGGTCTTGCGGGTTTCACGTTCCCGATCACTACGATAGTCCACTACCACGTCGAAACTAGTCACCCCCATCAAAAACATACTATTCCGTTATCCCGCGTCTAGAACGATAACCGGGGCTCCGTGGAGCTAATATGCTTATGGTGGAGGTGGGGGAATTTGCATCCCCGTCCGCAACAATTTATCTACCGCAGTTTGCTACTCTAAGTAGCTGATATATTATTTAGTAAAAAATTTACTAAATTATAACCTTTTAGATACACTAGTTACAAATCTGCCTCTAGAATACCCGTTTTCTATATAATATTCTTTCTCCTTTAATGGTATAATTCGCTCCTCGATACCATTATTTACCCAACATGTTGTAATTAATTTACCTTTCTTACCCGAAACCCATCCTGGCGGAATATCGTTTGTATCTACCCTCTTTATTTCTTTAGTTTTTGGGTTGGATATCCAATATTTCCCGTATTGACTATTCTTATCTTTCTGCTGGTGATTAATATCTTTAAAAGTCTTATTTCTTTTTATCCTAGATTCGGGCGACCTCGATGCAATATTTGCAAGTTTTGCATGTTCTGTGTTAGCTGCTAATCCGTTTTTATTAATATAATCAAATCCCCCGGTGCCACCTCGTCGCAGATTATATACATCTTCCCTTAGAAGAAATTCGTCTGTTACAATTTCTTCTTCACCCGTTAGTGCATCTTCATATGTATTATAGAAGCCTAATATGTCTTTTTTAAAATTTTCAATCCCATATTTCTTAATAGCATAATTTATAATCTTACCCGAGCCCATATAACCATCATCCATATTGTCCGTTTTATGAACACCGATGTAAATTTTGTTATTTATAATGTTAGTAATTTGATATAAGTAGTTCATACTCTTATTTATCAAATATGCGGGATTCGAACCCGCGTCTTGCTTGCCTTTTCTCCAAGGGGATTACAACAATTTCTATCTTATAAAGTATAGCATATTTATCGCCCACTGTCAAGTCTTTATTTAGGTGTCAAAGTTCCTGTACAGGCGTCAATCCTTGTTAGTTCGGGATGCTTCTGGAAAAGCAATTTGACCGAGTCGTTAAATGATTCCGTCGGGCCATTCTCTGTGACAGAGTTGTGGAACAGCGGCACTCGTTCAATCGCCACATTTCCTTGGCGCTCTGAAGAACGCAGACACATATCGGTTGCCCACATGTGCCATCCAAAGTCGGGATCAATCTTGTGGACAGAGTCGGTAGTGAACGCTACTGCAATTTCATCCAGAGAGGTTGCACTGTCACATCGAGGATGATCGAATCGGTTGACACGATCAATGACAAGACCGTGCTGCTGTTGGTTGTTCATGCCGGCAAAACCGATTAATGTTTTTCTTGCATCTTCGTCCGGCATGTCAAACAGAGCAGATAATGCATGTCCGCTACCGCGTGGAATGTATAGATCCTGGTGGCAGAACAGTATCCACTTATTTGTTGCCTTTAACATGCCTTCTGCCAGCGCATCTGCGGCACTCTTGGAGCCGTATACAGGAATGATTTCAGCATCAACTTCCGCAAGACCGGGTGATCGTTTGAGATTAACATCAAATATCGTTCCATTGTTGACCGGGACGATCACGCTAAACCTGCTCTTCTTCGCCGGAAATATAGGCGACTTGTGTGCTTGAATCCAGATCTGGAAGCTGAACAGATTTCGTTCAGCTGTGCTTCGCGGAATATTTAGGTGGGATGCTGCATCAATCAGTGCGTTAGTAAACGCTGCCTTATCGTGCCCGTCACCTATTCCCACATAGCGTGTTCCCGTGATAGTAGGTAGCCACCCTGAATCCAGAAATAATTTGATTGTCGAGGCAATCGACATGAAACGGACATGAGTTGAATCGAGCAACCCATACTCATCATACGACAGATCACCGAGTAGCATCCGTTCAACGATGCCGATGTTGGTCATGATAGGCATACAGCAGAATGCCTGAGCATCCGGTGATGTAACTTCATGTACGAACTTCATAGCTGTCAGTGGGTTAGTAAGGTGTTCCAGAATATCACCCATGACAACCGTATCATAGTTTGATCCAGGCAGATGCTCTAACTTCGGATTGTTCAGATCAACCAGGGCAATGTAATCAAGTATCTTCGCTGCATCTGACAGAGCCCGCGGATTGTAGTCAACGCCGGTCCATTGTGCATCAGGATGAGATTGTTTGAACGTGGAACCTAATAGTCCTGTGGCACACCCTAGTTCCAGCACATTCCTAGATGAATGTGGTATTAAGTTTAACAATTCGTGGTTGATGTTGATGTATTGTTTCACAATTTTCCGATCATTATATTGTTTTAGTTATTTTACACAAGAATTTAGCGCAGTCAATAATTCACCTTCATAGCCCAGATGCAATTTTCTGTCTGCCAATAGTGCTTTTGTTTTATCAAATACATTTTGTTCGACGGTTAGTTTATCAAAATTAAAATCGGGTTTTGTAGGTGTAACTGCTTTACATGGAACTGCGATAGGAACTTCAACTCGTTGTATTTCAATTTTTATTACAGGCTCCGGTGGCACGCAAGCACATCCAGATAGCAAAATTACTACTAATATAATACTATTTTTCACTGTTGATCTCCTTATTGATTAAAGCATTTGCTTCATCACATATAGGCTTGCCGGGCGCCGGAACTAGGTTCATTAGTTCGTCTGCTAACTTCTTATAAGATGCTGCTTTATCTTTTGCTTTCTTAATTTCGACTTGATGTGCTACTAATCTAGCATCTGCATCATCTTTAAGTTTCTTAATTGCTGTATTTTGCTCGTCAACTGCTAATTGCAATTTTTTTACAGAATCCTGCGAGAGGACAAGTTCCATTTTAAGCGTATTCTTTTCAGCAATAAGCGTATTCTTTTCAGCAGTTAAAGTCGATACTTCACCTTTTAACACTTTTATGTATATGCCTGTACCAGCAAGTGCTAATAGCAAAACCCCCAAACCAACTAAGCTTCTATTTTTTAATAATATTGCGATAACGCCCATAATATTCCCATATGTTAAATTATAACAATATTTATCTTGATCGATATTTTATTTTCCAAATTCACCTACAGAAAATAAGGGTCTGACGTAGCATGTCGAAACATCCATTTTTTTGTCGGGGCGTCGCCCGTGTTCATTACTAATATGGGCCCCGATGGCAGGGTTGTCATGAAAAATCTTCCGTCAACCTCTCTTCGTATGTCAGTGACAATACACCAGAATCTATCAAGAACTGGTTTAGACATGTACTTATAGAACCAGTCCATTTGTGGTGCATGTAACCCGAGACCGTGCTTTTCAGCATTGAACATTTCTCTTACTGCTAATATATCTGGCGAATATAGGGCCGAATTTGTAAATTTACGTCGATTGGCGCCGGCATCAAACTTTTGGTGTGTTTTAAATACCTGTTTAACTGCCGGGTCTCGGCACGATTCTTTAATTGTTTGACACTGCTTGATGACTAATTCGGGCACATCCGGTGTCCAATAAAATGGTTCAATAAATTGATGATTTTCTATTATTAATGACCTATCTGTATCAAATGACGGGGAAACCACATGAGAGAGCCAATCATAGAAGTGAAAATAATATTCGTCATTATCCGTTATTTCCATATTAGGTTTTTCTGCACCATGAATATGTCCCACTGTTTTTCCAGATTCATATAAAGAATACCAGTGAGGATCAAAAATACCTATTGCTGTCTTTGCTATAGAATTTGGTGAGAACCATTTATTAATTCCCCAATATTGCTTTATTAATTCCTCGTTAGTTAGAAATTTTTCAACCGGGTCACACATATCTAATACCCTAATACTTGTTCTCTTATCAGCATATTTTTCAGCATACGGTATCGCAGCAAACTTAATTTCTGAATAAACATTATCTGTCTTTGTGCTTTCCTTATTAAATGAAGGTTCTAAAACCACGGGCCTATACATTACAATTTCATCTAAAAAAATACCATTATCAACAAATGCACGAAGTATATTCGTACTATCTACGCCGCCACTATAAAATAGGGACAAATAATCATATTTGTCACGTAATTGTTTTGCTCGGCAGTAATATAACTCGGACAACGATTGTTTAATCGGATCTTTCCAGTCAAATTTAGAAAAGATATCCTTATTAAATTCCCAGTAGACGGAATGATCGTTCCCTTCCTTCAGTTGTTCAGTGGCATAATATACTGCATCAATTTTATTAAAAAATATTTTGCTGCCCGCCCTATAATGCCCCAATCTCTTGTGTTTTGTTAAAGATAATATTGTCATCTGTTACCAAGCAATTTATATTTGCTTCTCATATAGGTAATAAGATCATTCGAATCTTTCACAGATAGCCAATAAGATATACCAGCATAATCAGATAAGATCTTCACAACGTCGGGATGATAGATTAAGGGCTTGAGCCGTTGATTCAATTCCTCAATGTCTTCCATGTTGTTTAATAAAGAAGTCGAAATTGCAAGAATACTCTTAATTTTTGCCGCGTCGGGGAAATCTTTAGTCACATCAGGACCGGATGTACTATCGGCACCATTTATATGTCCTATACTTTTTATTTTCCCGCCTTTAACTAATATATCCAAAGAACCACCGTCGGTATATAAATCGAGCGAGCCGTCTATTAACGATGGCAGAGAGTCCCCAGGTGTCTTATAGGGTACCCACAATATCGGATAATCATTAAATGCTACCTGGGCTATGAACTTAGTACCATTTGTATGATACCCCACCTTTATTAGCTTCGATGTTTTTAATAACTCTCTTATATCGTTTGCAGGATTATTAACCCCTGTGTAAAAACCGGTTGTTACCTGAGCTGTAGTTGATACCAACATTAATAATTTGTGTGATTCCTCGTGCCCCGGATATTGTTCATTATTAAACATACTCTCCGAGTTTCCTGAACAAAGAACAGAAAATTTCTTATCCTTCAGCATCTCTTCCATTGCAATTAATCCAGATGCACCTTGTTTAGTTATAAATACAGGATTTGCTAAATATTTTTCAGCATATAACTTAAATATTACCCTGCACACAGCATCTTTACCACCAGCATGTGGCGTATAAACAAAAAATTCGTTCGGTAAGGATGCCCGGCAATACGGGGCAAACAATACCAACACACATAACAATATATTTCTTAAAATCATTAAATTCTCCTAGTTGAAATCTCTATAACAATCAATTAAAGAATACTCCTTAATTATCTTTGATGACGAAGTAATTTTAAAATTTTGAAAGCTGCTCCAATAGTTTCCGAATGACGATTTTTTAAAAGCAGGAATTATTTCTTCAACTCCAACATTATATCTTCTGAACAGTGGTACTTTATATCTCATTATTCGCTCACACACTAAATCTTGTCTTCCAAAATAAGCAGCATTCCATCTATAATAGTTTATCGATTCAGCGAAAGATATTACGAAATTAACAGTGCTTAAAAGACTGTTTAGGGAATCGCCCATTATATGACTTATTTCCCATGTTCTCGATTGCATCGAAAATACAGAAAATACACAAGAACATAAATTACCATCGATTATAGCAGCAAATATCTTATGAGAATCTTCCGTATCATCGAAATAATAATTTTCTAATTGAAGATTATTAGGCATTTCATAAATCGGATGCCGGGATGATCTCTTAATTTTCATTAACTCATTAAATGCCGGCCTGTCTTCCTGTGACAATAGTTTATACTGAATCATATGCTCCCAATAAAGATAATAATTTGAAATACTCAATAGTATGGGTATTACTAACAGGTATCAATTCTCCCAAATCTTTATGTAATGTCCGTGTGATGCGAAGAATATTCCCAGATGAAAAGACTGCGGTCTTTTCTCTCCATTCCGTATCGAATTCTGCTGACATCATTTTATTCTTAGATGATTTTCCACTTGCTTTTCCTCTTTTATTCAAGACTATATCTTGAATAACAGGGGTCATAAGCATTGCAGCCCATGACTCCTTGGTAAACTTATATGTATCAGCAAATACAGGAATACCTGTAATATATTCGAACCGATCAAACACAGCGTCGTGATCTTCTCTTATAGAATAAAACCATTGTTGATAATTGGTTTCGCTCTTAGAAAGTTTATTCTTAGAAGAACTATGATAAAAGAGTTGAACATCATCACATAGTATCGAAGGCTCTTGTAATTTTTCCATTACATATAGTAATTCAACCATTGCCAGCTCTTTAGTTCTATATTTTTCTCCAATATCGTGGCATACCCCGGCGCCGAAAAGCTTGGATAGGTCAATATTTATAATTGTCGGTACTAATGATAATTCCTTACAGATACGTAATGCCTGCTGCGCTTCAGGTGCTGATTCTTCTCCACAGTGAATGATAATAACAGGATTTACCGGTATCTTGAGTTCAGTGAAGCATCTAAGCATACATTCAGAGTCCATACCACCACTAAAAAATAAATTCAATTTAGGTGTATATATTTTGAATGCGTCATACATCAGTTCACAAGAATTCAATACCTCCTCTTTAAACGACTTTATTTTACAATTTCCTGTAATGTTAAAATGTAATCCCCATTTATCGTCAACACTCTTTCTAAGAATCTGCGTGGGATCTTTATTATAGTAACACTGAAAATAATTATTATATACAGACATAATCTACCTCGGTAATAGCATCGAAATTAATTCTGAGCTCGAGATGTGAACTTTCACATTCATTTGTGAAGTTATATTCATACCTTCTTTAAAAACAGGGTCGTTCATCCAAATTTCTTTTTTTGAAAGACGATGTATGCCTTCTAATCCAGAATATTTTGGCCTTACTGCCATATCCGGCCACATCTTAAAATAGATAAATGGTTTTAAGTTATATATGTCTAGTATAGGAAATGCTCTCTCATACTTAATAAAAGTTTGAATATCGGGATGTAACATCCACGACAACATCTGTTCAGGTGTATAAGCAAGAAATTCAGCAATTACCGGCTCAGCCATCAGAGCTCCCGCATGAATAGCAGTAACTGATTTAGGGTCCGATATAACAGAGATACCATCCACATCGGGATACCCATTATGTCTTGCCCGTTTTAGCAGGATATCGCCGAGGCCGAACACGCATAGATAATCTTTGCACAACATACTAACTAATTCGGCATGCATTATCGATCCAGGTAACCACGTCTGGTATGTATATACACCATCAATATATCTTTCATTCATGAAATTGCTGAAATTATAATCAATCTCTTTCACAGACAGATTATGCTGCTTAACAAAAGAAAATGCAAAATTAGTATCATGTGTATTAGATAAGATATTATCATAATACAAATTGACAATGCAAACTGTAAAATCTACATTTGCATCCATAAATGATCTTACTGTTATCTCGGAATCGATTCCGCCTGAAAAGAATATTAATATCGGTTTTTTCGATTGTTTGCCTATTAGTTTTGCAGCACGCACACATTCTTCCCTAAAGGTACCCGGCATCTGTTTGGCACAGTCATACGTGACCCAATAGTCTAAATCTTTTTTATTTTTAAAATTAAATGTGTTTTTATCCCCCCAACCACACCTAAAGAAATTATTGTGAGTATAATCAATTTTCATAGTATATGTGCCTTACTTTTAATAGCTCTTAATCCCGTTTTTGGGCTACCTGTATCGGGGTCTTCCAGATAATAATTAGTATTATTAAAACCACGAAAGAATCTAGTATCTATATTATCTTGCATGTTCTTAATAATATCGCTAAATACTCCCTTTGAATATTCATTCATTTTATCGTAGAACCAAGAACCCTGTCCCGAATAAATATCGGGTCCCGGTTTTTCAGTGACAAATAGATCTCGAACAGCATTAACCTGTGCCGGATAGATAAATTTATGTATGAAGGTAAATTTATCTTGTTTCCATCTATCTGAGTTTTCGAACAGCGAATTTAAAGATCCGTCTGTGTTAATATCTTTAACCACCTGACACTGCTTAATTACCATTTGTGGTAGGTCTGGTGTCCAATAGAATAACTCATGATATTGATGGTCCATCATTTCCGAACGTGCCGAATTATATTTAGGAATATTAACTGCAGGAGTTACAGCAGTATCATGAAATTGAAATGTATATCTTCCATTTACTAATTTGGGTATAGGTTTATCTATCCCGTGTAAATGACATAGCTTCTTGCCATTAGATAATAAATTATTCCATGTCGAGTCTGTTAGATTCATTGATAATCGGCCGACCCCGGTAGGCATAAACAAATTAATAGTTTGAAACTCGTCTACCAATTTATCATCCGAAAGATAATCGTTTATAGATTCATCAATATAAATAATTCTAATCTTAGTGCGACTATCCTTTAGCACTTTTTGTAGGTAAGGTATTGCTGCAAATTCTATTTCCGAAAATATATTCTTATTTGTTCTATCAAGTGAATTAGATTCTGATTCTAAAATTCTGGGGCGATACATTACTACTTCATCTAATAATATTCCATTATTAATAAAAGAGTGTAATACATTTGTGCTATCTACTCCGCCACTATAATATAGAGAAATAAAATCATATTTTTCCCTAAGTTGCAATGCCCTTTTCCTATAGAGTTCATTTAATCCGGTTGTTATCGGTATACTCCAGTCTATAGAGGAGAATACAGAATCATTAAAATTCCAATATACAGAAGTATTGAGGCGGGTTGCTTCTATTAACGCATCGGCCTTATTTAGAAAAGTTCTATCCCCGACGTTGTAGAATCCGAGTTTATAGTGATGCGACATTTTATTTTTTTAACAAAGATTTGAATTGTTCTGCCAATTCGTTAGAGTTCTTAACTGTGAAACTTACCGGTACCCATCCTATTTTCGCAATAGCTATTGCATATTCTGCTGAATTAATAATGCTTCTTAATTCAACATTTAGTTGCTCTATATCATCTAAAGAATTATTTATAGATGTAGTCAAGGCAACGAATGCTGGCAACTTTGCTGCTTGCGGGAAATCGAATCCCAGATCGCTCCCTAATAGGTCGGGTGTCCCACCAAAATGTCCTAAACTTTTAATCTTATTGGCTCTTGCCATTTCTTCTAAGCTACCACTATCAATATACACATCCAGAGAACCATCCATTAACGACGATAACGAATCAACCGAGTTTATAAATGGTACCCAGACAACATCTTTATTCTGAAATATTATTTCTGCTATCGATCTCGGCCCCTGAGCATTAAACCCTACGGTTATAAACGACTTTTTCTGGAGATCATTGATTGAATTAAACTTACCATCAGTCTTTGTGTAAATTGTTGTTGGCCCGATAGCCAATATTATTACCATGGTTAACATTTTATATTCTTTTTCGTGCCCCGGAAATACCGTGATATTGTATATACTCTCTGATGGTCCAGAACATAAAACTGAGAATTTCTTATCCTTCAGCATCTCTTCCATTGCAATTGTTCCGCCTGCGCCCTTTTTAACAATAATTACCGGAATTGCATTAAATTTTTTGGAATATATGTCCAGAATTGACCTGCAAACAGTATCTTTGGTACCCGAAGACTGCGACGAATACACATTAAATTCTCTAGGTAATTTTGCTAGTTCGGTATTTATTGTGCCTGCGTTAGCAACCGTCGAAGCTAATACTATTATCAAAATACTTAACAGTCTCATAATATAAATTTCTCCGCCGGTGTATAAAATTTCTCATCAAACTGCCCGTTTATTGTCTTTAAATAATTTCTATGTATATAGTCCCATTGCTGAATTGATTCAAAACCAGTATGTTTTACTCTGGCAGCAGATTTAAAGACATCGGCGAAACAAACGTGTTTGAAATCTAGTATATTCGTAACTTTCCGTTCCATTAACTTTTTTACTGTAGGCAATTGTAGAAAAGAAGCACTTAATCTGCTATCTTGCTTCCAGAATTGAAATTCACCGCATAAATTATTATTCTTACAAAAATTTAACAATGTAAATTCTCGTTGTTCGTCGAGCATAAAATATTTGTTATTTCTTAATACAAAATCCATTTCACCGTTCCCAGCAACAAAAAAATAACCCATATCACTCAATTGTTTCATAACAAACATATGACAGCCATACTGCGGGGAAAATCCCGCAGAATCTAATGTATACTTACATATTAAATCATTATATTTAAATATATCAATATCTACAAATATTATCTCAACATTATTTCGAATACACCAATCTACTGCATATCGATAATCATCCTGGTTAAACTCGATTCGATGGCCATTAATCGAGGTCATTAATCTACCTATGGCACAAATAAAATGTTCACCTGCTAATAAAAATGATTCTGCAACTAATTCGCTATCTATTCCACCACTAACCATTATGGCGTAGGGTAATTTATCTGTATTCTTATCTGCGATCTTGTTGACTGCTAAAATACACTCAGATTTAAAATCCTTAATAGCAGAAGTAATCTCGGGGTATATCACCCTAAACGGGTCAAATGTTACTAACAGGCCCATTCTGATTTCCTATTAAGTTATCATAATATGTATTTGTTCGAATAATGTTCGTCTGAAATATATTGTGCCAATTATAATCCTTTTCACGCATGGCAAAAATTTGTTCCCAGGAATATCCATAACTTCTTAATGCCACAGAAGCAAATGAGGTAACAGTATTTCGTTTCGATTCCCAATTGCGGAGCGTATATTTCTTTGCAAAGGCAGTTGCACTATCATAAGTCCAGTCTTTATTTTTCCACCTAACAGTCGAACCTGTCTCGTACGTGTATCCATATTTCTCATAATTAAGCTCAAATTCTGATTTTTTTAAACGAGTAGAATCACTAATCATCATTAATGGAATAATATAGACAGAATCTAGCGGATAACTAGGGTCCGATATTTCTTCTGTCCAGGTTGTAACCGTATTTACTGTATCCTTAGGTAAACCTATTATAAAACCCGAATACATAAGAATATTATTCTTCCATTTTTTTTCATTACGTAACCAAGTTAATAATTCTTTGGTTTTTTCTGGATGCAACCCCTTACCAATAAGCTTTCCTGTCTCATGATTTAAAGATTCAATACCAAAGCATGCCGCTTTTAATCCAATTTCAGATAACATATCGGCCATCTCGGGATAGGTATGTATTAAATCGTGTCTTATGTATGATGCAATTTCTAGTTTAAATGGCAACTTTTTTACCACCCTTAATATATGGTCAAGTTTGTAAATAGATTCATTTAATGTATCGTCAACAAATGTGTATCTTGTTACTCCAAAATTATCATAATTATACATTAACTCACTATATAATGCCTCAAATGTTTTTGTGTAATCATTCTTTTTCTTCCCGATGAGTCGAAACGAACAAAATTTACACTTAAATATGCAGCCGCGAGCAACCTCCAACGGTAAGAGTTCTGTACTGTCAATTAAGTCTGTTGAAGAAAACCTTATACCCGATTCTGAAAAATTATAATTTTTTGCATCAATATCGTGATCAACAATCATCTGACCAGCTTGTGTGGTTCTATAATGAAAAAACGGATTTTTTCCCTGAAGATACTTTGCGAAATCTACAACACTCTGCTCAGCATAACCGATAATAAACACATCCATTTGCGACTGTCTTAAGTCATTTGCTTTAGATCCGCCGATTACTAATTTTGTCTTCGAATTTATAGATGTAATTCTATTTTTAATGGCATCCATCTCTGGATCGCTTATTGGTACTCTATAGGCTATGGTGTCAACATAAATATTCCTATTTGAAGTTGTAGTCCAATAGCCATCGTAAGTAAATATTTGATTATTAACTTCGGCCTCTTTAAGGTGCCTGTATGTTGGATTCATAAATGTGGTACCGAATCCAACAAATAAAGTATTTGGCCCTACAAATTTATCTATTATTGCCAGTGTTTTTTCCACGCCCAGTAATAAAAAATGATCTACTACCTGAACGCTATAACCGGCAGCTCGTAATGTCGTAGCAACTGCGTATGCACCGGCAGGTCTCACAAATAGTATATGTGTATTATCTGTAAATAATAAAATGTCAACTGTCATTTAGTTACCCTATTAACTCTTCGGATACCCGATCTATAGTTCTATTATATGTATTTCGATAAGGTAAGGTGGAATATTTATCCTTAAGTGTTGCCTCAATCTCTATAACTAAATCCTGGATTGTTTCAAATCCGGTTAATTTCTTTCTCACAATAATATCAGGATACACAGTTTGATATCCGATATATTTGGTCGAATTTACACCTAGTTTACCATAAATTTTATCATCGATTAAATCGTTAAACCATTTTAATCTTAAATATGATATTATTAATCCAGGACTCCATTTATACCATTCTGCTACTGCCTGTAAATTGTGTAGTCGAATATATTTCGACCAGCCTATCTCAAATTCGTTGCACACCCCGGACCATATACCCCTAGTAGTGTAATCGCTATTATTCCTTATCCAACATTGGTCGCCGCCACCTAATATCGGCAAACCATCGACTAATTCAAAAAATTTCATATGTGTCAAAGCTGTAGGATAATCTATTTCGGACTCTTCTGATATCTTCTCTACTTCATTCTCTAAGAATTTTTGTAATTTAAAATCAATAATATTATAATTTATTTTCAAATTTCTACATACAGTTTCTGCCATTAACACATCTTCATAATTTATATTATCTTCGTATCTAAAAACATACACGGCAGGATTTGCCCCAATATCAATAAAGGATCTTAGAAGAACCTCGCTATCCATACCTCCGCTGAATAATATAGAAGGTCGTAATCCAGGAAAATGATCTAGCGTGCTTCTTGCTGCCTTCTGTAATTCTTCTTTAAAGGTGCCTACCTGACCGTAATATTTGGTATATTCCGTCTCGAACAATGAATTAAAATTTCTTTCTCTTCTGCCAAACAGTGGACCATTACTATAGCGCCATTTATACCAATTATCTTCTGATGTGTAAATATTCATAGATCTAGTATACAATAACAATTCGCATCGCTTGTTTCGCTTTTCTGCCATTCAGTCGTTAATTCGAATCCGACAGATTTGTAAGTCACCCAGGATGACTTTCGGGGGTAACTCCAAACAAAAGAAGCATTAAGTGTTTTTGCCTTGTCTATAGTCGCCGATAATAACTGTTTTCCGTAGCCTTTTTTACGATATTCCGGGCAAACCCAGAGGCCTCTTGATCTAACATTGTTATTAACACAGAGATGTCCACTATTGACTCCTATTAGTTTGTTATCTATATAACATCCATAGTACCAATTTGGTAATGAAAAATTATTCATATCATGATTACGAAGATATAACATAGCACTATGCGTTTCTATAGGTGATGTTCTGCCGGGCCATAATTCGTTTTTCCATATATCTAATATAGTTTTAAAATTAATTTCTTCAATATTCTGCATTGTACAGGTATTTATCATGATATCAATCGGTATTATATAAATATGAATATGAATATAATAGATTCCTATCATGATAAACATCTGGGTGTAATGTTTTCCGGTGGTGCAGATAGTTCTATACTCCTTTATTTAATACATAAACAAAATATAGAAGAAAATAAAAACTGTAAAATTGTCCCTTATTCTGTATCTCGACGAACCGGGACTATCGCTCATACAACTAATGTTTTAAATTATTTAAAAAGTTATTTCAATATAGAATTGCCAGACGTAATTTATGTAGGTGATGCAGACGTGCATCATAGTAAATTTGTCGGATCCGGGATGAAAGATGCTTTGCTTAAATATAAGGCCGATATTCTTCTTACAGGCACAACTAAGAACCCAGATATACAATTAGACACAACCTTTACATACCCGGCCAGAGAAAATACTATTCGAACAGATATACGTCAACATCCATTCTTTAATTATGATAAGGCATTTGTTATCTCTTTATACTATCAATACAAGATAGAAGAAATGCTTAAACTTACACATTCATGTTGCATGAAAGTAGCTGGGCGATGCAACGAATGCTTCTTCTGTAAGGAACGAGCATGGGCATTTTCAAAATTGAATTTTATCGACCCGGGCACAAATTAGCATACTATGATGTACTAATTTAGTTCTTTGGCCGTCAGTACTTAATTTAAACGATTTAATTTCACAATCAGGAAATATTCTGCAAATTTCCTCATCTTTATAAAAAGACAATGCCCATCCTTGATTATTATAATTTATAAAATCTTCCTCTGTGCTAACTATATCTTCCCCTATTAAATAAAAATATTCTTTTCCATAAATCTTATTTAATATATTAATTTGGTCTTCCTTTTTTGTTTGTCGTTTATTTAAGAATCCTTTTAATACTCCATAATTATTTAAACTTAGGTATGTATTGATAAGTATCCCGGCGTGATCTAATAACGGTAATAATTCTAAGTTTATGCATCTTATCATTTCGGACCTAGAAGTAGATGTAAAAACTGAATAAATTAGAATCATATCAAATTTTTCAGAAAACACGGGAAACGGTTCATCTTTATTACCATCGAAATTATATGCGATATTAAATCGATTATAATGATGCCAATGTGCTTCTGGAAAATCTTCTCTTCCTTTTTCTATAGCGGCCGACGATATATCTAAACAATAATAATTTTCGTGCTTAATAGTGCAATTCGGATCTCTTAAGATGTTACCACAATTTCCACCAAAATCTAATACTTTTTTATCAGTCCACCACTCTGACGATTGATCTAACTGATTTGCAAAATATGTGAATACAGGATAATATTGATGAATATGATTACTCATTCTTCTATTTCTTCGGTGTAAATATCGTGAAGCTCATTTATATTGGCTATCATCTGCAATTTATGGTTTCCAAATTCTTCTCCTATTTTTACAAATTCAAAATCTACAAAATCTAAGTTAAATAAAGTACAGAAATCCCTGGCGTTATTTAGTGCAATTATATCTTCGAATCTAATAACAGGCCTGCCATCATTAAATTTCTTACTAAAATGCAACAATTCTCTTAATAGCCCGCGGAATGCTATATGATCAACAGTAATCGGACTATTCTCTGATAGAGAAATCATATTTTTCTGATGATTATTGTTTACCCACGATGCGAGTCGTTGAGAAAGAGCCCAACTTAGTGTATGATTAAATATATCGTCGCGTGTAATATAATAAATATTAGCCGGTATCGATATTAACTGATCAGTGATATGAGTATATCCTCTGGGAAAATGTTTTAAGATGTATGGTTCGGTTAAGTTTTGTATAATATCTAGCCTCGATATTAATTCTTTTTCTATCGAATCTATTTTTTTATCTGATACCAGAATTTCAAATCGATTTAATATTTCAGCATGACCTTGAAACATCCCTTTATGGTGGTGATTAAGAAATTCATCTACACTCCACGCAGACTTCAGTCCTTGCCAAATAATATCCTTTGTACTTATTAGTGTGGAAACAAAAAGATTTTTATATTTTTCTCGATAATATAAGGTCATATATTGCATCACAGTTTTAGATCCAGAGCGAGGCATTGTAATTATGTGTATATTCATTTAACATTTATCACTATAAAAATGTAATCATAAAATCTATTCAAGTTATTCCTAGCTGACTTTTTATAACAGATATCGGAAAAATTAAATATTCTAAATCGGGAAATTTTTCACGTAACTTTTTTTCTACAGTGTTTTTAATATATCTCATCTTCTCAAATCCGTGATATTTTGGCCGTCTTTCTATATCGGGCCAATTCGCTGTATACATCAGTGTCTTTTCTAAACTAACAAACCATTCATCTTTAAAATATTCGGGCCGTGATATAATAAACTCTATCAATTCTTCTTTCATATATGAAGCAAATATATGTGGATTCTGTTTATAGAAATATGGAAAATGTAAAGAATTGTGATTATTGCACCAATCGAGACATAGGCTAAAATCTGGTGCATATTTTAATACAACATCGCCGTTTACCCCAAAATACATCGGGTCACCTCCACCTAATACGGCGCACCCGCCGCGCGATTCTACTTCTTCCAACAATAACAATTGAAAATACCTAAATATCCTGGTTGATCGATATCCTTGTTCAATATATCGATTTATACCATCCGTAAAAAATTCAAGATGATTAATTTCAAAAATAATATGCTTTACATTATTTCTTTTACAAAAATTCGTAGCATATACCATATCGTGGTCATTTGTTCCGGCTTCGTGTCTACAACTAACAACAGAAAAATCTATATTATTTTTCAGGAATGCTGTTGCCATAATTTCACAATCGGTGCCACCACTCAAACATAGCATAATGGGCCTGCGCCCTGCCAGCCGTTTTATATTTAAAGTTGTATCCATGATTTCTTCTTTCCAAGACATTAATGGTCGTTGAATTTTTCTAAAATTCATGGAGAATCTTTGTTCTATTACTGTATTAGGCATATTCTGATACGAATAATCGAAATTTATATTGTTGGTCGGATACATTCTTACCATTAAGATATTATAAACTATTTATCTTATAGATTTGCTAGTCAAAAAAATACCCACCGCAGTGGGCATCTTTTATACAGCTAATTCTTCCTGTAATTTCTTTAACAGTTCGAGTTTAGACTCGCGTGTCTTTAACTCTTTCTTATGCTTACGAGCAATTGCAGCAACTTCACGCTTCTTCTTTTCTTCTTTTTCTTTTTCTTCGGCCTTCTTGGCTTCTTTTATGTAATCTGCAACTGTGTGGGCAACAAATTCGGGGGTGCTGACAGGTTGTTCTAATATATCGAAATTCCTGTTAAATCTGGCTTTCTGGAGTATGCTGAAATCTGCGTCACTTACTTCTGTCCAGTCGGTAATACTTGTTGCAATCAATTCATGATCGTCACCGTAGTTGTAATACATGTCCTTAGTCTTAATTATTGCGATTTTATGTGTCATATAAATATCCTACTTTACCATATTAAAATACACTGTCGGAATCGAACCGGTAGTTGCAACTATACCCTCTCCACGGGCGTAGTGTCAAATAACTCAGAACGCCGACCGCTAAGAAGGCTCGTTATCTAACACCACAGTGTATTTTAATATAGAACCATATCAAAACATATTATTCGGTAGCAATTGTGCGCTAGGCTGTTTAAGGATAGTCACGCCAAGTATATCCCCGATTAATGTGTTTTGATATGACCTGCACAAGTTTTAATAAAAGCTTTGCTCTGGCATAATTATTGCCTTTTGCCGCTAAACCTGCTTTTAACAAACCCTGCCGTATATTATCTGTTTCTTTTAAACATTGTAACAAAAATTCATCTGTTGTGTCAATTATCCCATTACGAACAGGCTTATTCCGGCCACGCCACGTATCTGTTATAGAATGGCAATTAGGACATAATCCCTCTAAATTTTCTCTTTTATTATTTTCAGTATTACCGTCTTTATGTTCTAATTCTAATGATATTGTATGTTCAAACCATTCGGTAATTCCACACCTGATACATTTATGTTCTTGTTCTTCAAAAACTCTACGACGTCGATTTTCACACCCCAATTCATTAAACGGTGTATTTAAATATTTTTGTAATCGTGTGTTTCGGAGTTTCTCTACAGCAATTTTCCTGACTTCTATTGTTTGTGTAGATCGGCGCCCCTTCAGTGCTATACTTTTCTTATATTTATTTTCGGATGAGCATATTTTACTATTAGCACACGACCTAGAACAAAAGGTGCCGGGCTTATCGTGATTTATCCCGCATTTAGGACAGTATTTCATATCGAACCTTGTTAGACTATAATGTTATTTATCATAGTTCGATATAAAATATTTTTTATGTGGTAGGCGCACAGGGTATCGATCCCTGGTAGTCGGTTTAAAAGACCGATATTCTCCCATTGAATTATACGCCCATTTTATTTTATTTTATTTTATTTTATTTTATTTTACTTTACTTTATTGCAAAGTTCTTTAACTCTACTAACTGTATATTATACGCTGGTATTACAGATTTTACAAGTTTTCTTGTATCGACCAGAATCTTGTTAACTGGTTTCGGACCGAATGTCCGAATAATA